GTCAGAAGATCGGCAATTACACCTATGCAGAACTTGAGGGAAATAAGTCCACTAAGGACAAGAACCTCATCATCAAGAAGATTAATCATCTTGTAACGATGATGAAGAACTACTTTGAGATTAGCGATGACAGTGCTGCATAAGCACTGTTCCTCTAAAAGGAGATAATGAAATGGAACTTCTATATTATATATTCGGAATGTTTATGTTGGCAACCGGAGTCTATGCAACAACTGTAATTGATTCCGACGCTCCTAAAAAAGAAAAGATAGTCGTGTGGGCTATTGTGATTGTTGAACTGATTATTTGTATTTGTTTGTTACTGAATTTATCGTAAGAAAGGGAAATGAGATGGCATTAAGTTTGTTTTGTAAACATGATAACTATGAGGTTATCACCTGGAAGTATGTGAACATCGGAAAGTACGACCAGTATATTGAAGCACGGGTTAAGTGTGATAATTGTGGGAAGATTGTCACAAAGAAAATCGAAGGTGAGAGAGCTGCGGTGTTTGCGGTAATCTATGATGACAAATTTGGACAATAGAAGGGAGATTTTAAAATGGGAACTGCAATTGCGTTTTTTGCTGGGTTATTTATTGGTGGCATTATTGGAATGATTGCGACTGCTCTTTGTGCCGCATCCGGAATGCACAGAGAAGAAGACGAGGTTGGAATTAATGAGATGGCAAGAGATGTCAAAAATAAATAAGACAACTTCGGTGATATATTGTGAAAGTGAAAAAGAAAGTTATGCCGTAAAAGAGATTTATAAAAGTGGTGTACTCACAGTGTATTATCTCGAAAGCAGATGGGGAGTGTTTGACATTCCAAGGGAAAGATTTTTCAAATATAGTGAGTTGCTTGACAGAGATTATAAATTGATATAAGAAAGGATAAAAAATGACAGTATTAGAAGCGATTGACAGAATACAAAAAATACTTGATTATATGGAATCCCTTAATGCTGATGAAGAAGAATTTAAAGACATTGAGGCATTAAGAATGGCAATCAAAGCATTGCAGACGGAGCAGAATGCATATAAGGAAGGTTATGACGCTTGTAAGCGCATCATGGCAAGGGAGAAGAACTTTAACCATTACTGTCCTAATTGCGGTAAGAAGATGGCAGAAAGTGAGGAATAAGGAATGAAAACTTTTGAAGAGGTATTAAATGAAATGGATGATTGGGAAAAAGAATGTTTAATGACCACATCAGAGTTTATAGATTGTATGGAATCGGGATTATTCACACCCTATGATGGAGTTGGAGACATCCACGATGGAAATGATTTCATAACAGATGGATTTGAAGTTAGTATATTTACATTTATTGAAGATAAAATAAAAAACATGAGTGTTGAAGATTTTAAAAAGAAATACCCTTATGTAGCTTGGTATAACAAATAAGGCAGAAAGTGAGGATAAGGAATGACTAACTTAGAAAAACTTAAAGAAATTATTAAAGAGACTTTTGGATGTGATGGAAATTTATCTGATATTATCCATTTAGCAAGGATTATTGGTATAGAAAACAAACAACTTTCTTGCCAAGGTTTTAGATGCCCTTATTTGGACGCTGACCAAGTTGTAAGTGGACAATGTAAAGTTGTTGATTGTAAATATCAACATTTCTGGGAACTTGAATATGATGTGGTTAAAAACTATCCTCTTAAACAAATTTATAAAAAACTAATAGAGCAGGAGGATGGGGAATGACGAGAAGTGAACAGAAGTATCAAAAAGCAATAAAGATGTTTGCAGAAGAATACCGAAAGTCTCAAGCAATGGTATTTGTGCGCAAGCCGATGGCATATGCATTGTACCAAGTCTGGAAGTGGTTTGACGAGAATGAAAAGCCGAGAATTACAGAAAGTGAGGACGAAGAATGACAGTAGCAGAAGTGATTAAAATATTTAATGATTGGGATGGTTATTTTATCGGTCATGGTACAGGTGATGTAACAGAGGCTTTTGACATGGCAATTCGTTCGCTTGAGGCGTGGGAAAAGGTAAAAGAGGAAATTAAAGATAATCGTGATGATTGGATAAAAGGTCTAGACCCAGAATGGCATACATACGATAGGTGTATTGCAATCATCGACAAGCACTTAAGGGGGGTGACGAAATGCAAGTAGTGATTGATATTGACGAGAGGGATTTTAGTCGTGTTGTAAATACGGGAAAAACTTGCGATAATTCTATTTATGTTGCTTTTAAGAATGGCATCGTTCTGCCTTCAGGGCATGGCGATTTGATTGACCGTGACAAAATAGCGTTTGATAATTGGAGCGTGGATGGTCATGTGTGTGTTAACAGGCAAGACATTTTAAATATGCCTGTGATTGTTCCGAGAGAGGGGGTGACGGAATGAAATTCATAGCCTTAGTTGAATACGAATACCCGGTTCTGCACAAGCCGCCCGTCAAGGCTGAGTTGGTGTTGCATGGTGACAGGGTGGAAACGGAGAATGTAAAGATTATTGCCGTGGACAGGAGCAAATCTGGCGTATGGATAACACGCATTGATGACAAGGGGCAATTCCGAGGTTACAAGTGCTCAGAATGCGGATGCAAAAAGACAGGCGATGAGGGCGAGTGGGTCGAGTTGATTGACTACAAATATCAATATTGCCCTAATTGCGGAACATTCATGACGAATGGGGGTGATGCAGAATGATAGAAATAATAATGGGTATTGGTTGTATAGTTGCTGTTTTGATTCTCATGGTGCCGCCGGTTTTGTTTGGATATTTTTTGAACGAAACAATAAATGGTTGCGGTGATGAAGGAACAATGAGATTTGTAACCACTTTGTGTGTGATCGAGTTTGTTACTTTAGCTATTGCGCTAGTATTGTATGTGAAAAATTATATATAAAGGGAGTACCATAAAAATGGCTGAATATCATGTTGGTTGTGGAATTACTGGAATTTTCGCAGGTACATTGAATAAAAACGGAGACAAGTGGATAAACAAATCTGATGTTACAGATGAAGCTTTTAGTGCCGTTGCGCAGTATTGTGTCGAGAATGACGAAGCATTGGAATTTAGTTATAACAAGAAAAGATATAGATTGTCAGTAGAGGAGATAACTGAAAGTTGAACTCATTGAAGAGAATGTTGAGGAAGAATAATGAAAATACAATTCAGCATGTTTAATCATAAGAAGTTTACGCAAAGATAATATTTGCGTATGTTTCAGAAAGGAGAAAAATAAATGGAAATTGTAATTGATATTCCTAAATCAACTTATGAATCGATAAATAAACATGGCTCTATTCAACGCGGAGTAGAATATGAAGATGTAATTATCGGAATTCAAGATGCGATTATTCTACCATATGAGCATGGTGCTTTAATCGATCGTGACGAATTAAGAGATACTTACAGAATGCCAGAAATCAAGACCGCAAAAGTATTAGTGCCATATAAAACACATCTTGCGTCCGACTGTCCTAATTGTGGAAGAAACATACTTGATTATGTAGACGTGAATTGGGAAAAAGAATGTGATGAATATTATAAAATAACCAACTTTCATCCTTATTTTGACGGTGAGTTTTCTGGACATGAGTGGACTGTTGAATGTATCTGCCCATATTGTGATACGGAATTTTCATATATTAACGGAGATGTGTGATATGAATGCAAGACAAAAATGCAAGAAACTGAAAAGTGAAATTAAAAGAATGAAAGATGGCGCACCTAGAATTATTAAAACTTATATGCCACTGCAAAAATATGTTGCGACATCTCCTATTTCCCCAGAATTAGGAGATCATGCAATTGAGTTTGCGAAAAGGTGTGTTATAAGAGAATTAATTCCAATTATAGAAGATTATGTGGAATGGGAAAATGTTGATTACATGAACAACGAGATGCTGATGGGTCGCATTATAATGGTTGGAGAAAGGAAAACGGATTGTGAGCAAGAAATTTAGAAAACCACATCCGTCACCACCTAGATGGATGTGGCTTAACGATTTAGATGACAACTGTTGGAACTGTAAGGATAAAACTGGATGCAGTTCATGTACAAAAATCAAAAGAGGACTTAAATTTCGAGATATCCTGAGTGGACATGATCAAAGAGAAATGCAGAAAGGAAATAATAATGATTAAGATTATCAAACCTAGAGGAATGGGGAAGTCATTAGATTTAATCAAAATTGCGGAAAAATCTAATTCCTATATAATTGTTCCAACAAGAAACCACGCATTAAACCTCATGAAACTTGCGGAAAAACACGGACATAAGATTTTATTTCCTATCACATTCGATGAATACATGAGATACGGGATGAAAGGTTCTTATGTCAAGCGTATTTTGATTGATGATGCAGATATTATATTGCAAATGCTATTCCGTGACGTTGCGGTTGACGCAATAACAATGACGGAAGAACAGGAGTAAAAAATGACAAACAAACAAGAAAGAACTATTAAGTTTATAACAGAAATATTAGATGTTGAATACAATGGAAAAAATGATTATGATGCATGGGCATTTATAAGAGATCATCTGAGTGATGCAAAATTTGCTCAAAGGAAAAAGTCGTGGCAGATTGATGATGATTTAGCTGACGAATATGGTTATGATGCATCGATGTTTTGTTGAATAAATATGAAGTCATGTATTGGGCAAGGCTTTATGACATGCCAGCGATAAAGAATGATAATGGAGAATATAATTATGAAGGCTAAAGTAGAAGAAATAATTGAAGAGCTTAAAACAAGATATCTGACCATGAGTCAATGTCCTGATAAAGAAGAATTGCATAAAGCAAACGAGGCCATTGATATTGCGATCGCAAGCATCATTACATTAAGTAAAGTTAGAAATGCATTATTAAATTGGGCAGACGAAACAGATAACTATTGGGACTGTGTTGAGTTAATCGAGCAAACAATGCAAAAGGAGTTGGAGAATATTGGTACAGTATCACATCATTAAGGAACTACAGGAAACGGTTGCAAATTACAATTCATTAAAGGCTAAAGTTTGGAAAATTGCAGAAAAATGTTCTTATGATTTTCGGGCTGGATACAATCAAAGCATTACTTTTTCAGTTGATGAAAAGAATATCAATGTATCTGATGATTATCAAAATGGTAGTAACGGAGAACACAAATGGGAATACATAACATTTCCAATTGATTGGATTTATTTTTCTGATGATAAATTATACGAAGCAATTAAAGAGAGAAAGGATTGGGGGATAATGAAATGAGTGTTTTAATTCAAGATATGATGAAGATTTTGGAGAGGATAAGAACCGAGATTGAAAATGTAACTCCAAAAGCAAAATTCCAAACAGGAAAAACAAGCGTTGATGTTCAGATGATGATACCACAAGAGAAGGTATTGCAGATTATCGACAAGTACAAGGCAGAAAGCGAGTGCGAGTAAATGAAGATATGCAAAAGAATTGATGATAAATTTACTAATGCAAAAGAAACTGATTGGATCCGGAAAGGATTTACAGATGATGAAGTTGAGAAAATCTGTAATCAGGCAAGAGAGGATGCGAAAAAAGAAAGGATGTTACAGTACAAGGCAGAAGGGAGCGAAGCTGATGCAGATAGTAATTGATATTCCAGAAAAGACATATTCATATATTAAACGGGAATGGGTAGAAAATGATTTTGATTCTCCTATGAATCATGCAATGAATGGCATTAAGAACGGCACGCCACTTCCAAAGGGGCATGGCGATTTGGTTGATAGAAGCGAAACATTAAGAACAGATCGTTTTAGTGATGGACATGAAGGTTTAAGAACAATTCAGGAATATGCAGTTTATGCAAAAATACGCAGATATTTACAATCATTACCGGTAATCATTCCGGCAGACAAGGAGTGAGATAATAATGAGATACATTAAAAAAGAAATTTCAAAGGAACTGTTTGATAAAGCAAATGAGGTTGGATATCCCGGAATGAAGGAACTTTTTGACATTCCGATTGAGTGGTGGTGCGGTTACGGTTACTATGGCTGTGCAGTACACCATGACATTGACGCTGGAAAGTATTTTGTAATTCATACGATAGGAGATAGTTGCGACTGATGGAAGATAAGATTATGAATTTTCTGGAGAAACATGATTCGTTGATTAATAAGTTCATGATTGTGTGCTATTTTATTGTCATGTTACTTGAATTCCTGCTTAGTTTTTATGCATTAATAAATGATAAATTAGTGCATTGTGCCATTGCTTTTGTTAGTGCAATCATTTTTGCTATATGTTGTTCTATATGGGTAAAAATAGACGAAAAAGAGCCTGAAGATAGGGAGTAATTTATCAAATAAAATAGTGTTTTTATTTGGAGGAATATTAATGAAATATCAAGTTTGGATGGAAGAATTTGTTGTAATGGAAGGACATGTAACGGCTGAATATTTAGGAGAATATGAGGCAGATTCTTTTTTAGATGCATGTCAAAAAGCTGCAGATGATCATCCTGGATATGGAAACTATAATGCAAAGCAAAATAGTATTTGGGGTTGTCGATTGTTTGACAATGAAATAGATGCTAGAAAAGATTTTGGTTGATGTTTAATAAGGATGAGAAGAATAATTAAATCAAAAATATCTTTTTATTGAAAAATACATCCACGTTGGATTCCAACGTGGATTTTTTATTTTAAAAATTTCAAAACGGAGAATTATTCATTAGGCATTTTGTTCTAACACAAATATAACAAATGAAAGGAAAGATATTGTCTAATGAATAATTCTAAAAAAGAGAAACTGACTCTGATCGAATTATTTTCCGGGATGGGTGCGCAAGCAAAAGCATTTGAACGGTTAGATTGTTTTGAGACGGAAGTCGTTGCAACATCTGACCTTGATAAGGAAGTGGTTTGTAATTACGCTGCAATTCATTGCGGATTAACTAACGAAATGATTAACAGTTATCCTTATCCTTCTAAAGAAGAAATGATTAAGGAATTGTCAGACAAGAACCTTGGTTATGACTTTGAGAAAGATAAGCCTTATAACTGGGAGAAGCTTGCTAAGAAAAAAGATAAGACTAAGGGAATTGAAAAGTATTGGCTGGCTGATAAGTTAAGCAAGAACTTTGGTGACATTACAAAAATCAAGAGTCTCCCGGAAACCAACATGTTATTTTACAGTTTTCCCTGTACGGACATATCTGTGGCTGGTAAACAAAAAGGAGTAACATGGACTTGTTCTGATTGCGGTGCGAAATACAACCCAATGAATTATGAAACGGAAGACAGATATACATGTCCATGCTGTAGAAGTCACAACATTAAGTCCACCAGATCAGGGTTGTTGTTTGAGGTCGAGAGACTTCTTGTTGATTATCAGAACAGAAATCTATTGCCGGAATATTTGGTACTTGAGAACGTGGCAAATCTTGTGTCAAAGAAGTTCATTGACAGTTTTAATGACTGGGTTCAGAGACTTGACAACTTCGGATATAACACCTATTGGGCTTTAATTAATGCAAAGGACTGCGGAGTTCCTCAGTCTAGAAACAGATGTTTTGCAGTGTCAATTAGAAAAGACATTGATACTGGATGGTTTGAATTTCCAAAACCGTTTGATCTTGGTATCAGACTTAAGGATGTTCTTGAGGACGATCAGGAAGTGATTGCAAAATATTTTCTGTCTGACGAAATTCAGGCGAGATTGCAGATTACTAATAAGAATTTTGACACGAACGTGATTGGTACGACTAAACCTGATTACAGGAAAATTGGTGAGTCCGATGTCGTTTATAACAAAGACGGAATTGTCGGAACGCTCTTAGCAAGGGATTATAAACAACCGAAACAGATTTTTGTTGGTGAAAACAAGCCAATTCAGTCTGCGACAATGATGGGAAAATACGAGAAGATGATGGATATTTCTCGTAGAGTATATGATGAAAATGGTATTTCTCCAACATTACATTGTCTTAATGGTGGCAATCAAGAGACTAAAATCAGCAGAAACAACCTCAAAGTTGTAAGAAAACTTACTCCAAAGGAAGTATTCAGACTCCAGTCATTTGATGACGTTGATTATGAACGCTGCAAAGCATTGGGCATGTCAGATTCTCAGGCTTATAAGGCAACCGGGAACAGTATTTGCGTTAAGTGTTTGGAACTAGTATTCCAACACTTATATAAGGCTCAGTATGACAGTGATTATAAGTGCTTTGACGAAGAATTTTTGAAATATAAAAACGAAATGGAACATGCCCCTAGCTATTTAAATACAGTAGGAGATATTTACATTGCTGCGAGTCGTGGTCGCATGAATGAGAACGGAGTTTACGATCAGCATTTAGAGATTAGGAGTAACGAGTATTCAAATACTCATACAACCGTTCCGACGGATAATCTTGTAGTTGAGGTAGATTCTGGAAATTTTATGAATCCACCTGCGTAGAAAACTCAGGTGGTTACACAGATTTGGAGAATATTATATTACCAGATGCACCGTATCTGAAGAAACAATATTACAAATTCTACGAAAAACATGGATACATGCCGAAGTTCTTCCAACCTTACAACTGTGCAGAGGTTAAGGATTATGCACACACTCTGACGATTTCAAGTGGAAGTACGACGGGATGTGGTCAGTGTTTGATAGTAGAAGAAATTCAATTAAAAGGAGAATAAAAATTATGGAAAACATTATTGCAACAACAACTGTAACTGATGGTGATGTAGTAACGATTGAGGCCCCTAAGAAGACCGAAGGTGATGCTACGAGTGGCTATGTATCTACCGTTAAGACTCATCCTAGAATGTATGCGGTCGCAAGGATTGATTTTGATTGTCAGTTTGATAACATCGAAATTCCTTTTGCGATTAGGAGTTCCATTCTTAGGGCTATCGAAAGTGCTGGGTATAGCGTGACGATGCTTGATAGTGACACCGCAACTATTAATGTTATCAAGAAACAGTTGCAGAAGGATGCTTAATATACTGAAGGAGAAAAAAGAATGAGTGATTTAATTAAGAGAAGTGACGCATTAAAGCCATATGAAGGATTGGGAGATAATGATTTAATCAGCGTCAGGACGATTCGTGAGAATTTGGTACACATGCAGGCAGTTGATTTTGAGGATGAAGGAAAATGTTCCACCTGTAAACATGATTTTGGGGAAGAGAACTGTGGAGATTGCGAATGGGATTCCGTTGCGCACACAAACACAAATTGGGAGCCGAGAGTATTAGAGGAGGAATAATGTCAACACATGCAGATGTTATCTTTGCCATTAACGGAGTAAAAATCGTAAAAGTATTTCATGTTTATGACGGTTATATTGACAGTTTAGGAAAAGAACTTGCTGAATGGCTCATGTGGCATAAGATTTGTAATGGTTTTGGATTGTCATCATCCGTTGACCAATATGACTTAAGAAATGGTTATGCCAATGGTGCTGAGGATTTGGCTGCTCAGTGGATTGCCTACAGTAAAACGTGTGCTGGAGATGTGTATGTCTATCCTTTAGAATCGTCAAATAAATATATTGATTACACATACTTTGTAAACATCAAAGACCCTAGAGATATCAGCAAAGCTCATGATGTAAATGATATAACGGTTATATCCATTACTTGTTTTGATAATCCTGAGATTATTTTTAAGGGATCACCTAAAGAGTTGTTGGAATATAAGGAGTTAGAAGAATGATATACGATGATGATACATTTGAGAGTTTTCGAATTTGCTTTGATCGTGTCCCAAGTAGAAAAAAAGATGAGGTAATTGAAGCATTAAAAGATTGCGGTTTTTCAGTCGTTTATTTGGATTCAGAAAATGAAGAAGTTATGTTTTGTTTGACTGCAAAACAAATTGATGATTTGTGTTATTAAAACAGAGAATCATACATTGTGAGGCGTGATACGGGTGCTATTTGAAACTGTCCTATGTGAAGTAAATCACTTAGCGAAACTCCTTAATGAGCAGATAATGGATTGACCGCACTGCCACCTCATTATGCGAGAGTACCCAAGTGGTGATGGGGCTAGTCTTATATACTGGTTGCCGGGAGTTCGAATCTCTCCTCTCGTAGTTCCTTTGTGGTGGAATAAGTAGACACATAGTAAGGGCAGAAATGTCAACAGGCTGACGAGGTAGAGCGCGGAACAATGATCAAATTGATCATAAGGCAGGCGAGAGATGTTGGTCTGGCATCTCATGTAAGGTGAAAATCCTTACCAAAGGAATAACGGTTCATACAGCAAACAAATATAACAATCCTTTAAATTGTGAAACTGAACCGTGTTTTGGAAGTGAAACTGAAATAAAAGGACGCTTTTATTTTATGTGCGGCTGATGATCCGTGGGTTTCACATGTCAGTATATGGTAATAGGTGGTTAGGCTGACAATCCCCCCAACGGCAAATGAGCTTCCGTCGTGGCGAATAGGTAGACGCTTCAATAAGTGCGATTTTGTCGGTCAAACAAGCTGTATTTAAGATTGCTACAGCGGGTTGTAAAGGCAATCATGTGAGGTTCGAGTCCTCACCGACGGAATTATAAAGGAGAGAAATGATGCAACTAATTAGATTTATGAGCAGCGAAGAGTTTGAAAAACTTATGAGCGGCGATGTGCTTGAGAACACAATAGATCACTGCGCTCAAGGTCATCACACCAATAGCGTTGGATTCTGTTTTATGGCAAGACATTCATCACCTTATTTTGAAGATGACAAAATCATATCTGACTTAATGTGGTTTTACTCATTTATGAGTGGCATTGTCTCAGATGACTATGTAGTAGTGTTCGAGTCTGGCGATACTGAACTCAAAAAAGGATATGGAATATATGCAGTTCCGGACGGTGGGTTCTTCGACACAATGAGTGAAACGGAATATAGTATTAAGTCTTATGATAGAACGACACTAAAACCTATTTACTGGCTCTGCGGATGTGATGATTATCTTTACGAATGGTGTGAAGATGAGTTAAGAACAGAAGAGTGGGAAAAAGAACAAAACAAAAAGTTTGTTGAAAAAGAAAGGGCATTCTACGATGGCTGCAAAGTTGGAGAGGATTTATGAAGAGAAAGAAGAGATAATGATGAGCTATGATGATGTTTTAGAATTTATTCACAGAAGGTTCCCGGTAGACAACGATTGGCTCACTGGAAATTGTTATTACTTTGCAACGATACTAAAGGAAAGATTTGGTGGAACGATCTGCTATGACGTTATTGACGGTCATTTTCTGACAGTAATTGATGGTGTTAAATACGACTGGTCTGGAGTTGTACCGACAAATAATCATCCATATGTGATATGGGATAGTTTTGAGTGGTATGATAGTAACCAATTCAATAGAGTTTATATGGATTGCATTTTGTGAATATATGATTTATCAGAAATACTAGAAAGGTTGATGAGATATAAAAATGGAAATAGATTTTAAAAATTTTCGTGAAATAGATGGTTTTGACGGAATGTATTTTGTAGATATAAACGGTAATGTATTTTCAAAATATGTTAATCGTTTTTTAAAACAAAATATATATCACGGATATTGGAGAGTTATATTGTTTGATAAAAAAAATAAGAAACATATAAGTAAATATGTACATAGATTAATTGCTACATATTTTATTTCAAATCCTAATAATTATTTATATGTTAACCACAAAGATGAAAATAAACTTAATAATAACATAGAAAATTTAGAATGGTGTACTGCCACATATAATAATACATATAATAATGTGCATTTAAAAAGAGGATGCAAAATAAAAGAAACAATCAAGAAAAAAGGTGGTGCATACAATAAAGGTGTCAAAATGTCCGAAGAGCAAAAAGAAAAAGATAAGTGAAAAAATGAAAAACAAACCATTTAATGGAAATCAATATGTAGATAAATATGGGAACAAAAAATCGCAGATAGCATAGTTTACAGCCCCATCGCCAAACGGAAAGGCATGTGATTTTGGTTCACATTATTCTAGGTTCGAATCCTAGTGGGGTTGCTAATGTCAATAAAAATTGACAAAACAGCCGTTTATGTCAATTATTATCGACATTAAAAGGAGAAATATAATGACGACATTGCAAATTGAAAAAGCATATTCAAGTGAATTACCTAATAAGGAAAAAATATTGCGTGCATTGTTAGCTGCGAAAGAATGTGTTGATGCACACTATTGTCATATGGAATATGGTTATATAAATCCAGAGACAAATAAAATGTTTACTGAAGAAGAAGTTTCTTCTGAAATTCAAAATCTTATTGATTGTATTGAAGAAGGAATTGTTTCAATGTAACATTGAAATTTCAAAAAACAGTGAAAAATTGAAATTGCTCACAAAAATTTAAAAAGCAATTTCAATTTTAGAGAATTAAATAGTGCAACTTATTAGTCCATTTGACAGTACATCTTATCCATACTGTACACCTCCATGAAATATATGGTATGCCTATCTGAAAACCTCCCCCCTCACGGATAGGTGTACCGCCAAGTGGACTAATATAATTTATAAAATATCCAGGAGGTAGTAAACATGGCATTTGTAAAAGCCGTAAGAGAGAAAGTTTATGCCAAGGTTTTGCTGACCGGTGCAAGTGGAAGTGGTAAGTCACAATCAGCACTCGAACTTGCAACAGGCGTGGCAAGAAAGTGTGGCAGTTCTATTGCCTACATCGGAACAGAGGGCGATAGAGACAAGTTGTATGCTCAGTGTAAGTCTAAGCATGGTGATTATACTTTTGAGTATGATCTGCTCCAGCTTGAAGATCCGTTCACAACAGATAAGTTTGTCGCAGCGATTAACGAAGCAGTTGATGCTGGTTACAAGGTAATTATCATTGATGGACTGTCTGCTGAGTGGAAGTGGTTGAACGACGTGCATGATAAGATGCCCGGAAATTCATTCACAAACTGGGGTAAGTTAAAACCTAAGCACCGTGAGTTGATTGACAAGATTCTTACTGCAAATGCACATATCATTTGTTGTGCTAGAGGTAAGGACGAGTGGTTGCTTGAGGAAAAGAATGGCAAACAAGTTCCTAAGAAGGTTGGTCTTGGTTCTCAGACTGATAAGGACATTTCCTATGAGATGATGCTTTCCATTCAGCTTGATCAGGACACCCACCTTGCACATGCTGACAAGGACAACACAGGTCTTTGGGATGAAAACAGATATTCCGTTATCAATGCAAAGGATGGTGAAGTTCTTTATGATTGGTGTGAGAACGGTGCAATCCCTGCGGTTAAGCCACCTAAGATTCAGCCTAGTGAAGATATTGTAGCATCCGTAGACGAAGACCTCACAACCATTAAGAAGGAAATCATTACCTTGTGCAATCAGCTTGGTGGTACTAAGAATGAGGATTTGATGACTACTCTTAAGGAGTTTGTATCTAATGGCAATCCTAATGCAATCAAGTCTCTTGACAAGGCTAAGGAGTGTCTGGAAAAGATTAAGGCGATTAAGCCAGTAGAATAAGGAGATAAAACATGAATAAGTTTTGTGGCGTTGGTAGATTAGCGGGAGATCCTGAGGTTAGATATTCTCAGGGTGCAAATTCAACTTGTGTTGCTCGTTTTTCTGTAGCAATCAACAGAAAATTTAAGAATGCGGAAGGTAATTATGAAGCAGATTTCATCCGTTGCACTGCTTTTGGAAAGACTGGAGAGTTTATTGAGAAGTATTTTAGGAAGGGCATGGCAATTGGAATTACTGGAAGAATTACGACTGGTAGTTACGTTAACAAGGACGGACAGACGGTATATACTACCGAGGTTACCGTAGAGGAAGCCGAGTTTGTTGAGAAGAAGTCTGAGAACAATGGCAGTACTACTACTTCTACGGCAGCGAATGCTAGTGACGGATTTATGAACATTCCTGATGGCATTGAAGAAGAACTTCCTTTCGCATAAGGAGTAGTAAATGGCTGGCATAAAACATGTCTGTGCCTATAAGCATTGTTTACACCACGGTGAAGAGGTCGAAAGACCAAACGCCGTGGTTCTTAATAAGAAATGGTATCACAAAGATTGTGCAGACATGATGAAATCGATTAGAAAAATATCTTTTTTATATGCAAGAGATGTCATAAAAGACCAATCAAAGTATCCAATGGCATGCAATATTATTACGGTTATGGCTACTAAAAATGCAGTGCCGTTAGATTATATATATAAATTTATTATGAGGCAGAAAACATATTTTTCCGAAAGATCTGTGTATGCATTATATTGCATTCGCAAAATGTTTTGGATGAAAGAGATGGTGAATAATGTCAGCAGTTGTGGAGAAAGAACTAATCAGCAAGGCCAAGGAGAAACTAGGTGATCAGAATGCCCATCTCATGGCAGAGCTGCTTGAACTAGATAAATTTGACGAGAAAAATTTGAAGGCTTGTTGTCCATATCATCGTGAGAAGACTCCAAGTTTTATCTATAACAAAAAAGAAGGTTATTTCCACTGTTTTGCATGTGGGAAAACAGTTGATTTGATTGACGTGTTAATGGAAAAAGGTAACACGTTTATAGACTCAGTAAAATATATGTGTGAAAAAGCTGAGTTGGATTTTAGTTGTCCCGAGCAACATGTTAAGGTTCTTCATAAATACAGATATCCTCACGAAGAACCTCGCTGGAATGACATGACAAAGGTGTATGACTATCTAGGCAACAGGGGTATTAGTAAAAACACCATTGATTATCTGGACATTCGTGCAGATACAAGTGGAAACATTGCTTTTCATACATACGATCAGTATGATACTTTAACCGTTGTTAACTACCGTAAGTCATATAAGACAGATGAACAGAAGTGCTGGTTCCAAAAGGATGCCGACACTGCCGACATATTGTTTAACATGAACCGCGTTAACACAACCAAACCTCTTGTAATTACGGAAGGTCAGATTGATTGTGCATCTGTCATTGAAGCCGGATATCTCAATTGTGTTTCCATTCTTAAAGGCTGTCAAGGAATGGGTTGGATTGAAAATCTATGGGATTGGTTACAGGAATTTGACTCAATTATAGTCTTCAGTGACGGTGACAAGCCCGGATTGAAGATGAGGGATGAGGTTATCAATCGTCTTGGGGCTGTGCGTTGTAAGTATGTCGAAGTTCCAAAAGAACTTGAGTATAAAGATACTGGAAAGATGGTTCCAGTAAAAGATGCAAATGAGATTTTACAATGCAAAGGAAAACAATTTCTTTTGGATTTAATCTTAGAAGCAAAAGACATTCCCATTACGTCCGTTGCAAAACTCTCAGAGATTAAAGAACTAAATCCTACTGAGATGGACGGATTTGAAATCGGAATTAAGGAATTGGATTCAGAACTCATGAAGATATTCACTGGTGGCGTGACCATCCTTACTGGGCTTCCTAGTGCCGGAAAGACGACGTTCCTTAATCAGATTGTTCTGATGGCGATGGATCATGGGTATAAATCATTTTTGTTTTCAAGAGAATTGTTGAACGGCATGTCGAAAGGTTGGTTTTCTCAGGTCGCAGCCGGAAGAAGAAACATGCATGCAATACGATTGCCGAATGGTAATGACTTTTGGATTGTCAATGACGGCATTAAGGACACAATAACAAAGTATTATGATGACATGTTCTATCTCTATAAAGATGAGGAAGAGAACTCTGAGGATAAACTGTTTGAGTCCATGGAATTATGTGCTACTAAAAAGGGATTGAGGTTGTTCATTATTGACAATCTCATGACGGTACAACTTAAGGACATGCAAGACACTAACAAGGCTCAGACGGATTTTGTTAATCGGCTGATTAAGTTTTCAATGAAGTATGATGTTGCAGTAATCATGGTTGCGCACCCTAGAAAAATCCAGGGTGGTGCGGATATTGGTTTGTTCGACGTTGCAGGAACTCAAAACATTGTAAACCTTGCAACGAGAACGATTGGACTTAAGCGCGTAAAGGAAGAGATTAAGAAGAACCCTAGAGAAAAATACTATGGGTATGATGTCGTGATTACAATCATTAAGGACAGAATTTTCGGATCGCAAAAGGAAATTCCAGTCCATTATGATACAGTTGATAGGAGATTTTATTCCAACTATGAGGAGTTCGACAGAATTTATGGTTGGGATAAACAGAAACATGTTGGACGGATTCCATATCCTTTGGATAGTGAGAGTCAGTTCCCAGATAAGTAAAGGAGAAAACATGGTAGGATTAATTTTAGGAATTGTTATTTTTGTTTTAGGAATTTTTTGTGGAGCCGCAGCTATTGCAGACGACGATTCAAGAGCATATGGCGCACCTATTATGGTTGCTGGTTTTGTAATTGGCTGTATTTGTGTTGTTTTCGGTTGCGTCAGATCTGTTCCAACCGGACAGACTGGTGTTGTAACCACTTTTGGTAAGGTTGAAAATTACACACTTGATGCTGGTATTCACTTTGTCGCTCCTTGGAGAGCAGTAACTAAGATGGATAATCGTACTCAGGTTGCAACGATTGAGATGCAGAGCTTCTCTTCCGACATTCAGGAAGTAAAGATTAAGTACACCGTGAACTATCAGATTAATAAGGAAAATGCTCAGGTTATTTACAAGACTATCGGCACTGATTATTATAACACGGTTATGACCCCTAAGATTCAAGAAGCCGTTAAGAGCGTGTTCGCAAGATATAATGCCGAGAAGTTAATCGAGTCTAGAGGTACTCTTTCTAGAGAGATCGAGGCAATTTTGATTGACGATCTCGCCACCTATAACATTGAGGTCGTGACTACTTCCCTTGAGGATATTGACTTTACCGATGCATTTACCAATGCAGTAGAAGCAAAGCAGGTAGCAGAACAGAACAAGCTGAGAACTACAACGGAACAGGAAACTGCAAACATTCAAGCAGAAGCTGAAGCTAAGAGACAGGTCATTAAAGCACAGGCTGATGCAGACTCTTCAATCCTCGCTGCGAAAGCAGATGCAGAGGTTCAGAAGATTGGTGCGGATGCGGCTGAGTATGCTGGCAAGAAGGATGCAGCCATTCTGTCTGCCGTAGGTGAACAGTTGAATGCATATCCTAATCTGATTCAGTATCTGTATTATCAGCATTGGAATGGTGAGTTGCCTAAGACAATGCTTGGTGACGAACCAAATCTTTTGTTCGAAGTTAATTAAATAGAGAATTATATAGTGGTGGTTGCTTATTGCAACTGCCACTATTTTAGATTAAAGGAGCGATAAATTAGTGGAAGGTGAGCAATTTATACTTGATGCAATGACTTGGAGTTTTTCCAGATTAAACAGTTTCTATAATTGTCCTCACGAATGGTACTGCCAATACATCCAAGATGACCGTGGTGAGAACGGCTTCTTTGGTGAATTTGGCGGTGCTTGTCATAAAGTTCTTGAGGAATATATTAAAGGCGATATCTCAATCTTCGATGTTTCTGAAAAGTACAAGGAGTATTTTTCAGAGATGGTCGTTCACGATGCACCACCCAATAAGTATGTTGACTTAATGGAGTCATATTACAATAAGGGACTTGATTATTTTGATAACATTGATCTTGATTTGGAAAATTATGAGATATTGGGTGTTGAAAAAGAGGTAAGATTTGAGATTTCCGACAAGCCGTTTGTCGGTTATATTGATCTTCTTCTAAGAGAAAAGGAAACGGGGAAGATTATTATCTGCGACCACAAGAGTGCATCAATCAAGGTGTTAAAAAATGGGCAAGTAAGCAAGTCCGATCAGGAGCATTTCCGGGAGTTTGTCCGTCAGCTTTGTTTGTATGCTATTCCAGTAATTAAGGAATATGGTAAGGTTGACGAGTTGTGGTGGAACATGTTCAAGGAGCAGAAGTGGATTAAAATTCCTTTTACTCAAGAAGATTATGATGAAGCGATTACGTGGGCAAGTAATACAATTAAGTTAATTGAAGCAGAGGAAGAGTACCCTTGTAATCCAGACTTCTTCTATTGTAATTATTTATGTTCGCAGCGTAATAATGCTTGTGAGTTTAAACCACAACCAATATCAAAAGAAGATCCTTCTGATGACTATTATAATCCAGAGAATGGGGGGTGATATGTTTGCAAAACTATCATAAGCACACATCTTTCTCGAACTGTTTCGTTGCAGACTGTGCCGCATCATATGACGATTATTTCAAACGCGTCAAGGAGTTAGGGCATAAAGTCATCTCTAGCGTTGAGCATGGGTTCCAGGGTAACTACTACATCCCCTATGAACTTGTGCAGAACAACAATGAGAAGTATCAGAAACTGTTTGATGACGGTGAGATAGGTTGGGAAGAATACGAAAACAATATGTTAAAGTTTATTTTCGGTGCTGAAGCATATTGGGTTAAGGACAGAAAGAAAGAGTATCCAGTCTATGACAAAGTGACCGGAGAGCAGAAATTTGAAAAAGACGGTACTCCAGTCATGAGAAAAGACCGCAGTAACTGTCACATTGTTCTGCTTGCTAAAAATGAAGAGGGTCGCAGAGACATCAACGAAGCATTGGCAGAAGCGAACATTTCCGGGTACTATGGGCAGCCGAGATTGGATTTGGAATTGTTGTTAAAGATTAAACCTGAGAACGTATTCGTCACTACGGCATGCATAGCCTACTGGAAGTATGATGACATAGAGGAAATCACCAAAATTCTGCACGATCACTTCGGTAAGAACTTTTATTTAGAGGTACAATGTCACAATACAAATAGTCAAAAGGCTCTAAATCAAATGATAATTTCATTGGGTGATAAATATGGCATTGACATTATTTTTGGATATGATTCGCATTATATTTACCCTGAAGAAGCGGTAGAGCGTGAGAATTATATTTCAACAAGACGAAAGAACTATGTAAAAGAAGAAGACGAAGAGGCTGGATGGTACATGGATTATCCAGATGAAGAGACTGTTCGTCAGAGATTTAGAGAGCAAGGCGTGTTGACCGATGAACAGGTTGACAGAGCCATTAAGAACACAGATTTACTTTTGGATTTTGATGATTTGTACTTTGACAAAGAAGTAAAACTTCCTTCGAGTGATTTGTCTTTAAATCAGGAGCAAAAAGATCAGAAACTTCGTGAGTTGGTTTACTCAAAGTGGAACGAAATCAAACCGACGGTAGACCAAAGCCGTATTGCGGAGTACGAAGAAGGAATTGAGTACGAACTGAATGCAATCATTGATACTCACATGGCAGACTATTTCCTCATTGACTATCAGATTGTTCAAAGAGGAATTGAAAACGGTGGAATAGTTACAAAGACTGGTAGAGGTAGCGGTGTTTCGTATTATGTTAACTCGTTGCTTGGGTTTAGTAACATTGACAGATTTATTTCGCCAGTAAGATTATATCCAGACAGATTTATGTCTAAGACGAGAATACTACTCACGAGGTCATTACCCGATTAACAAATATAATCCAACATAATTTGTTACAGAAAGGTGGTGTAATATTAACGATTTTTATGTATATGAGTGGTTTATTATAGAAACTGATGAAGTGTTTTATGTCGGAAAAGGAAAAAACAATAGATACAAAGACAAAACAAATAGAAATAAATTCTTTAAAGACATGCTTAACACACATAATTGTGATGTAAGAATTATTGAAAAGAATTTAACAGAGAAAGAAGCATTTCAAAAAGAAATAGAACTTATAAAATATTATAGAGAAAATACAAACTACAGATTAACAAATGTTACAGATGGTGGGGAAGGGTCAACTGGCTGGCACCCAACTCAAGAAATTAAAAACAAAATGTCTCGTGCATCTAAAGAAAAATGGAAAGATGAAAATTTTAAAAACAAGATGCTTGAGCTTAGACAAGGTGAAGATAGCCCATATAAAAGTCAAGCTTTTAGAGACAAAATAAGTTCTTTGGTTTCTGGAGAAAACAATCCTAATTTTAATCATCGATGGTCTGATAAACAAAAAGAACATCTAAGCAATGTGAGAAAAGAAAACGGGTTGGCCGCTGGAATTAATAACCCAAGAGCAACTAAAATAATATGTATGGAAACTGGTGAAGTTTTTGACATGATAAAAGAGGCACAAGAAAAATATAAAGTTCACGATGAAACAAGTTTTTCTATTGCACTAAAGGATCAAAAACGAACCGCCGGTGGTCTTCATTGGAGATTTTTTGATGAGTCATTACTTGATGAAGACACAAGGTTTAAAAAATTACTTCCATCATTATTAAAAAAAGATTATTATCCTATAGTTTGTATTGAAACAAGAGAGATTTTTTATAATAGAAAAGAATTCCTAAAAAATATCTCTTATGGAATTAAGAGATTTAAAAAAGAATATAATCAGTTTGGTAAAATCACTGTAGAAAATAAAACTTATGTTTATGTTGAAGATTATATAAGTCGCTATATGAAGTGATTCATATAGAAAACTCAGAATATCAGGGGAAGTCCTAAAGCTTTATTTACCAAGCATTAGAGAAATCAAAATGTGGCACTGCTAATCACAGTGGTATGGTAACAAGAATAAAGATTGGATAATCCTGAGAGATAGCCCTAAATCATATGACATGGGAAGCTCGCAACGACTACCAATGAGCATCCGAGATAATATCGACGATGGTGGTATAGTCTACTCCGTTTCAAATATGCCGAAAGGCACGGTATTTAGGTTAGACCTCAATCTAGGAAACCCTAAAGTATTTGCAAAGGCGCAAGACGATGTAATGACTGAGATATATGGAAACTCTGGTCATGCATATCCGATGATATCATATAAGCCTTTACAGAAATCATCTGCATTCAAGCTATATGCTAAGTCACAAGGACTTGAGTTTGAGTTGGCGAATGAAGTCACTGCACAGATTGCCGCTTACGAAAAAGCATTAAAACATGCTGATTCTCCTGAAGAAAAAGAAGAGATTGACATTTATGATTTTGTTAGCCGCAAGTACCATGCTTTACTTGACGAAAGTAGTAAGTATCAAGGAATTATTAATGCGAAATCTCAAGCACCATGTGGATATCTTATTTATGGTGGAGACATTAAGAGAGAGATAGGACTGCTTCGTTGCGTTTCAAGCACTGACGATGATGAAGGAACCGGAAACAGTGTCATCACGACGGTAATAGACGGTATGATTGCAGAGAACTATAAGTTTGTGAAGAATGATTTGTTAAAGGTTGATGTGTGGCTGACTATTAACAAGATTTTCGACAGAATTGGTATACCAACATATACCGTTCCAGAGATTACAAAGATACTTGAAAATGATCCGAAGACTTGGGCGGTTTATGAAAAAGGATTTACACTTGGAGTAAACCAGTGTGAATCGGATTTCGGAAGGCAGTGTTGCATGCGGTATAAGCCGAAGAACATGCAAGAATTAACTGCATTGGTTGCAGCCCTTCGTCCGGGATTTAAGACTCAGTTGCAAAATTTCCTTGATCGTAAGTACTATTCAACAGGGGTTAAAGAGTTGGATGATATCCTTAATGACAGTTATCATTACATCATGTATCAGGAAAACATCATGACATATCTAGGATGGCTTGGTATTGAGCAGACTGAGACTTATGCAATTATCAAGAAAATCAGTAAGAAGAAATTTAAGGATAAAGAATTAAAAGAACTAAAAGATAAACTGATTGCAAGCTGGAAAGAACATACTGGTTCTGAAGAAGGGTTTGAGAAGACATGGGAAATTATGGAGGCATTCTCTAAGTATGCATTCAATGCATCTCATGCCTACTCATATGCATATGATTCCGTGTACGGAGCATATCTTAAGGCCCACTATCCATACGAATTCTACTCCGTTATGATGGAACATCTGTCTGAAAAAGGCGAGAAAGATAAGGTTGCCGAATATAAAAAAGAAATGCAACTAGCTTTTGGCATCAAGAGTGGTAATTACAGATTTGGTTTTGACAACAGATCGTTTACGGTAGACAAAGAACATCGCTATATTAACCCGTCGTTCTTGTCTGTGAAGAGTTTTTCTAACAGTATTGCAGAAACCTTATACGAATTAGGGCATAACCATTATGATGATTTCATTGACTTACTTGAGGATTTTTCCACTAACGGCATAGCTGACAGCAGGATGACAGACCTAATCAAGATTAATTACTTCCATGATTTTGGCGGTATCAGCTATTTGTTACAGATACAAGAATTGTTCCTACAGTTCTACAAGAGCAAGAAGTGGGGAGTGGTTCTGAAAAAAGACAGTTTATATGAGAATAAAATTGACTTTGATATTGTAAGGGAGTTCGCTGGCAGTGAAAGTCCTAAACAGTTCAACAAGGTTGATACTAAAAATTTGGTTAAAAAATTGTCTAAAAGTGTCGTGGATTATGGTACTAAGATACATGATCTTATTAACTATAATCTTGACATACTAGGATATACGGGTATCATTGACAAGAAATATGCAGGGTATTGCGTTGTCACCGATGTTGATACGAAGTATTCTCCTAAACTTAAGTTGTATGCTTTAGCAAATGGTAACACAATTCAAGTCAAAATTGGAAGGAAAATCTTTGAAGAAAATCCAATCAAAAAAGGAGACATTATTCAGGTTTATAACCAAACCCAACAATATCAAAAAAAATTAGTTGGTGATAAATGGATAAATGGAACTGAAAAAGAATGGTGGATAACTGCTTATGACATTAAAAATAGTTTAGCAGTTTAAGAAAAATGGACGAGAAATCGTCCTTTTTCTTTTTGTTTTGGAGAATATATCTTTGTAAGGAGGGCAAACCAATGCAGGAAAAAGAAAGAACCACGTTAAGGATTGCAATTATAGCAGATACTTGGAAGGCTGCGGATTATTATTTTGATCGCTTCATCAAAGATAATCGTGAAAGCATTTTTATTCCGGGAAAAAACAGAATAATCATGAATGACGGAACAATCATTGAGAAGTTTGGCATTTCGGATGGTACTGATTTGCAGTATATGTTATGCGGAGTGCTTTACGATCAGGTTCTGTTATGTATCAACAGAAAAATTACACCAGATTTATTCAAAGAACTATTAAATAATTTATCAAAATCTCAAGTACCTTCTCCGTACTGGTTTTTACAGTATGACGAGGATGATTGGGACTAAAAAGAAGGAGAGAAAAATGATTTTTAAACACGACAAAAAGAATAATTTTAAGGCAATTTTTAATCCTGATACTGGGTTCTACATGAGAAGTGGAGTACTTGATGAGAATGGCAAAGACACTGGAGTTGATCCGTTTATGACAGACTTCCCTGAACTGTTCGACATTGGCATCATGCAGACATGCGTGTGTGCGCATAGATGTAATGTTGACTGCTATCAGAAAGCCATTGCGAGAACTGGAAACAACATGTCCGTTGAAGACTTGGAGTCTATTCTTAAACAGTTCAAAGGAAGGACTTTCCAGGTTGCACTCGGTGGTGCCGGAGATGTTGACACTCACGAAAATTTTGAGGAAATCCTTAAGCTGTGCCATAAATACAATGTCATTCCTAATTTTACCACTAGTGGAATTATGATGACAAAAGAAAAAGCAGAACTGTGTAAGAAGTATTGCGGTGCGGTAGCCGTATCTGAACACTTTGCAGACTATACCGACAAAGCATTGGATTTGCTTTTGGCTGCTGGAGTTAAGACTAGCATTCATTACGTGCTTGGTAAGAAGACCATTGACACTGCAATTGAGAGACTAAAAAATGACAGTTTTAAAGACGGTATCAATGCTGTAGTTTTTTTGCTTTATAAGCCTATCGGAATTGCTACTGAAGAGTTTATGTTAACTCCAGATGACCCGAAGGTTAAAGATTTTTTTGAATTGATTGACACAAAAACTTTCCATCATAAGATTGGTTTTGACAGTTGTTCCTGTGCTGGGATTGTAAACTTTACTAAAGGAATTAACCTTGAGAGTGTTGATTACTGCGAGGGTGGTCGTTTCTCTGCATACATTGATGCGAATATGAACATGATGCCTTGCAGTTTTGCTAATCAAGATCCTAGTTGGCATATGAGTCTTAGAGAACACACGGTTGATGAAGTGTGGAACAGTGAGTTATTTGATAGATTTAGATATCCATTAAAACATTCATGCAGTAGCTGTCCTAATAGAGCAAGCTGCGGCGGTGGATGTCCCATTGTTAATCAAGTTACTTTATGTAACAGAAAGGAAAAGGAGTTTAAGCCTTATGAAATTTAGAAATGATTTTGTGACTAACTCTTCATCCAGCAGCTTTATCATTAACAAGAAACATCTTAATATGGAAGAACTTGACCTTATTAGAAATTATGAAAGATATGCAAAATTCTTTTGTCCAGGTGATGAATGGGATATTGAAGAAAATGATAACTATATTTCTGGATATACAATAATTGATAATTTTGATTTTGAATATTATCTTACGGAGGAAATTGGCATTCCTGAAAATTATATTGATTGGAGTAGCCATAAGTTTTACGTTAATGATTATGATGAGAAAGAGAGAATTAAACAAAAAGAAGAATTTGATTTAAGAAACCAAAAAAGAACAGAAGAATTGAGCAAAGAGATCTGTGAGCAAATAAAACACTGTATAGATTTTTGTAAGACTACAAAACCCATAGATAAGACAAGAGATGAAATACTTTATGAGGCGATTGAAGAAGTAGTTAATGGTTTGATTGGAGGATATTTTATCAATGAAGATTAGAAATGATTTTGTGACTAACAGTAGTTCTAGTTCGTTCATCGTAGATAAAAACGATGTTTCATTTGGTAAGTTAATCAAGGCCGTACTTGAAATTGCCAACCGTGAATATGGCTATTATTATGATGAATGCGACGAGTTGGATAGATCACTCAAAAAGAAGAAGGTTTATAAAACTAAGCACATTGACTTCTGTGAAGAATATGGAGACGAGTGGTTGCACATTGCGAACAATTATTATATGAAACGTGCAACAAAAGACAATCCAATTTATGTTAATACCATGTATGGTAATTACATGGGAGATGTTGATAAGGAATTAACCGAATGTGAATACAATAAAGAGGAAAAGCAGAAGATTAAAGATGGCATGGCGGTATATGATCACCACTATGTTATTGATAATCTCGGTAACATGAGGTATGACTGGAATCTTGTTGAAGATATTTTAAACAAACATAATATACCCTACAAAATAGGGTACTGTGATTAAAGAAAGGAAAATCATGAAAATTAGAAACGACTTTGTAACAAACAGTTCATCAAGTTCTTTTATCATCGGAAGAAATGATGAAGATGACACCGTTCAGAGCGTGTATACAATCATCAGAGATTTGTTTAAAGAGTTCCATGTTCAGTGGGATAAGATGGCTGCTTATTACATCGAGAAAAATAAGTTTAGGTTAGAGCATAACGATGAGTATGGATATTCGACGCTTGATAAAATCTGTAAAGAGTCCGGATGGGATCTTGACCTTCAGGCACAAGAGAAGTTTGATATAAGTCTGTATAGCTACAAGTATGATGATGAGTGGATGAAACTCACTACATACAAGGAGTATGAGCAGTACTGGATTGATAAAATGTCAAATGCGACAGATGATTGGAATCCACATGCTCCATTCACTATTTTTGATTTTTATAGTGGAACAAAACATGTCAATTTGCATGAAGGTAAGTGTAATCTAGACAAGGATTATGACAATGAGATTGACAGTTCGGCATCAATCCTTGGGTGGTATTATGCCGACATTAAAGAGGCATTTAAGGACGAGCCTTACGGTGAGGATATTTACAGTAATCGTGGAGATTACGAGGCACTGAAGAGAAGGATTAAATACGAGAACATCCCCGAAGACCATGCATGCTTGTACTTGTTAGGAAGAGTATGTATTAGTTCTGAGTGCGGTAACATTCCAGATTATGTTGTAGACAGACTTAAGCCATTGACGCAGTATTGTTGTAACCACATGGGTTAATTTTATTACAAAGGAGATTATTACAGATGACGGATTATTATTCCGAAAGTAACAAGTATAAGTTTATTATTACCAATAAGACTGACAGAAACATGACTAGCGAAGAGTTCGCAAAGGAATTGTTTTGGAAAGTTTTCCGGGATGCGAAGGATAAGTTCATCCTAACTCCAGGCAAGTCTATTCAGATTGAGTGTTCCGATGATTGGGAGAACTTATTTGACACTTATATTGCAAAGAATTTTGATGATTGGGGAACTGGCGAGACATTTATCAGTGACTCAATTGCGATTAGAAAGTTCGAGGATAGATAATGAAGATTAGAACAGATTTTGTAACGAATTCTAGTAGCAGCTCATTTGTTATTGCATATAAGAGATTTCAAGATTTTGATGAAGAAACTCTTACGAAATATCCGTTTCTCAAATGTTACTGGAGATTGGTTTCAGAAGCAATTTTCAGAGATTGGTATGGTGACACTACCAAAGGTAAAGAGGTTTTCTCTAAAAAACAATTAGACAAGTATTATGAAGACCATTATATATGGGATGACGAAATGTCATTAAGAGAATTCTTTGATAAATATCCAGACGAAAGAGAAAGATATGATAATTTATTATGGTATATAAATGCTGGATATAATCTAATATTCAAAGAAGTAGATTACTGTGATGACGATTGCAGAGAGATATTGCACATGCTTGAATCGTCTGGAAAAGATACAAACAGCTTTATTATTTTGGAGGAGGAGAAATGACAGTTGGTGAACTTATAGCGAATAAAGATTACGACTACATCGAGTTCCGCGTTACGGTGCCGCCGGATTTTCCGACTTTTGATGAAGAAATGGGAGAATTCTATGGTGCATGTAGCAGTTTTGACGGCATTCTTATTCCTCTAGACGGCGACACATATTCCACTAAAGAAGATTTGATTATGTGGGAAGAGTGGTCAGACGAAGAGAGTGGTATTAAGAATGGGCTGACAGTCGTTGAGAAAGGTGAATGGCTATGTTTAGGGTAATCGAAGATAAATATGTTCAAAACGGCTATCTAAGAGAATTAGATGATGTCGTTCATATTGAAAATGTGTATGACGTTAAAATGGACTATGAAACCAATGAAATTAAATTCTTGTTTTATAATGGCAAGTGGGAGTATAAACCAGCAATTAACTATGTTCCAGTAAAAGGAGGAGTTTCGTTATTATGATTGACAAAAACTTTGATTATTACACCTACGATAAAGACGGTAAGTATGTTCATATTTTACCACTAGATGCATGTCTTGAGTCAATTAAAGCCAGATTTGACGATCTTGAAGGTATCATTAAATCTCAGAAACAACTGCTAAGTCAGGAAAAATATGACATTGCTGATGATGAGATTAGTGATTTAAGAAGAAGATTGGATAATAGTTTTGAAGTGACGGATAAACAGTGGGAAAAGATTCGTATATGGCAGAAAGAACATAATAAAAAACATTCATACCCAGACGGTAGTTGTTATAAATATGTCTTCTATCCAATGAGTATGGGGACATATGGAAGTTGCATTTGTGCTTTATGCGAAGAAGAATTTGACATTTAAGGAGATAAAAATGGGTTATTCTGTTAGTAGAAGTTCAAATAGTGGCGGTTCATCTGGTGGACTTGGGTTCTTTAGCGTATTGCAGATTGTATTTTTAGTACTGAAACTTTGCAAGATTATTGATTGGCCTTGGGTATGGGTTCTTGCACCGATGTGGATTTCTGCAATTGTTGTTTTTGTTGTTTTAGTGGTTGCGATTTTATTAAACAAATTTTTGAGAAAATAGAGAATTATATTATAGGTCGTTGGTGAAATATAAAACACGGTTAAGACAATAATCTGCCCACGAACAGCAAGGTAATCGACTCAATGAGTTTGAACTTGGCATGGGTGCTGCAGGGGTGCAAAGCCCCGCACGACCTAATCATATTTGTGGCTCTCCTTTCTGGGTAGGCGTCCGGTCAAACGGACGTCTACTTTTTTGCGGTTTTTTTATCACAAAACAGAGAATTACATATTACCGACTTTTTGAAAGGAGAAATGGAATTGAAAGTTTTGGAATTATTTTCAGGCACCGGCGAGTTATCCGCTGCCTTTAGAGCAAGAGGACACGAAACTTATGAAGTAGATTGGGATGAACAGTTCCCTGCTAATTTGCATATTGACATTGGAACTATTACCACAGATATGATTTTGGAGAAGTTCGGAGTGCCTGATGTTGTATGGATTGCTTTTGACTGCACCACGTTCAGTCTTGCGGCAATCTCTCATCATCGTGTAAAGAATAAGGAGACTGGAAATCTTGATCCGATTAGCGACTATGCGAGGAAGTGCGACGAGATTGACCAACATACTTTGAAAATATTGGAAGAACTTCGTGCCATCAATCCAAGGTTGCTATTCTTTATTGAAAATCCTCGTGCATGTTTGCAAAAGATGGTTTGGATGCAACCGTATGAGCAGTATAAGTATACGATTACGTATTGCAAATATCTTACGGACAGACCGTTAGAACAGAGGAGAATGAAACCGACTCAGATTTGGACTAATCATCCGTGTCCGAGTTTCTTTCCACCCTGTAACTATGGTGACCCATGCCATGTTAAAAGCCCTCGTGGTTCAAAAACAGGTACACAAGGGTTGATTGGTTCAAAAGAAAGAAGTACTTATCCACCGCTACTGATTAATCATATTGTAGACATTTGTGAAGACTATTTTGGAGAATAACATGATAGGAACTATTTTGGTTGTTGGAGTTGTTCTGTTGTATTACACGACAGATTCATTTTTTAACTGGAAGGAGATTGGTTATGAATTTATTATTCGATCTAAAAGAAATCTTATACGACAATAAAGATAATGAACACGAGATGAGAATTACTGTCGATCGGTTTGGAGTGCTGGTTGAATTGATTTATGATCCAGAATACGACGGTGATGAAAAAATAGTTCTGCCGATTTACTATGACACCTTGGTTGAATTCGCGTACATCCCGGACGATCAGTATCGCAGCAAATATAATGCTTCTGATTACGGCATTGACATTTTAGAGGCGAAGCTCGCTTATGACATTATGAGTTACCTTCAATTACATGGAGAGGAAATTGTGCAGTTCTGTACGTCTTTGTCATTAGAAGAAGAAAGATATAAAGAATTCAGAATTGACAATAAAGAGGAATAGTTATGGACGAAATGTTAAGGTATGAAGTTGAACGGTCTGAGAAATGGAGAGATTGGTGTCCACAAATTCCAAAATTACATTTCAAGGAAGAGTGGGAAGTAAAAATCATTCCACCGTTTGGTGGTGCTATTGCAAGGTTCACTGTTTCATACAACCACAAACACTGTTCCATCTATCTTGATTGCTATTCAAGGCTTGGTCTTGTGGACGAGCCGTACTGGGAAATTTACTGTGACGGAGAATGTGCTAGGTTTTTCTTAAACGAGCATGAAGAAATGATGGAACACATTCAAAATTGTCTCAAATAAAATCTGGATTTTATTGGGAGGAATAACAAATGGCAGATAGAGCATTAGCACATATTGAGAAAATTGAATGGATTAAGCCAATTGAAGGGGCTGACAATATTGAATTAATTGGAATTCTTGGGTGGGTTTGCATTGCAAAGATTGGAGAATTTAATGTTGGAGATTTAGCTGTTTATATTGAAATTGACAGCAAGTGTCCAGAAGACGATGAGAGATTCGCATTCTTGGCATCCAAACACTACAAGATTAAAACGATGAAGCTTGGAAAATTTAAGTGTTTTAGCCAGGGACTTGCTCTTCCAGTAGCATCATTCCCAGAGGTTGCCAATAAAAATATTGGTGATGACGTGACTGAAATTTTAAAAATCACGTATTCTTCAGAAGAAGATCAGCAAAGAAAGTCTAGTGGAGTCGTAGATAAGGATGCAAAATATAGGGCAATGGCTGCAAGACATGCGAAACTTGCAAAGAAAAAGTGGTTTAGATGGCTAATGAAGAGGGTGTGGGGTAGAAAACTATTGTTCTTTTTCTTTGGGAAAAAGAAGGATAACCCCAAAAGATACCCATCGTGGATTGTTAAGACAGACGAGGTTCGCATAGAGAACTGTCCGTTTTATCTTGATTCTGATGAGAAGTGGATTAAAACAGAAAAGGCTGACGGAACGTCGTGTACGTATGCAGTTAATAAAATCAAGAAGAATAAGTATGAATTTATTGTATGTAGCAGAAACGTACGTCAGGTAGACCAGGATCAGGAATGCTATCATGACACTAATATTTATTGGGATTTAGCATTCAAGTATAACATTAAAGATATTCTGGAAAAATTCGCAACAGAAAACAATTATGACAGAGTAGTGCTTCAAGGCGAAGGAATTGGCAACGTTCAGGGTAATCCATACAAACTCACAGAAGATAAGCTTCTTGTGTTTAATCTTGTTATTAATGGCATAAGACTTGGAACGATTGAAATGGCAGGATTTTGCGAAGCATATGGGTTGGAACACGTTCCGATTATTTCTGATGAATACTATCTGCCAAAGACGATGGAAGAAATAAAACTTGAAGCTGACGGATATAGCGTTATTAATCCAAAGGTTAAAAGAGAAGGATTTGTGTACCGTAGTCTTGACGGGCAGAAGAGTTTTAAGAACGTTAGCAGAGAATATTTGTTAAAGCACAATGGATAGGGAAAAAACAATGAAACCTATTTTTTATTGGAGAACAAGATATGACGGCTAAAGAAGAATTTAAGGAGAAATGCGATTCTTTACATTTTAAACCAAATCCCAATAAATTTCCAATAATTGATAAATATAATTATAAGATTTTCCAAAAAAATAAATTTGATATTTTTGATTTGCTTGAGAAAGCATTAGAAGAATATTGTATAAAAGAAGATAATATTTTTGTTGTTTTGGGAGATAACTATTTTAGGAGGTAGATAATGAAACTTTACAAACGTCAAGTAAGACCAATGATTTCACCACCGGCATTACATGGAATGAATTGTCATAATTATCCACTTGAAGAGTGTATGTGTGGAGAAGAAATTTGGTATGACGAAGAATATGTTATAAATTCAAAAGACATGGATATGTGGGAAAATCAAGTGTTAAGGCGCGAAGGGCCATGTGCAAAACTCGTTTTTCAAGAGAGATATGTTCCTGTAACAAAAGATGATTTTGTGAAACATATTTCAACATTTGATTTTGATTATGATGAATCATAGGAGTATTTTATGAAAATGTTTAGTGATTGCACCGGTGAATGCTGTGTGTGCATGTGTGCAGGATGTTGTCTTGCAGGGCATGGTGATGATGATTATTCTTTAGCAAGTAAAAATCAAATAATTAAAAGATTAGATAATGGAGAATATCCTGATTACCGAAAACTGATGATCGATACTCTTAAAAACAAATATAACTATGACTATATAAAATAAGATTTTTATTTGATGTAAATTATGTACGAAACTGGTGTTGAGACACAAGTTTCTAGCAAAATTTAAAACAGGAGCAACAACGATAATGGAATAGTAACATAAAAAATGTATAGTAACATTTTAAATGTTACTATCAAAAAAAATATGTTACAAAGGAGCGATATATGAATTATGAGAAAATGTGGAACGAGTTAAAATGTAGGGTTTCTGAGGCTTGTGATTATTATCATAATCATATAAAAAATGCACTTAATGATGTGCATAGATATGAATTTTCAAACAAACTTGATGCATATGTTGCTCTTGGCGAAGTAATGAATAGCATAGAACATGAGCATAATATTGTAAAAATATCTGATCCGATAGTTAAGATGACAATTATGCATGACAATGTAATTCAAAAAGAAGATGGAGAAGTTTATTTTGAGGTTTTGATAACTATGAGATCAGGAGATGTACATCAAACTTATATTAATGTAGAGGATTATAAAAAAATATTTTCAACTCTATCAGAAACGGAGAATTAATACATATGAATATGTCAAAATACACGGATAAGTTAGAAAATTTATTACAAACAAATAATAACTTTGACGAAGAATGTATTTATGCCATTAATGACCATGTAATTTTAGTGAAAACATATAATCAACATATGATCCGAATTCAATTAGATATGATTACTTGTGGAAGAGATACAAAAAAGGAGAATTAATATATATATGAAACCAGAATATGTATATCCGATTGATGAACAAAAATATGTGTATGCAATCTGTAGGTGTAATGTTACAACTGATTATGCCATCAAGATGCCGAAAATAGAAGGTAAATACTCATACAAATTTCATTGTGACGATTGTGGTTTAACTGGTGAAGTTATAACTGGGAGGTTAATAGGCATTGAGGATTTACGTTAGCGGCCCCATCACGGGGATTGAAAATTACAGACAGAACTTTGATGATGCAGAAAAGTTTTTGACCGAACTCGGTTATGCGGTTATCAACCCAGCTAAGATTGATGATTGCTTACCGGAAGGTATTATGTATGATGAATTTCTTGACTTGGATTTATATCTCATGAGCATGTGTGACGGTGTCTATTTGCTTAATGGGTGGAATAATTCCAGAGGTGCGAAGAAAGAGATATCCGTAGCAATTAATGCTGGCATGGATATCTTTACCGAAGCCGAAAAAGAGAGAATTCTAAGCGCAGAAGCATATGAACTGTTCGAATAATTAGGAGGAACAACACCATGATTTTAAAAGAAGCTTTTACAATGCAGAACTTTTTGACCAACCTCATCTCTCAGGCACAGAGGTATCTCTACAACAGTAGTAATACCACTAAGACTGTAGAGACTCACCTTCGTAAGAAGGCTAACCCAAATGCAGAGGATGAGACTATCGAGACTCCAAAGGAATATCCTGAATTCAATGCCAACGACATGATTGATTTCATGATGGATGTGCTTTGCCAGAAGGAAATTCTGTCTCAGAAGATTAGCAATGCCAAGTATGCTTATGAGAATGACATTGACAATATGATTGCCATGAATAAGCAACGCACCAATGTCCTTACCACGATGACGATGCTTGCAAATATTAAGCCATCTGAAACCGTTAAATTCGGTAAAGATTACCTTATCAATGCTGAGGGCAATCAGACTCCGTACACATATCAGATTAAGCAGGTAACGACCATTGATTTCGCTCGCCAAAAGGTTAAGGCGATTGCAAAAGAGTTGCAGAGGGAAATCAATGATACTTCCGCAGCCATTGACTTGGCTGACATTACCATCGAAGTTAATTATGAACCCAAGTACGAACTTGGTGATGACTTCGAGGAGTGCTACGAGAAATTTATCAGCAACAATTAGTTGCGATTTGTCTCTCCTTTCTAGGGGAATCCATTTTGGATTCCCTGACGGGAAAACAAGTTATTGATCCATTGCTTCGGCATGGCGAAGTGCAGACCATGCAGTAGATACCACTAAACGGTATACAACTTATGTTGAATAAATCTAGTCGTCGAGAGAAACCAACGGTTTGTTTTGACACCACCTATATAATAGGGCTACCCAGGTTAACAGGGTTTTGATGATTCATTATTCGTCTCACCAAACGTTCAATGACGACAATTACGCTATGAGAAAGCCCATCAATACTCAAGTTCCGCATAAGTTAAAACGTTTCGCCATTGCATTATATATGATTAAAATATAACATCTTTTTTAATAGGCTTAGTGTCCTTTCCACTAATTTACGTGGCAGTGTGGAAGTAATCTCAATACACTCTGTGAGTGCTATGATTGCGGAAATTACTGTATTTGAACTAAAAATTAATGGTAGATAATTTGTTTTTCCATCAGGAAATCTAAAAAATCCTCTAGCCTCCATTCAAAAAAAAGAGAATTAATAGGTAGGTGCTTAACGGCATCTGCCTATTAATTTTTTTTACGGACACCGGTTAGCATAACGGTTGATATATGTCTTGATATTTAGGAGATAGAAAAATTGTCAGACAAATCCCGTTATGCAGAACCCACAAGAAAGAGAGGTAAACAATGAGAGATCCAAATAGGTTAGACAATTTTTACAATGATTTTTGCTTGCTTCATAAAAAGTATCTTCCTGACATGAGGTTCGGACAAGCTTGTTCAAACTTCTTCGGCTGGCTTTACAGTGAGAAGGGAGTTGACTTGTTTTTTCCAGAAGAGAACCGTATGCTCGAATACTTTAGAGAATACTGTGAGTCTTTGACTGATGGTTACAGAGATGCTTATCCGGGTGAAAAACATGAGTAACAATAAAAAACTCATTTCATCGTTACTATGGCAAAATAAATTACTGCTGTTATCTTTGCTTATGGCATGCGTTGGAATATGCATAATGTTAACAGTTATTATATGGTCTGTTAAAGATGTTTTCGCACCTCAAGAGGTCACATCTGAACCGCTAGTAACAGCAGAACCGATTAAGACAGAAGTACCAAATGTTATTGAATATGAGATTGAAAAGGTTCAAGAGCCAATTATTATAGAAGATCCATATGTTATAGCACAGAACAAATTTGACTGCAAGATGCTTGAACTAGAAACAGAGGAACTAAACAAACTTGAATGGTATCTTGATTATAAAAATATACTTGAAGAGTATTCTGAGTTCATAGACAGACCAAATACTGTATATGATGTCTTTACAGAATATGAGATATATCTCATACAAAGAGCGGTGGAGACAGAAGTATTCCAGTGCAGCTTTGACGCGAAAGTCAATGTAGCATCCGTTATTTTTAACAGAATAGCTGATGGTAGATTTGGGAAGAATGTCGAGACGGTTATAACAAAGCCTGGACAGTTTGCCTATAGCAGGAAAAAGATAACAGATGATACCAAATTAGCAGTTGAGTATGCTTTCGAAATAGGTGACACCACAGGTGGTTGCATTGCTTTTAGAAGCGACAAGAGACCAGACAAGTGGGGTAAATGGGTGTATTCATTCAGTGATGATGCAGTGCATCACTTTTATAAGGAGTTCGTGGATGGGGAAGATAATTGAGTATAACGACAGATTAATTTTTCATCCAGGGGTTCACATTGAGGATTGGATATACGGTCACTGTGCTGAAGTATTGGGCATTGATGAAGATACTTTACGTGGATTAGTTGACGGTGATATAGACGTCACTCCAGAGATAGCTGAAAAGTTATCTGCTGGCATGGGAACAAGCAAGCAAATGTGGATTAATTCACAGGAAAAATATGACAGATTAGTAAAGGAGATGAAAGAGGATGAGTAACAGAATCAGAATTCAGCTTAATGGCATTGACGAACTTCGCAAGTTTGTTCATGCCGTGAGTACATTTGAGGCCGACGTAAACATCATTAAGGGCAGAAATGTATTTGATGCTAAGTCGTTGTTAGGCGTGATTGATATTGCACCTGATGCTGCAACAACTTATGTTGAGATTTTGACTGACAATCAAGAGCAGATTGAAAAATTTAATGTTGCTATGGAGACTTTTAAGGCATAAAAAAAGGAGACACGAACATATGCTCATTGCGCTTTGTGGTAAGTCAGCAAGTGGGAAAACCACTATCCTAAACGAATTGGAAAAACTAGGAGTTCCTAGAATTGTTACAATGACAACCCGTCCAAAGCGTCCGGGAGAAATCGAAGGTAAGACATATTATTTCAGAGACGAAGAAGAATTTAAGAACCTTATGTATTATGACTTCTTCGCAGAGACAACTTCATATTGCGTGGCTGATGGCAGTACTTGGCATTATGGTACGCCTAAAGAAAAGTTATTTGGGGACGGAGCGATTATTCTTAATCCTGACGGATTAAGATCGCTTAAAGATAAATACAAAATGCTTGTGTTTTATCTTGACGTCCCGGAATTTGTACTCGAAAGACGGTTAAAGAAAAGAGGAGATAAAAAAGATGAAGCAAGGAGAAGACTTGCACAAGACGAAGAGGACTTCTACAACATCAATGATTATTGTGACTGGGTTATTGGTGATTGGTGGAGCAGTCCTGAGCATATTGCTAAGAAAATTAAAACACAATACGACATATGGTGTCATTTACAGATAGGAGAAAAAAGATGACAGTAGAGCAGATTCAAGAAATTGTGCAAATGGCTATGGAGAATGGTTATGATTTCAATATTGAGATTAAAGGCGATAACACCAACATCAGTGTAAAGAAGTCACAAAACCAAATTACTTATATTCCTCAGACACAGGATGTTAGGGATATTAAAATCACATATCCAGACACTAGGTATCCATGGGATAATGTTTGGTACTATGGAGATCCATACTATGGCTATCCGAAATGGTATTACGACAGCGTAACTTGCGGGCCAAACAATGCGACGCAATGGATTAAGACAGATACCACAACTGGGAAGTCTGAACCATTAAAGAATGAGGTAAAGCATAATGACTATTAGAACTTTTAAGTGTGATCCAGACAAAAAGAAAACCACGCTTAATGCATGGAAGTATAAAGGTATCCGTAACGAGATGTCTTCCGTTGATAGTCTCGGTAAAGAGGTCACTCGCTACATTTTGAAGAGTTTATATGGCAGACCAATGTGGTACACTGGTGACTGCGAAGTAGTTGTGTCTGCACAGTGTGCAGATGGTGACGAGTATGATGAAAAGGTTGGTAAGGAGATTTGCAATGTTAGGGCTGATCTCAAGTACCACAAAATGATGTATAATCGTTACCTTAGTGTTGTATGGACATTGAGTATGCTCAAGTTTAAGCTTGAGAAACTGATGAACATGCATCAGGAGAAAATCGAAAGATTGGAAAAGGACTTAGATCAATATGTAAAGTGAGAGTGATTGTCATGAAAGTAGTCAAGAAAGACGGTACTATCGAAGATTACAAAGAGCAGAAAATTATAGATGCATGTAACAAAGCCGCAAGAAGAGCAATGATTACATTAACAGATGCAGATTATATTACAATTCTCAATGATGTTTGGCAAACAATCGAAGAGAATTATGATGAAGACGGTGAAATTGAAGTCTATGACATGCATAATATTGTTGAATCCGTATTGGAAGAGGATTATCCCACAATAGCAAAAATGTATAAAGAATATAGGAACTATAAAAAAGACTTTATACACATGATGGACAAGGTTTATGAACAAAGCCAGTCAATCAGATACATTGGAGATAAAAATAATGCCAATACGGATTCTGCTTTGGTAGCTACCAAAAGAAGCTTAATCTACAATGCCCTTAGTGCTGAGTTATATAAAAAGTTTTTTATGACATTGGATGAGATTCAGGCGGCTAAGGACGGATACATTTATGTACATGACAGAAGCGCAAGACTAGATACTATGAATTGTTGCCTAAGCAGAGTCGGATATATTCTTAAAGGCGGTTTTGAAATGGGCAACATTTGGTACAATGAACCAAAAACATTGGATGTTGCATTTGATGTTATTGGAGATATTGTATTAGCTACTGCAGCGCAGCAGTATGGAGGCTATACCATCCCGGAAATCGATAAAATCCTAAGTTATTATGCAGAAAAATCATATAAAATATATTACGACGAGTATATTGAAAATGCATCTGACGTCTATGGAACATTATATGGTGATTGGAATAGTAACGAAAAAGAACTTAATCAGTTGGCAGATAAATATGCAATCAAAAAACTCCAACGTGATTTTGAACAAGGATGGCAAGGACTAGAATATAAATTAAATTCCGTAGGGTCTTCTCGTGGTGATTATCCATTTGTCACGGTTACGATAGGACTCGCAACTGATAGATTTGGAAAGATGGCCGCAATTACTTTGCTTCAAGTGCATAGTGGCGGTCAGGGTAAAAAAGGATTTAAAAGACCTGTTTTGTTCCCTAAGATTGTTTTCTTGTATGACAAAAATTTACATGGAGACGGATCGGATAAATATCCTAGTGCAGACGTATTTAATGCAGGATTGGATTGCTCATCAAAAACAATGTATCCTGACTGGTTAAGTCTTACTGGAGAAGGATATGTCCCTGAAATGTACAAGAAGTATGGAAGAGTCATATCTCCCATGGGATGTCGCGCCTTCCTTTCACCTTGGTATGAAAGAGGTGGTATGCATCCTGCGGATGATGACGACAAACCAGTATTTGAAGGAAGATTTAATATGGGCGTTGTGTCACTTAACCTTCCTATGATACTTGCAAAAGCAAGACAGGAGAATAGGGATTTTTACGAAGTTCTTGATTATTATCTTGAACTTATTAGAAAACTTCAATTGAGAACAATTGATTATATTGGTGAATTAAAAGCATCAGTTAATCCAGTAATGTTCTGTGAAGGTGGTTTTTATGGCGGTAATTTACAACCAAACGAAAAGGTAAAAAAGATATTAAAACCGATGACAATTAGTTATGGCATTACTGCATTAAACGAATTGCAAGAATTATATAATGGCAAATCAATTCGTGAAGACGGTGAATTTGCTCTCGAAGTAATGCAATACATTCAAAAATATGTTGACAGAATAAAAGAAGAAGACCAAGTTTTATGGGCAATTTACGGCACTCCAGCAGAATCGCTTTGCGGATTACAAGTGGAACAGTTCAGAAAGCTTTATGGAATTATTGAAAATGTATCTGACAGACCATATGTTAGCAATAGTTTTCACTGCCATGTGACAGAAAAAATTTCTCCTATTGAGAAACAAGATAAAGAAGAAAGGTTTTGGAATTATTTTAATGGCGGTAAAATCCAATATTGCAGATATAATCTTGGATATAATGTCGAAGCAATTAAAACACTTGTATTAAGGGCTATGGAGAAAGGTTTTTATGAAGGAGTGAACCTTGCCATGTGTTACTGCGAAGATTGCGGATATCAACAAATAGAGATGACAGTATGTCCTAAATGTGGAAGTACAAAACTTACAAAGATTGACCGCATGAATGGTTATCTTGGTTTTACGAGAGTACATGGTGAAACAAGATATAATCCGGCAAAGAATGCAGAGATTGCAGAAAGGGTGTCTATGTAATGAAAGCACAATCAAATTGGAATTTCAGCCGTGAACTGTCAGATCGTGAAAACCAAATATATCTTCACTCATTTCCTATTATCCGTGACAAAAATAACGGCAGAATTACAATAATGGGAGAATTTATATACAACGAGTCTACCAAAACAATCCGTACCAATGTTTATGATGTTGGAACTGGTAGCATGTATGCTCCTTATTATGACAGAGGATATGGTGATTTTAGCATCATTGTTAATCGATGTATTGATGCTATCAACAAAGAAATGAAAAGGTTGGGTATTAAAAAATGTCAATGATTATTACTTCAGAATGCGAAGAATGCGTTTACGGTGAATGTTTTATGGTTGGCAAAATAGAAAAGGTTCGTTGCTCTTATAAAGAGAGGGAATACTATTACGGTCAATGCATTCCATGTGAGCATAAACAAAAGAAAAGGAAGGATATTGAAGATGAACCAAATGGCGAACTTTGAGAAGGTTAGTTTTGAACAGTATTTAAATGATTTTAAAAAATTGTTTCCTGAAATTGATATATCATCTCAGAATGTGTTAAATCAAATAAAAAACGAATATTCAAATATTAAATTACCAAAGAGAGCAACCGCACAGAGTGCTGGATACGATTTTTATAGTCCGATAAACTTTGATTTATACAGATGCGACCACGAATATGAATTAAGAGGAAATAAAGGTGTTGAAATCACAATTCCAACCGGGATAAGATGTCGCATGAATGGAGATTATGTTTTACTTTGTTTTCCAAGAAGTAGTCTTGGCTTCAAATATAAACTTATGTTTGCGAATACAATTCCAGTAATCGATGCAGATTATTATTTTGCAAAAAATGAGGGACATATTATACTGAAACTTGTCAACCGTGAAAACAATTTGATAACTATTAAAGCTGGAGATCGTTTTGCACAAGGTATATTCATTCCTTATGGAATTACCGTAGACGATGATGCCACGGCAGTAAGAACTGGTGGGTTTGGAAGTACAAACTAAACTTGTTTGCACAAGTTGGACAAACAAGTTTTATATAACAAATGTATAAACAAGTTTGAAATTAAAACTGTACCCTATAGGGTATGATTTCATCTAAAAATGACCAAACTGTACCCTATAGGGTACGATTTTCATGGCAGAGTCTAAAATGGCTCTGCCATTTTTTTACTTTTGGAGAATTACTTACTGAAAGGTGGTGATCCCATGGGTGACTTCAACGAAAGCGATGTGTTGCAATACCTAATACAAAGTGGTAAAATAGACTTGCGCAACACACTAGATAGCATGGAGGATGATAAAAGAAAAGAAAAACTAAAAAAACATAAGTATTCAATCTATCAAGGCAGTGACGGGCGGTGGAGAACAACCATTCCTGATAAAGAAAAGAAACGAAAGCTCATTGCAAAAAGTAGTAAAAAAGATCTGGAAGACTTTCTTATTGATTATTATGGTGAGGAAGAATCTGAAACAAGAATACCAAAAGACATAACGTTAGAAGAACTGTATCCGATTTGGATTAAGTCTAGGATACTTGAGTCAACTAACATGAGGACGGTAAAAAAGAACGATCAGGATTGGAAAAAATTCTACCTCGGCACTGAGATTACCAAAAAACCTATGGCCAAAATGACTCCAAACCAACTCAAGGACTGGGCGCATGGACTTATTGATGACTACGGATTGAACAAGAGAGAGTATTACAACATGGCTCTGATAATCAAGAAGTGTTATGAGTTTTTGGAAGATGAAAACGTTTGTGAAAACATTTGGCGAAAGGTTAGAATTAACACTAAGAAATTAAAAAGAATAGTAAAGCCTGACAACTCAACTCAGATATTCTTTTCCGACGAAAAGGACAAGATTATCCGTAAAAGCCTTGAGAGTTTTGCAATGCGACCATGGAACATAGGAGTACTTACTCTGCCGTTACTGTTTGTAACTGGAATGAGAATTGGTGAACTCGTTGCTCTTAAATATGAAGACATTGGCGACAATACAATTTCAATTAAGAGAGAAGAAGTAAGTGACTACATGTACAACGACGAGACTGGAGCATTTCAGTACATCGGCAAGAAAGTGGAAGAGCATGCAAAGACAGAAGCTGGAGTAAGAGAAATTCCACTGACTGATGCTGCGAGAAAAATAATCGGATTGGTTAAGGATGCAAGCAGTTACTACGGATACAATGACCACGGATATATTTTCTGTCCCAGAGGAAAAAGACTTACGACAAATTCCGTAGATCAGTTACTGTACAGATACTGTGACGAACTAGGTATTCCAAAGAAATCTGCACACAAAATCAGAAAAACTTACATCAGTAAGCTTGTAACTTCCGGGGTTGACCTTGACACGGTATGTAGGGTTGTCGGTCACGTTGACGTTCAGACGACATTCAATTCTTATCTCTACAGCCTTGATAGAAAAGAAGAAACGTACAAAAAATTTGAAACCATTTTTGATGAGAACAATTCCTTGATTTCAATATGACGTATACACTTGTATACAACCATCGTAGAAAAACCGCATGAAAAATTGGACTTGTTAGTTTGGTTCAAGTCCCTCTTTCTGCATTTGAAAAAGCCAATAAAATAAGGAGGTTTCGTGTGTTGCGCACGATGGTGTATACGTAATAGTATACAAATCGCTTTTTGTAGTCAGTGATAAGTATTTTAGTTATAAAGTATTTATCAGTGAAAAGTTTCTTAAAAATTTTTGGAGCAGATTTTTGTCTGCTCCATTTTTTTGTTTCAAAAAGTAAAAAAAGGGAGTCGAGAAAATCTCGACCCCCAAAAATAATCACTCGCCAACCCAGTTCCAAGTACCAGTTGACTTAAGATAGCCTACCTCACCGTCAGCAGTAATAGCCTTGCTACCCCACGGAATAACAAAATCATCCGGCAGACCTTCGACAACCATGCCGTCGACAATATCCGTCTTCTCGTCTGCAAACAGGACTACTCCACTGTATGGATAAGCTTCTTTATAAAATTTAAGAACTCTTACAGCCATAATTTATTCCTCCTATTACATTTACTCAGCATTAGACTCCGCATTAGGTTCAGGTTCCGGAACATGATAATAATGCTTATTCATAATCGGAGTACCTTCCTCGGTGTACATGATAGCTGCATGAAGTGGCAACGTAGATACCGCAGCTGCTGCCAAGATGCTGTAGAACTTAGCCTCTGCCTGATTTCTGTCATCGTAGTCATTGGTCAGAGTTGATACAGTCCCGTTTTCAAATTTTTGGATTTCAGTTACTAAGAATTTCATATGATTTTTCCTCCTTGTTTATCCGTTATATAAACTAAATGCACCATTTTGATATTTATATATGCGATGGTCTTCATCTAAAGTTAATATGGTTGTAGATATTGCCATTCCTAATCTCATGTATAATAAATTATCTTCCGAAGTAGGAATTGTTTGAGTCACCGATCCTGCAAAATTAGAAGCCGAAAATGTAAATACTGTTCCAGACAATGTTCCTGTTACAAATATAGGAGCATAAGGTGTCATATTCATAAGGGATATACTCAATAATAAACCCGAAATCCTTCTCTTTGTGCGATATATTCCTGGTACATTAGGAGAAACATCATAATTTTCCGATGTTTCACTAAATAGTATTGGATATAAAATATTTATACATTGGGCTGTAGCGGTTCTACGATACCCTCCTGTTTCATCTGCTACAATTAGTACCCCGCTACTATTAGAAGGATCTAATAAATTAACAGAACCATCATATAGACTATATGTGTCTAATGAAGACGATACGAATTGCCAATAACTTCCAGTGTATACAAAACAATTTAAACTTAATGGACTGCATAAATTATTTCTTGTTTCATAATATAAATTTGATTGTTGGCTAGTTCCCAAAACTTGTTTATATCCAGTGCCACTCACATTTAAATATACTTTTGATGCAGTGTTCCAATAGGTGAATCTAACAAAAATAATTGTTCCTACTCTTAATATAAAAGAATCTGTTGTAAGTGCTATTGCTGTATCAGGTACAGTTGTTGTATATATATTAACATCTTTATAACTATCATTTCCAGCAGAAAGACAATATCCATAATATGTTGTATTGCTTTGATATTCAATTAACTTACTACCATTATAAATATACCACTTATTATCCTGATCAAGTACTATACGACAATTTGATGTAGTAGAATCAAAACATCTGCCAACATAAATATAAATCTTGCTTGAATCATTCGGTGTTTGTGTCCACCAAGTAGTATCAAGATAAAATAATCCATCGGTTGAATTGATTGTACCAACAAGATAAATAGGAGTGTAAGTTGTTAAACTTCCAGCAGTTAAGGTAGTATTAAAAGCATATCTACTATCAAACGCAGTACCATATTGTGATAGTACTTTTGAAGCATCTGAAATATTTACATTTGGATTATATGATTGATTAATATAAAATATCGTGCTACCAACTTTAAATCCATAAATATTAGCCTTCTTTGTAGTTGCTGTAGTTCTATTAGAACTAGTAGCAGTTCCGTCAGATGCAGTACAAATACTCATTAATTTATCACTACTATCTAACATGGCAAGACCACCTTGCCATATACCTATATTTGAACTTGTCTTACCAGAATAGTTATTCCAACCAATATTATAAGCATATGTGTTGTCATCACCTGTCTCTCTCAAACCATTAGTATAGGCATCCATTTGAGAAAGCCCACTATAATTTGTAGAACCAGTACCAGGAACACTTGCATACTTTAATGCAGTATCCCAAGGAGTATAAGTACAACTTATTGTTTCAAGAATTTCAACAGTAATAGTTCTTGAATTTGCAGATGTAGTTGGATTCCAACCATTATGAATATCAATTCCTAAAAGGTGGCCGTATCCTCCGGTTATACCCGCTGAAGTTGCTCTATATAAATTTGTATAATAAATTGTTCTATAACTATTATTTACAACAGTATTGTAGTTATGATAAGTCATCATAGATGATTGCGTACCAGTAATCCAACAATCAAAATAACCTTTTGCATTATTATTTCCAGCAGCAACAGCAGTTATTTTAAAGTGAATTTTCCAAATATCATAATACCCGCCAGTAGGCATAATAGTACCAAAGTAAAATGATGCACCAGCCGCATCGTTTGAAGAACCAATTAATCCGGTGTATGTTTTAGTTGACAAAGGTTTGATATAGGTTGAATCAATGTCATCTTTGAATGCCAAGTCTTCCAAGCCATGTACTGGTACAGATTGTGCAGAACTACCACTAGGAGTTACAGAGAATGCACCATTTGTACTGCCTTCCGCAAATGTATAAGTTGTATTGTTGTCCGTAGGCTTAACCCAAGTACCATCATTCCTAAGATACTTCGTCGTATCAGTACCAATAGCAATACCGCGTTCAATCTTTCCAGAATTACTTGTATCACTCATCAGTATATAGTCTGTGTTTGCTGGAGTAACTGCGGTAGACGAGATAGTACCGCCATTTTGTACATTACCATGAGTATGAGATGTTGGGGTTCTACTGTTAGTAAGTCTAGTATCATTACCTAAAACAACCTGGGTTGTAGATGCATCACCAGAGGTCGGAGTATCATGCCCGCCTACTGATCTAGCATCACCAGTAATATCTCCATTAATTTTATTGGCAAAACGTGCAATCCCAGTTACAATTAAATCTTTTAGCTGCGCCACGTCCATTACCTCCTTTTATATCCTATATTTCTATAAATTCTCTTCCAGAAAAATAATCTGCTCCGACATGGGCTTTTGTGTCTGTGGAAGAAGAATATTTATCTAAAATAACTTTAATATCTTCTAATGTAATCCTACCAACTCCATTAGAATAATTTGCTCTAATACCAACATGAACTCCTGAATAGGTACTAATCCAACCAGTAGTAAGTGAAAAAGTGGTATCATATACAAATGATCCTTTATCTGCTGACAAAACTAAATTCTTTAAATTTTGTGCATTACCTAATGCAGTAGTTATAGGATTTATGTTTAACCAATCCCATTCAGAAGTTGTGGTATTATATCTATTTCCTTGAAAATAAATATTAAATGTTCCAGCGGTAGAAGATTCATCAAATCCAGACCAACTTACTCTTGCTATTACACGAAATACTGTATTCTCATCATAAGTAATATCAGCCTCGTCAAACATCAATGTTGCTATATTATGCAGACAAGAGTTGTCTGTGTCCGCCGCCGGAACATAAGACCTATTATTAATCATAGAGGTGATTATATCCATGGCATCTGTTTCATCAAATTCATTAGATGTAATAATTCCACTTTTTGTAATACCCATATTACACCTCCTCTAAACTATATCCCATGACAGTTCCATTATTGGATATACTACTACTAATTTCATAAAGTTCTCTTACATCATCTGCAGAAAGTGCAGTTGCATATGCTCTGAAATCAGATAGCTCACCATTAAAGAAATTCGTATATGCGCCACTAACATGAAGATTACCAATATTCAATTTATTAAGGTCTGTTCCCCAATAGCTAGTTGCACTTCCAGTAGCAAGAACTCCATTAACATAAACATTATTTTTAGTTGGATCACTTGTTTTTACTACCACAATATGATTCCATTTGTTTGCAGTATAATTGGTGGAAGAAATAGCATATCTCGTCCCAGCAGAATCTACATTCGTGATGATATTCCCCCCTGAAGAAAGACCAATAGCCAACCCACCTTGCTTATCAATAACAAGAATACTGTGTGCGGAAGGTGTGACAGAACTTGTTTTTACCCAAATGCTGATTGATTTTGTTTCTGCAGGAAGCGGATTAGATTCTATATAATTCGTACTTCCATCAAAAATTGTACTCACACTGTATCTAGCAGAATCGGCATCATACGTGAAAGTTCCAGCCTTAGTACCATCATATCCATTTCCGCTTAAATCATATTCAATAGTGTCGGAATTATATCCTAATGGTATGTATTTAGAATCACCGTTTCCTGGCATATAAACTGTTTGTTTGTCTCCCAACTCTAATTTTACTTGAGTTAGATAATAATCAACATTTGTATCTACAAGTCTAAATGTTAATGTTCCACCTTCAACGGTTGCTGTTGATATAATTTGTCCAGAGTATCTTTTCCATTCTGTTGTTAAAGAAAATTCTGGAGACCAGTTTGTATTAGATCTAGACATTCTGCATATAGCACCATTTTGTGAAGCCTTAGCTAAAAATGATACTGTATAAGTTTGTCCTTGAACCCATACATTTGATACTAATCTGTAAATTCTTTGATTTGCAGTAGTAGTATTTGCTTTTAATACATTGCCATATACCGAATCGATATAATCTACACAAGTAGTACCATCTGCAGTCCATTTACTTTTAATAGATTCAAAATCATATATATTTTGTAATCCACCAAATCCATCTAATTTGTAATGACAAATTAATCCTCTTGCTATTAGTTGAACTTCTTTCTTAGAAAGAGCATGATCGTAAATACGAACATCATTAAGATATCCATAATAAGGATTAATTCTAAAAGTAGTTCCGGTCTCAGGTGTTAGCCCACTAGTATCCCATGTAGCCGTTGGATAACTTGCATCCAATTCTCCATCTATATAATGTGTACTAACACCTACACCAGTTGTGGTTTTATCAATAACAACCGCTATATGATGCCAATTTGTAGTATCACTACTTATTGCTTGAGATGTAATTCTTTTACCATTGTTATTGTCATCATTTATTACCCATCTAGGATTACTATTATTATTCCCATACCATAGACCAGAACCACTAGCAAGTCTAATGAGCCAACCAGAAATATCAGTTGATTTTACCCAACAAGTAATAGACCATGAACGACCTTCAGATAGTATATTTGGTATTGATGTGCAAGTAAAATCTATATTTGTGCTACTTGATGCAGTTAAGCATTTACCAAGTTTGCCGTCGATAAAACTTGCAGATGATGGTAATGATGGAATTGTCATATTTTCAATACCAATATTTCTTAAGTCCTTTGTAAGAGGCATCCAAATTCTTAATGACATATGACCACCTCCTAATTAAGAAACACGAAGTCAATTGTTTGTGTATTAGAATTATACTGTATACTTGCGGCTCCGTTACCAATATTGACATTTGTTTTTGAGGTAAGAACTTGTGATCTAAGAGTTCCTGTACTTGCTTGTACTTCTACTTTTGGAGTAAGATGCACTTGTTCACTTGTGGCAGATACGGCAGTTTCTGGATTAACATCATTTTGTGCGCTTAACACGACTTTTCTCCAATTAGCAGTAGTTGTAACAGATTGATATACTTTATCATTAAAACGCGTCCAAGAACCCCAAGTTCCATTACTACAAACTCTTGAATACATGGTATTGCTTGTTGCAGTATATATTTGGACATAATAATCACTCATTGCTGTTTTTATAACTTCAAGCCCAAATCCAGTTGATTGTGTATACCCGCTAGGCATATTAGAACAACCATTATTGCCCCCAGCATAATAAAATCCAACTTGTTTTACTGTATTTAAATCTGTATTTACAAGATTGTTATTTACTGCAAATGTCTGTTCATAAATTCTGAACGAACCATTATCATATTTATAAATAGGATGATATGGTAATAAATAAAAATTAGTCGTGCTAACAGCAATTCCTAAATAAAGGTAATGATAATTATCAACATCAGTGGGTTCTGTCTGCGTAATAGGCGAAGTACCAATGGGAGTAAATGTTGTTCCATTTAGTGTTCCTTTAATATATACTGGCTTATAAGCAGTTAATGTTAAGCTCTGTGTAGTTGCAACTGCCATATTAAGCATAATATAGTTATTAGTACCAGTTCCATTCGCCGCAATATTATCAGCTGCATACAAGATTGGCCATCTAATGTCAAAAGCTGTACCTTTTTTAAGATGATAATATAAATTAGAACTATTAGCACAAATAATATTTGCTTTTACAATATCATTGGTTCCAGCTTTTATAGCACCATTGTATCTTAAATTTGTATTACCAGAATCACCATCTAAACTTCTTCCAGCAAATATCCAATAAGTGCCATCATACATGTAATAATGATAATTATTAGCAATACCAAAAGCTGCAGTTTGAGTACCTGTTGTAGCATTTGTATTGCTATACCATATATCAAAAGCACCCGTACTGTTTACATTTAATGTAATATGGTTACTAGCTGTAGCACTATATGAGTTTGTATTGCTAAACTTAACTGCAACCATTGAACCTACTTGCAGTACAAAATTTTGGTCACTAGAAACAGTAGCAACCTTATCTTTTGTACCAGCCGCAGTAGTACAAGTGCCATAATATATTGATCCCTTCGCACGAGCAACAGTATCTTTAATGTCATACTCACTGTTGTCAGGAAGTTTAACTTTAGAGATGTCAGCCATTCGCAGTCACCTCCTTGATTATGTCGTCTTAGGATCTACATCGTAAGTCTCAGCAGTACCACTAAACGTCTGTGCTGCGGCCGTACCAGTACCAATGCTAGTAATTGCAGTTACTTTATCATTTGTTCCAACAGTAATAGTCTGTGCTGCAGCGGTTGCCGCACCAAGGGCAGTAATTGCACTTGCAGTATTTCCGGAAGTACTAGTATCAAACGTAACAGAATTAGTTCCGCTTGTACCAACCGCAGAAATATAAGCAACTCTGCCAGTTGCCGTTGCTGATTCAGATGCCAAAGTAATTGTAGGCTGAGTAGTAACAGAAACGGTTTTAGCAAAGGTGTCTGTTGAAGGAGTTGAATATCCAGTTACGGCACTTGCCGTCGTTGCAGTACCAAGCCCAGTCATAACTGAAGCCCCACCACCACTTGCATTAAGTGAGCCAGTTGCAACGGTGGTTGCGGAAGTAGCTTTGATTGGTACTGTAACATCTGCAAATGTATATGGGGTGATAGTTCCATTACTCTTAGCAGGAGTAACACTTGTAGTAGACATAGGCTTAAAAGTAAAGCTTAAAGTCTCATTAGAAACAGTTGCTCCCCACATGGGGGAGTCGGCAGTTCTAGTTGAGGTTTCCGTACCTAAAGAACCAGTGGCAACTGTTTTTGCCGTATCAGTTGTGGCTACGTTCACGGCAGTTCCAGCAGTTGCTTTTGATGCAGTTGTAGTACTCGACTGTACTCCAGTTACAGTAGAAGTTACGAGTTTAGAAGTAGCACCCGGATAAGACTTAACAAATGTATCTGTATCAGCCGTGCCTAACCCTGTTAAAGCAGAACCAGAAGTTGCAACGCCTACAGCCGTTCCACTTGCAGTTGCCTTCATATATTTTGTGGTTCCAGAAGGTTTAGGAACAGTTGCAGTAACGGAAGAAGTCAACACTGTAGCTGTTGTGTGCGCTCCAAAGCTAACGCTTGAAGTTCCATTTGTAAAAGTAGTGGCCTCACCTAATACTTTGTCAGTTGTTCCACCACTGAAAGTAACAGCAGATGCAGCATTTGAACCATGAGGAGTAATAGTTACAGTACCCTTATCCACATAAGCCATTGCACCAATTCCGCTTAAATCACCAAACTCTTGCCATGTTCCATTTTGAGCGCCCGCTGGCTGTGACCAAATAAATTCTTTAGATTGATAAGTAACAATGTCACCGTTGGTTGCAGTGACCGCAGTACCATTGATTGTAACAGGATTAGTCGTTGAACCATCTGAGATTGCCGTTGTAGTAACGCCTAACCACTCATTGAAATTACCTAATTCTGCGATTAAATCTCTGGCATATGCGTCCTTTATGTCATATGTGTTGCCACTAGGCAACATAATTTTACTAATATCAGACATATCATTCTCCTTTTTAATCGATTGTGAAAACTAATTTCTCGCTGTCAACCGCAGACATGTAACAACTAACTTTATTGTTCCAAAAAAGTCTTTCCTGCGGAGTAATATGCGAACTTGCATCGTTAATGTGATTAACTAAAGCTGATGCATTTCCGTCAATGAACGGAGCATCAATTAGGTATGCCAATCCATCCCCAGCCTTTAAGCCCGGAATGTTGACTCCGTTCACCTGATCATGGTCTGTGTATATATAAAAATGCCCAGCCAGTCCGACAAGACTAGGTTGAGCATCCCAATAGGCAGTAGTGTTCGCATGTACCATTTCCATAGATGCGGCGATTGTCACCGATTTTTGAAGAGTGTCCGGCACCAACGAGATGTTAGTGCCAGCCACAAGTTCAACAGTGTCAGTTGGAGTCGTCGCAGTTATGGTTTGCAGACCAACTTTTACGTTACTGATTGCATTCTGATTTCTGTCAGCATTCTGAGGGATTAAATCAAGTTTCACTTTATCAGCAGAACTCATTAATCCGTCAGTAGTTGAAGTGGCTGGAGAGTAGGTAGTGTCTGTAAAAACCGCATTGGCAGGAACATCAGAAAGAACAGTATGCCCATTTACGGTTGCAGCATCTCCAGCCATTGGAACGGATATCCTCTGCTCATTACCGCTGTTATCAGTTAATACAATCTGTTTTGTATTTGAGTCCACGCTAATCGTATAGGTGGTATTTTCATCCGTAAATACGGCATTCGCTGGCACGTCAGAAAGAACTGTGTGATTGTTGACCGTACCAGCATCTGCCGCATATTGTATTGTCACCTCTTGCGCATTTCCGTCTGAATCAGTCAAGGTGACTTTTGTTCTGTCGTTTGGATTAATTGAAATGGTATAAGTAGTGTCGGTAAAAATTGCACCTTCTGGAACGTCAGACCTAAGAGTGTGATCCCCAATCTGTGTTCGTATTCCGTCCAATATTTGCAAGAACTCCGTAACGTCGTCAAGTTCCGCTAGAATAGGAAGGTTTGCAATTACAGCCTCTATAACCGTCCATTCATCCGATGACACCATATTGGTTGCATTAAAGGAGGATTTTATAATATGCAGTTCAAATGGGAACGTCGCCAAAGACATTCCTTCAGCTTCGAGTCCAACCTGATCAGGCACTTGATTATACAAAGCAATCTCGAAGTGACCGATTCCGGGAACAGCTAGTATTTGGTTAGTAAGTTCAACAACGATGTATCCGTCAACCTTATTGCATTCATTAAACACCGTAGTTCCATCTGGCTTAGTACCACGGAACACTGGATAAATGTTTTCAAGCGGATACGGCTCACCATCATTCAATACTGACACATATAAAAAACGTGTTTTATTGTCGCCCTGCATGGCTCTGATTGTATCTCTATATATGCCTGAGTCGGTCAAATCCAACTTCATATATGTTATGCTTTGATCCATATGGTTTTACCTCCTTTCTTATTTGATATACATTTTATAAATATTTAAACATGCTTTACTTTGATACCCAGTATAAGGGGATGACGAATATGCGTAAGCAGTTATGTCAAAATCATGTATACCAGTAACATTTGTTATATCAAACTCTGAGACAACCTTACCATTATAAAGATTAGCCACATCACTACCCCAAGCATTTGGTATGTTATTACCGTGTCTAAATATTTCTTCGATTGAAATATATAAATCGATTGTCGCATATATTTCTCCATAACTATTAAAGCTACCATTGTAATCCCATACAACTGTTAATGTCGTAAAATCTGTTAAATCAACGCCAGTTGATACACTAGCAGATGCACTAAGATGTGGGCCATCACTATCTCCTTCATGTGCATAACTTACATCTGTTGCAATTGCTAATGGTTCAACAGGTTCATAAATTGGAGTACCCATATCACTAGTTTGAATTGACAAAATCTCATCATGGAAATCCTGAGCATTAATTTCAGCATCAGTGCCTTTTTTCTCACGAATGGCATCCGCAGTATCCTTTAGGAAGTCTTGTAGGTTATTATTCTTTGCCATGACAACACCTCCTTAGTATGAACCATTAAGAGATGATATAATCATATCTTTGAGTTCGTATATATCACTTCTAATGTCAGTGGTTTCGTTGAGGGTTGCATATCTTCCAATAGAACAGTCAAAAGTAATTAGGTTTTTCATGTATCTAGACCTAAGTCTATTTGGATTACTATTCATATTCATATAAGTCCACAAATAGATGCCATGGTTCGAATAATTAACATAGAAATCTTTTTGTGACCATGAACTATTATATATATCAATTGGATAATTTGGATCAGATCCATTAATATTATAAGGAACTTCATATGTTCTAGTATATGCTATTGCTTTCCCCACTACTGGTTGTGCATTTTCTTGATAATACTCAGAATCTGGATCATTGCTTAGTTGATATTGATACCAATATCTCGTCTTCGCTTGAGACGTTTCTGGAAGCATATATGTAGAAGTTAAATCGATTATACTATTGTCATATTCTTCCATAAAATCAATCGAATAATATTCTTTAGAATTAATATTTATCGTACCATTCAGAAAAACATCTGTATCCGTATACTCTGGAGAAACCGTTGGCCTTCCAGTCGCAGCATTTGAATGGTCACAGAAATAACTTGCATATGCTTTTGCTTTATTTATGGATGATTCACTAAACCATAGCATATTAGTTCCATAATAATATCTATTATTGTTTGTCGGCCATCCACTTAATCCACTACTTATATCTCCAGTAAGTCTAGAAGAGGATGTAATATTAGAACCATTATATACAGTATATTGAACATAATAATCATTATCAGATTCTGGTATAGCCATTAGTTTTGTCAACTGATCAGAAGATGGATTTCCACCAGGCGTTAGATAATATATATCTCCGCTATATAAGTATTGATTCTCTAATGCAACCAAAACATAATTACTAAATATTTCATACTGCACATTTACATTATATGCATTTCTTAATACATAGGTGTATTTATAATATTTATTGTTATATTTACATTTCTTTACCATTGCACGTGTCTCATATGGACTTAAAACGGCAACATATGCAGAATTATATCTACCGTTATAAAATCTTAATCCAATATTATCAACTCTAGGAATTCCATAAATATAACTATTTGAAGAATCGTCGTTATACATAACTGGAAATAGTTTCATCTGCATATTTAACAAATATTGTTTAGAATATACACTTAAATATAAACCCTGTCCTTCAACGGTGTAATATTGGTAAGGAATTATATCATAATTATAGTTGTCACTATAATATATATGTGCATTAATACCATTTTTCTTTGTGCCGAGAAAATCTGTTAAATTATCGTAAAATCCTTCTTCTGGAACTGGATGATAACCAAGTGCATCATAAATATCAGTATCCGTAACTTCCTCATCAACTATGTCTTTTTGATATACCAAAGAGTTTTTAGAATATTCTACATGGATTTTTATATTAAATGAATCATCAAAGTTGCTCATTCCTATACTAAAATTAGAAACCCCAATACAACCTTCCGGGATATCTGTGTGTTTAACTATGATGTTTTTTGTTGAATCAAAATCAACATAGTACCCATGTAATGTGTCATAATATGTAATAAGGTTTCCAATCTGTTTATAAATTTTTTGTTTAGCAGGATTGACTACATCGTCAGTACATATTTTCATTGGGTTTTTATATTTATAAACAACAAAATCACCAATGGATGGAGTCGTATCTGGATGGGTTATGCACGATTCAAATGCACTGCTACAATATGACATGTCGAACCCACACCACTGAGGGATTACTAAATATTTTTCATAGGCGATGCCATTTCTATAGTCATATATCATTCCATAAGAATATCCGTATTCATAATTATTCTTAAGATTCCATTGGTTGTCTAAAAAATCTATGATTTCAGTTTCATAGGATGTGGTATATGCTTGCTCTGAAGAATCATAATGGCAACTGCTATCAAAAATTATGTTGGAAAGACTGCTACCACTATAAAAATAATTCGAAAGAGGACTAGATAAACTTGTAATATAATTACCATTTTCATATATTGCAAAATCTGATTTATATAAATCCTCTGCTGCATTGTATTTGAGTTCTGAATTATAGTGATCGTAAAATACAAAACTTCCGTTTGTCATTGTATTTGTTGCATATATTAACGGAAAGTTTGACCAAATCTCAAAAATATGACCACTTGGATTTCCTGGAGTGGTAATCAAATAGTAATAATATTTATAGTAACTAGAATACTCGTCACCGTCATATATGTCATTAGGACATTTTTTACTAAACGATCCAAGCGAATCAAAAGGAAGATACATAGATTCAATGTTTGTTTGATCAGACCCAACATAGTACCCTTGATTTAAATAAAAATTAGCATACTTATAAATAGGAACAAAAGTTTCTGCTGTTGGGCTTTCTTCAGAATCTTGACTTACTTCTACAACAAGATTAGATACATAAGAGTCTGCCACTGGTCTATAATCAACACCCTCTGGTGCATCAAAAAAACCATCGTATGTTCCAAAATTATAATAACCATATTCAAAAGTAGTAGACTCACCAGTATGCCATGTATCTACAAGCACCCATTCAGATGTCTCGTCATCATAATTAAACTCAGCATAACAGTATCCATCAAAAAGTTGTCCACTTTCACCTTCAGTTCCTTCAGTTGCGGTTGCAAAACCAATACAAGGATTTTCATCACCACCAAAAACCATGTATGAATAATGATTCAAGTTGTATTGCTCTGTCCATTTATCTAATATTGTTTTACATGTTTCAATACTGCAATCAAGAGCAACATCATACATGATGTCTTTTAACTTATTGGCATAATAATCTTCATCAGGATTTGTTCGATAGATTTCTATCATTGAAGTATAATTTTGACTAGAAGAATCATATGTTTCAACACTATCTAACTTAATGAGATCTTCTTCTACACCGCTTCCACCACCATCAAACACAATCTCATTATTTGTGCCAACAGAAACCCCTTCTCCAGTAAAAGTGAGAGATGCAGTTTTTGATCCTGCGGTAACAGTATCTTCACCGACAATAATGGATGAGAAAGCATTCTGATTGACTTCAGCACCGCTTTCGATTGCATTCATCTTGGCTTTATCAGAAGAACTCATAAGACCATCAGTGCTTGTCGTAGCTGGGCTGTAAGTTGTATCGGTAAACACCGCATTTGCAGGCACATCAGATCTAATCGTATGTCCGTCAACCTCACCCTCAAGAGTAGAAATTCTGTCCTCATATCCGTTAACCGTCTCAATGTAATCATCAAGTTCGGACATCAAAGGAATATTCTGCATTGCCTCTTCAAGAACCGTCCACTCATTAGAAGACTCCATGTTAACTGCATCAAACGATGATTTTACCACATGAATTGTGAATGGAAAAGCGGAGATTACTTGGTTTGAATCCGACCCAGGAGTAGGAGTGTTGCTATATAAAGCAATCTCATATCTGCCCATTCCAGCAACCGTAAGGATATTCTGAGTCAACTCAACCATAACTTTATTATCAACGACAGTACACTCATTAAATACGGTAGTACCATCACTCTTTGTTCCACGGAGTACCGGGAAGACGCCAGTAAGGTCAAATGGATGACCGTCATTTAAGACAGTAACTCTCGCAAAGCGAGTGCCATTGTCTCCTTGCATAACGGTGACAGTATTTTGGTATCTTCCAAAATCTGCAAGGTCAACCGTTATATTTTTAGTACTTGTTTCAATACTCACTTATCATTTCCTCCCTTCTTATGACACTCCCCTATGCTAAAGCGTAGGGGTTTCTTGTTTCAACCACCATTACACTAACTGAATAGTGACTTACATGATGTCCACAAGCGTTAAATTCGGATATGTCCTACCCTACTTTGTTTTTCTATGTTTTATGCTATTATAATTGCTTCAGCAAGTATATTCTTACTTGCATTTATATCTCTGTCGTGTTTTGTATGACAGTTAGGGCATTCCCATTCTCTGATGCATAAATCTTTAACTAATGGGTTTTTATATCCACAACAATTACAAATTTGTGAACTTGGATAGTATCTGTCTATTTTAACTACCTTTTTACCGTACCATTCACTTTTGTATTGTAACTGCCTTACAAATTCCGACCAACTAACATCAACAGTTGCTCTATGTATTCCTTTACTCTGACTATTGGTTGATTGTTTCTTTTGTAGAATACCTTTTACATCTAAATCTTCTATTGCTATTAAGTCATAATCACTAACTAATAAATGACTTAACTTATGTAAAAAGTCTGCTCTTTGATTTGTAATATGTTCCTGCAATCTTGCAACCTTCATTCTTGCTTTGTTACGATTAGAACTACCTTTTGTTTTTCGAGATAGTTGTTTTTGTAATTTAGCAAGTTTATTTAAGGACTGACTTAAATATTTTGGATTTGTTATTACTTGTTCATTAGATAAGGTGCAAAAATCTTTAATGCCCATATCTAATCCTACTTGTTTATTTGTTTTCTGTAACTGTTGTATGTTTACATCAGTACAACATATAGAAACATAACATTTTCCACTCGGCTCTTGTCTTATTGTTGCATTTAGTATTCTACCTTGTGGTATATGTTTATTTTTTATTTTTACATTACCTAACTTTGGTAATTTAATATGTGTACCCAAAAATTCTATATTGTTGTTTATGCATTTGGTTTTATATGAAAATCTATGTGTTTTCTTGTTTTTATATTTAGGAAAACCAAATTTTTGTTTAAAGAAGTGCTGATATGCACTATCTAAATCCTTTAATGCTGATTGTAAGGCAACACTATCTACTTCTTTTAGCCATTCATTTTCCTTTTTAAGTGCTTTTAAGTCATTTGCATTATCATAATAGGAGAGTGATGATCCATTATTTTGATACGAGTTAATTCTTTCTGCAAGATAATGATTATATACAAATCTACAACAGCCAAATGTTTTTGCAAGTAACTCTTTTTGCCTTTTATTTGGATATAATCTGAACTTATATGCTTTTTCTGACATTTAACACCCTACTTTCTATATTCTACTTTTGGCTTACATCTACTAACATAAAGGTTAGGGGGTTTTATACCCCTTCTTATAAAATCTTGTAGACAACCTGATAATCGAAGGTTGCCCCATTATCTCCGTGAACAACAAAGTTATTGTTGTTCTTTTCAACATAAGTTGTAGATGCTGCGGATGTATTTGTGATAAATACCTTATATCCATAGAACGAATCTGAATCTCCAATAAGAGTACTATTAAGCGGAATAGTTACGCTATCACCAGTTGTTATAGCACTAGAACCATAATCAAATACCATCGGATTTTGTGAAACAGAAGAGTAATATGTATGATCGTTTTTAATAACACCAACAAAATCTTGCATCATAAAAGCCATATTGTTAGTTAAGTCATCATAAGTTTTTATACCAGACTCATAAGCAATAGAAAACCACATTTTTGGATTATCCGTATATACAATATGTTTATTTTCTTCGTCACTTTTTCTATTTCTTTCGTCAAAATCATCATGTTGATTATCAATATATTCATATTGCTTTTCTATATATCCATGTCTTTTCATTCCATATATAGCATAAGGTTCTGAATATCCTTTTACTCTTCCGAATGTTATTTGTTGAAATTCATAATCGTTTTGAGTATTTGGCGTATAATCTGTATTAATTTTCTTTCTACTAGAAGAAAGAACTCCTTGGTTTGTAAATTGTAATTCTTGATAATCAAAAGGACTATTATCTCCAAAAATATGGCGAGATTTTAACACCATTCCACCAAGTCCAGTTTGCGTATAATATGTTTTATTTACATTAACTGAAGTGTCTGTTGATGCAAAATATTCATCTAAAGAATCGTCATATTCATACCAATGTTGTGTTGAAGGATTTTCATTACCTTCTGGTGTAACTACATCAAATGGCAGATTCCCTGAATCAAGTATTAATTTTATATTTCTGCCTTTAATGGTATTACCTTTAATTTTTTCCGCATCAATAGATCCTGCAATAATGTTCAGACTCTCAATGTAATCCTTAGTAATGACAGTAGATCTAATCTGCTCTGGATTCTGATAGTTCGCATCGTTATTTAATTGACTTACGTTTGTCGGTAAATCACTGGAAGTAACAAAATTACTGTCATTGTTTAAGTCACTAGTATTTTCAGGAATTGTAGGAGCATCCTCAACATCCGTCCACTGTATCTTCGTTCCCGGTGGAAGAGTCATTCCAGTAGAATCCCAAACACCGCCAGCGATTTCAATACTACCGCCCTTGATTTCTCCAGCATCAATTCTAGAACCATTGATGTAACCGCCTATCATAAAGTCGCCCATAACGCCAAATTCGTCATGTACTTGCCCGTCTTTAACATACTTACATCTTCCTACTGCTTCTTTAACAGTTCTAAGTCCGTCATCACTAAACAATATTCTAGAACCACCAATAAGCACGCAATCATTAGGATATTCTGTATCAGTACTTGATAACAGAATGCCACGATTGTCGATGTTTACGTCGGCAGTAGAAGTCTTTATTGTCTGCCCAGCAGCCACAAGTCCATCCTCTAGCATACTGTTTACTTCGTTAATATCCTTGTTGGCCGCATTCCAATACGAACCCTTGACGGACACGGTAGTTGACACGGACGATGCCGTATTAATCGCCTTAGTTATGTCTGTAAACAAAGTCTTTTCTTTTGTCTTATTAAGATTGCCAAATGTCACGGACAGACTTGCCAAATCATAGAAGTCAATGTCGAACGACAGCAGTCTTGCCTTTACAACATAATCATCACGAAGAATTACGTGAACATAATTTCCGCGTTCAAAGTCCACCGAAACGTCATCAAAGTCTTTTAAGTTAAACAGATTAACGAGAGAAGTGCTGAACTGTATCTGTGGCTGAGACACTTTCGCAAGTTCCGTTTCACCATACTCAAGCATATCCTGTAACATCAGAACTCTTTCCTCATCAGTCATACTGTCAGTGATAACATAGTTATCAGAGTTAATGGACTCTTCACGGACAAACATGAGAAGTTCCTCAAGCTGTGAAGCAGTGAAGTTATTCTTCATTGCAACGTCAACAACGATTGTGTTCATACTGTCATGCACTGCTTGTAACTGCGAGTTCAATGCACTCAGTTGAGTTTCAACAACAGTAATCTGTTGTTTGATGTCATTAATCTGATTGTACAAAGGAAGGTATTTTGTCTCGTAATCACGGTGAGACGGATCGCCTTGCCCAGCCTTAATCATTACGGACTGCTGTTGTTCCCTTTTGGAAAGTTCTTCCTTTAGAGGATTAAGACCATACTTAGTCCAGTCCGTACTTGTGGTTCCGGCTTTGTAGATGTTAGGAGTAAAGTAGAGTTCAGGATCAAACTGACCTTCCACGTCACTAATGGTCACTCCGTCTTTTACAAAGATTGAGAGTCTGTTATAGCCAGTCTGATATCTCTTTGTATTTCCGTCACCCTGATCCTTTGAATTACCCTCATCTTTAGATTGTGGAATGTCCTTGTTGTACCACTGCATGTATATGTCACCCTTTGCTGGGTTCTCAGCTTCGTCATCTAGTGAAGGGCATCCGCAGAAACTGTATATCTCATCAGCCTCAAGATAGTCATTGAGGTTATCACAAATCACGTATTCAGTAAATCCGTTTGCAGTACCTTTAAGACCTATGCTCCCAGTAGGAACTCCAGAAGTCTGTGCAGCAATTGTTACTCCATTAATCATCCCGCTGTAAGATGGGATGGAAGTAATAAGGTTGTCGCCACCCTTCGGCATCTTCTCATTCATGAGATAATTTATGTCATGGTAGAGGGCAATGCTTTGATTAACCAAATCATTATAAGCAACACGGTTATTTTCCATTTTTGTTTTCCAAAGAGCATAAGCATTACATGTGTCGGTACTCATGAATTCAGGAGTAACGTAGTAATCAAAATTGTAGATACGGTCTGAACCCATATTCACTTCACGAAGGTTCAAATCTTCCGCACCAATGACCGTCATACATGTCTTTATTTCATCGACGGAAGAGGAGAGTTGCACATTCTGAAGAAGATTATCAAACGTCAGAAAGATGTTTGTATCCTCGCCATAAGTGCTTTCCTTATAAACGTTAACCGTCTTGTACCACGAGTCGAATATAATCGTCGCTTCAAAAGCTTCTGCAACTTCGCTAGTAAGGAAGGAATAAATATCAGTCCTTTCACATTCGAAGTATCTTTCCTTTTTTGCGATATCTGGATCAACATATCCGATGTGCCAGTCAGGACATTTCTCGTCAAGAACGAGGTTAAGCAAGCTGATTGTCTTGTTGTTGGCATCATACAGACGAACTCCGTTAATGCCATAATCCTCACCATTGTTGATGTAGAACTCCTCAAGATACTTCTGACCAAGGATTGTTTCCAAACTCTTTGCGGTTACTGACTTCTTCGGATTTACTCCGTCGTCTTCCTCGTCTACTTCGGAAATAATGAACCTAAACTGTCCCGGAATAATGACCATCTTCATTTCCGTAATAACGTCGTACACTTCATTTTCGACTTCATCATTCTTCTTATAGGTCGTGAAAGATATTTCGTTTAATTCGTTTATGCTTAGTTTCTTCTCCGTACATGGGATTTCGCCAATTCTCTCTCCATTAATCTTGCACAGTACGTAAGAAGGAACTTCTATATTGTTATAAAAGTCTCTGTTAAGAATCATAGGAATCCCACCTTTCTGGGAAGTTTCATCTTAATGTCTATAGTTACGGGGTGGCTGACCTGAATTTCATTTTCCCCATAGATCAGCCGTGGGAATATATAATTAAAAGTCTCTGAATAATTACTGTTCATCGAACTTGTAATCTTGCTTAGAGTGGAGTCAATCGTAATTGTTTCTCCAGCTTTGATTTCATTTATGTGAGTAATTCGATTGTCATCAGACAGGTTTGTGATTGAAAAATCTGTAATCAAACTGTCTGAAGTAATCTCAATGATTGGTTTCAGATAATCATATCTGTTATCCGAGTTGTTGTTGATTTTGAGGATTACATCATTAGCTGTAGTAACGTCGGCATATTCGTCATCAATCCATGCGAACTGTGAATCACATTCCATTGGAAATCTTATGCCAACAATCTTACCAGCACTTTCCTCAACCTCGGCATCTGTTATTCTAACCATGTAGTATAAGTTCTCTAACATTCCGGGAGCATATACATACATTTTCTTATACCCTTGAAATCCGGTGAGTCTGCTGAGTATTTCACGAACTTCATTCACCGTAAAGAAGTTTTTATTGGTTATATGCCAATTCTGTATTACAGTCATTGTAGGCTGTAACTTGGAGTTATATTTTGAACCAAGATATGTTGGAACTGGATTAGTGCCAAGAAATTCCTCGGTAGTATCCATCGTCATTCCAAGTTCATATGTGTCCTCAAAGTTGAACGAGGCCAACATAAGACCGTGGTCTGATAGTCTGTAGTCGCCAATAAGAGCGTCTCTTCCAAATACGTCCATTCTTTGTTCCTCACCTTCTTTCTTAGTATTGAAATAGGGCATAACGGTATTTCACGCTATGCCCCATAAATAAAAAATGAACGGTCACCCGTCCAATAAAAGTTATCTTTTAATTATTTCACTTGAAAAATCTTTGAATGCTTTTGTAATTGCATTGTTGACAAATCCCTTCATCTTATCAACATTCGTGTCGTCGATGTTGCCATTGACGGTAAGAACATTTCCGATGGTAAGTACAGGAGTCATTGTTTTACTACTGTATGTAGGCATCTTTAACTTGCCGAAGATTGTGGATGGATCAATCTTACTTAACTTGAATAAGTTGTCCGTCTGCTCTGCGGTGAGAACAGTGTCCCCCTTGTTAAGTTTTGTAAGAATTGCATTACGGGTAGGAGAGAGGATTGCCTCTTGTCCAAGTTCCTGCGTCCATGCCATTTCGTCTGCTTTAAGCTTGTGAACACCTACTGCATAACCACTGTACTTCTGAAGAATTGCCGCTTGTCTTGCTTTGTAATCAGCTATTGCTTTATCAACAATCGATTTCGTTTCTGCGGCGCCTTGGCTATATTGTACAGATTTTGTGAGTTGTTCATATGCTGAAGAGTATTGTCCAGTACTTGGATTCCAATATCCACCGTACATAAAATCTGAATCTAATTTATCTAATTCTTTTTGTTTGTTTTGCTTGTTTTGTTGTTGCTGTTTCAATGCTGCGGCTTGTTCAGCTGCATTTCTAGCATTTTGTCCATTGGTAGCATAGTCAGGTATTCCTGCTGTTTGTGCAGCCTGTTCCTCTGCACGTCTAGCTTGTTGCGCTTTTGTAACTGCATCAGTATTAGAAGTAGAAGTAAATCCATTTGATATAATGTCTACGACCTGGTTGCCCAAATCTTGGACTTCTCTTAGAACATTCATTGCTTCCGTCTTTTTATGTAATTCTGCTTTCCAAGCATCTAAATCACTAGTATCTTCATCTTTTTTAGGAGGTTGTCCACCTGGCGTAGATCCTTTATCACCATCACCGCCAGCACCACTTGCAGTTGCAATAGTTTTATTGATTTCATCTTGAATTTCTCTAAGAGAATTAATAATTCTACTGTTGTCATACCCACCTTCAAGAGTTTTAATTAATGCATTCTGCAACATATTGGTAGCATTAATTAAATCCATCTCGGTGTCTCTAGTAGAATTAAGCTCCATCACAAGGCTGTCTGCTTTCGCGGTAAAGATGTTTGCAACTTCCGCAGCCGTGATATCAGCTTCAGCTTGAAGTCCACCAAGATACAGCTCAAGAATGTTAATCTCAGACATGAATCCGCTAGACTCAACTGCAAGAGTTTCACCATATGCCGCAATTGCATTTTCACCTTGTTTCCAAGAATTAGTAATGGTTTCGGATACAATAACTCCATGAGTTTTAACGAGTTCAGCTATTGTTTCCGCAATCGCATTTGTATTGTTCTTAATGATTTCGAATGAATCCTTTTGAACCTTTTCAGTATCTTTAAGGTATTCCTCTAAAGCATCAATTTCTTTTTGTCTCTCGTCTTCGAAGTCTTCCATCTGCTGGTCGAGTGCTTCTTTCTGTTTCTCAATAGAGTGATCGTATTGAGTCTCTTCGAGATCTTCTAATGCTTCATTAAGTTCCTGTTGGAGTTTAATGCGTTTAGCATTTGCAGATGCAGAGTCATCATTGGACAATACTGCAATTTGATTTTGAAGTTTAGTAATGTTCTTATTCTTCTCAGCGAGAGTCTTCTGCCAATCATGGAGGTCTTTATCTTGATCGAGAGCTTCCTTCTGTGCATCAATGAGTTCTTTATACTTGTCAATCTGTTTTTGGATACCTTCCTTGATTAAGTCAACACGGGCTTTGTTCAAATCCATAATGGATTTCTTAGCATCCTCAGCAGCAAGTGCTTCAGACCATTGTTGCTCAGTAAGTTCTGACAACTTGTCAAGATACTCAGTAGTGGAATACAATCCGTTAGCATAAGAATCATTAAGTTGGTCAATTTGTTCCTGATACTTCTCAACATTATGTCGAGCAAGTTCGTACTGTTCCGCAAACATTCCGAGACGAGTCATTCCTTCTTTAGACCAGACTCCTTCTTCGTCAGACACGTCAATTTCATCAATAAGACTATTGATATTATTGAGTTGATCCTTCAAAGAAGAGAACTGATTCTGAAGTCTCTCGAATGCTTGATCACTAAGTTCAAGGATGGAGTTCTGAAGTTGTTCGATGGATTGGTCACAGTCAAGAATGCTTTCATCAACTTCCTTGATGGAGTTAACCATCTCAAGCCATTCGTCCGTACCCTTTTGAATATATCCGTTAGCGATGGAAGAGGAGAGATCATTGATAAGTTCCGCTTTCTCTTTTTCAAGAAGATTGCGTTGCTTTCTTGAAACTTCAATCTGTGCTTCGTAGAATCCTTTACCAATGATTTGCCCGGCTTCTTCAAACAAAGATATCTGTTTGTCAATAAAACTGCTTGCAGAACCAATAAGTTCAAACTCGTCTGTAAAATCTTGAACGATGTTATTAAACTTGTCAAGCGCAAGGTCACGCAACGTTTCCTTTAACTCAAGAAGTTTTTGATTGCAATCGTTAACCTTATTCGCCCAGTTCTGATATTCGGTGAGAATCTTATTGACTTCTTCGCCACCTTCTCCCATGAGTTTCGTAAGGTCAACAGCACCATTCTTAATTTTGTCTTGTAAGTCTGCATCAAGTTTTGCAAGCTCTTTATTTGCTTGATCCTCATACATGATAAGAGCGGAAGAGTAATCCTTGATTTCCTCGGACACAATTCCAATCTTTCCGGCAATGAGAATATTTTTAGACATAGAGCCATTGACATTTTCAAGGCTAGCATCGAGTTTGTTAAGTGCCTGATCTATTACTTCAATACGACGCTCGAAGAAGTCGAAGAGTTCTTCGTAATCATTCTTCGTTGAATCCGCATCAGCTAATTTGTCATAATTAAGATCAAATGTATCAAGGTCAAGCCCAACCTTTTTCATTTCTTCTATAGTCTTTACAATCGGATTAACTTTGTATGCTACTATATTAGCATATTCATTTCCAGACATTGCTCCAGCATTTAACTGCTCAAGCTTATCGTTGCCCCATTTATCTTTAACGGATTGCTCAGAATATATATCATAATATTGTGCAACAATTTCCAATTCCTTTATTGCTTCTTCTTTTGTCATTCCGAACTGTTGCATTAACCTATCCTTAAACATGTTAAGTTTGGCTTCTTCATATGTATGATATTTTGACAAATCAAATTTATATAATTCGTTTATCTTTTTAATAAATGCGTCGTTGTTTTTAATTTTTGTTGTGTAATAATCTTCATCTAGTTTTACCTTTTCAATATAAGCATCTCTATATTGTTCAAAATCTTTCTTTCTATATTCTTGAAGAGCAGTATAGATTTCTTCAACAGAAGTAACGCCAGAATAATATCCGACAACAAGAGTATTTAATTCATCACTTAATCCTGCGACAGATGATAAAACTGATTCAGAAATTTGATTGTTTTTCATTGCTTCTTCAAATTCTCTTAATACAGATGTACTGTTCTTAATATCTGAAAAAGCATCTTTTAATTCTTTTCCTGCACGTTTGGCAGTAACTTCAATTTCTTTCAGTACTTGTAATATTCCAACTTTCTCTTTTTGAATATTAAACCACTGATCGGTTGTTATTTTACCTTCTTTTGCATGTTCAATAATTAAAGAAAATGTATCATCAAATTGTTTTTGTAATTCATCACTTAAACCATCTTTTTTAATTTGTTCGAGAATATCGTTATATTGTTGATATAATAATATTTCTTCATTATCTTCATCTAATCCAATTGTTACTTTTACTTTATCAAACAACTCATCAACAACTTGTTGCAAATCACCAGCATTGTCAGAAGTGATATCAACATCAAATTCTGTTTTTATTTTTAATTTATCTTCATTTGTTAAAGTATTATCTCTGATTTTTGTCAAATATTCTTCTATTGAACTGAGACTTGATTGATAATCATTAATTGCATTCGCTTGTGATTCTGTAAATTTTCCGTTATATTTTGTTGTATTAACTATCTTTGCATAATGTAAAAAGGCATCCTCTAAATTACCATATTCTTCAATTAAATTTAATAACAAAACTAATTCGTCTTGAGTATTAACAGAGTTTTCTTTTACGAAATTTTCATATTGATTAAGCCATTCAGAGCCTATTGTCTTTGTATATCCAGTACCACTTTCGTATTTTTCTATGAAACCATTTGATGCTGATGCTGCCTTATTCATTATGGCATAATAGTTTGACATTAATGAATCTGTATCAAAACCAAGCGCAATTCTAATTGTATTTTCATCAATTCCTAATGCTTCTGAAAGACTTGTTATTAATGCATCAACTTGAGGAACTAGTTCTTTAATTGCCAAGTCTTTATCTTCAAGTCTAATAAGTTGAACTAAATCAATTTGGGCATTTTTGTCGTTAGCTATCTTATCAAGAATATCTGCAACATAATTTCCAACATCATCAGAAGTTTTATGTTGTAATGCTGTTTCTATGTCTATTCCGTTTATTATACGAGAAACGGCATTTTGCACGCTCGAATCTAATTCTTTATAATTTTCGTCTAAATGCATCCATGCATTTGCAAGGCTTCTATATTTTGTTAAATTCTGTTGTGTTTCCTGATTTAATTGTCTATACAAATTCTTAGCAGCTAATTGGGCTTTTATTAAATTCGCTTCTGTATAAACAAAATCTCCATCAACATATTCTTTCCCAAAACCAGTTTCGCTTGCAAGGTATGTCTGTGCAAAATTAATTAATCTCCCGGATTGCGGATCTTTATATTTATATTTTGCATTATCAAAAATTTTATCAAAATCATCTGGATTTGACATCTCTAAAAACTCTTTAAGTAGTTCTGCTTCGTCAAGTTTCGAAAGAACCTTCTGCCTGCCAACTACATATGATTTTTCGCTCATTCGATTGAGTTGTTCGACAATATCATTACCAGATGTGTCTTGCCCAGTTGTTACCAACAAAGTGTATGCCGCCTCTTGTGCATCAAGATATGCTTGTCTTAATTCTTCAACACCATCTTTTAGATTAATTATCGCATTCCCTTCACTAGTCCAACCATCCACCATTGTTGGGAACATGTCTGCTATTTGATTAACAACTTTATTATACTGACTAAATTCATCTTCGGTTAACGAAATGTTTCTGCCAAGAGAATCAACACCTTTGGATAGTTCTTCATATTTTGGAATTAAACCTTCGATAGTTTCTTTATATGAATTTGCCTCATCAATGGCTTCTTTGTATTTACTAATAGTATTTTCAACAGATTCTGCAAGTTCTTCATCTGTTTTAATTAATATGTCAATTAATTCTGTTAGTCCACGGATTGCAAGACTTATACCAATGCCAATTGCAGCATTAAGTGCAACATTTAAGGCAGATGTAGCTATTGTCGCTGCTTTTGATTTATCCGCATATTGGTCTATGTTACTAGAAAGATTTTTACTATTGACTATAGCATCTCTCGTAGCAGAGTTCATATTTTTTTGGTTTGTTAATAAGAACTGATCAGTATATATCTTTCTTTGCTCTATGTCATCAATTTTACTTAAACCATCAGCATATGTTTTTAATGTATTGACATCTGCTTTCTCAAAAAGTTTTCCAATACCATTTGTGAATCCATTATTAAATATTCCAACATTCTTAAATCCAAGAAAAGCTCCTATGCCAGCACTTAAAGTGCCACCAAGCCCTCCAAGTTTTGTTATGTTGTTTACAAAATTTATAACCGCATTACCAGCTTCTACAAAGAATTTAATTAAATCAGAACTAACAAGAGTCTGAGATAGTTCTTCTATACTTGCTTTTGTCTTGTCAATTGAATATTGAATTGACTGTTGATATCTTTCTTGCTCTCGCATAGCAGACCCTTCAGCATCTTCTGCGGTTTGATATGCTTTTTCAAGAGTATCGATGTTATTAAGAACGGCATATAAACCATTCGCCATTCTCTTTCCAGCCAAAGCTTCTCCTAAAGAAGCCCTTTCAATATCTGTTAAGTTTTGCCATTCTTTTCCAATTCCAACCATAATCTCATATAAATCTTTATATGTATTATTGTCTTTCATAATGTCAAAACCAGTTAAACTCTTAACAAGACCACGAAGTTTTGATGTAGACTCAGTATACTCGTCTTGCTCCTCATTAAGTTCTTCTAATTCTGTTTTCGAACCACGAATTCTTGCAGACATTGTTTTCCAAAGGTTACCAACAACCTGCGGATCTTGTAATACTGTATTTGTCGTCGTTACAAGTGCAACAGATTTTTGAAGGTCTGTATTCGCAGCATTAAATGATGCAGCACTCCTCTTAAGGGCCTCACCAATTCCACCAGAACTAATTGCAAAATTGTTTGATACCTCATTAAATACATCAATAATGTGTATTGCATCTTTGGCTTCCATTTGAAAACCTTGAAGCGTAGAAATAAGAGACTCGTTTGCCGTACTTATGTCAATTCCGTCACCAACATTCTTATAAATAAGGGCAACTCTTGCAAGTTCTTTGCTGTCCGGTAAATTATAACCCATCCTTGCCCAGTCAGCAGTTGCGGCAATTGTATCTGTAATTGTTCCACCAACTTCTTTTGCGGTATCAGCATAAGACTTAAAATCTTTCTCAAGTTCTTTAATGGAATGATCTGATACTTTCGCCAACTCTGTAAATTGTGTATTAAGTTGAATTACATTCTGTCCAATCATTTTTGCATATCGCATTATATCTCTAAAACTGAAATAAGATGCAATCTGTTGGGCAAATGTGTAAAAGACTTTATTTTTAAGTGTTCTTATAAAACCGGATCCAGCTTTGTTTGCACGATCTATTTCTGTTTGAATGTTGAAAAATGCCTTTTGAATTTCTTGTAATTTGATATCACTTATTTCTGGATTTTGTGCTTCAGTCATTAAAGCAATAATCTCATTTCTTTTGCCTTTTCCAATCCTTGTGTTATAATTAACATATTCTTGCATCTGCTGGATAATGCTCGCTGCACGAACAGAGTTTGCACGCTTTGGTATCTCAGATAATTTACCAAATAAATCCGTTATTTCATTTTCTAATGCAGTTACTTCTTGAACTTGATTCTCGTTTGTAATATCAAGTTTATAATCTTGTAATAAAACAAGTTTATTCTGTATATCATTTAATACATCATTATATTCATTCAAATATTTTAAGGAATTCTTACTCTTACTTACCCTATCAAAATCCCTTTGAAATTTATCTAATGGTCTTGTGTATATTTCTCTATAGTTTTCTTCATTTTTCTTTTTATCAAACAAATAATTTTCTAAGTCTGCATCTTTATACATCTTTTCCCAATTATATTTTTGTTCATTATTTGTTTCTTCTTTTTTTGTTTCTTTTCTTGTTCCTAAAACATTACTATTGCTAGGATTTTTAATTGCATTGGATTCTTTTTTGAATTCATCTGTTTTTTCTCTTACTGCGCTAGTAACATTTTCAACCGATTCTTTTAACTCTGTTAACTTATCTTTTTCAGATGCTACAACTCTATTTACTATTTTTTCTTCATTTGTAAAGGCAGTATTTTTCTTTCCTATTCTCTTAGATGTTTCTTTGAGGGCATCATTAAGTTCATTAACTTTTGATATTTCGCCATCTATTCTATCTTGATTGTTTATATTAAAATCAGTATCTATTTTTACTGTTTCTCCAATAAGTCTATTTGTAACTTTCTGAGAGAACCCCTCCGAATCAAATTCTCCTTCAGAAAGTGGCTCAACTGGGATCTGAGCGGGAGAGAACTGAATTTGCTCAGAAACTGATTCTGCAAATTTTGATGGTTCATTTATTTCTGGTTGTACAGAAATGGTGGCGTTCCATCCGTTGAGAAATTGTGTTGTTTCTGTAACGAATAAATTTGGATCATCAACATTTGGTTTAACATTAACTTTTGCAAATTCATCCTTAATATTATCAGTAATTTCATCTACAAATTCATTTGGATTTAAAATTGGCTTTACTTTAATAAGAGTAGGAGATAATCTATCCGGAAGTTGTTCTTGAAATTCTTCTGTTCCCAACCCATTCTGCGTATTTGATTGTTTATTTATTCTATCAAAATCATATCCCAACTCTTCTAAATACACATGTGCTTTTGGAAGTGTTGCGAGAAAATCATTCCATTCGTCTGACTTAACAAAATCTTTTGCTGCACCATATGACATGAATTTATCTTTAAATTTTTCAAGTTCTGGATACTTTTCTAGTATATGATCAATCCACTTTGTTTGATCATCTATATCTCTTTGTTCTGTTAAAGTCTTTAGTTCAATTGTGGAATCAACCAAATCTAATAACTTAGCAGATAAATTTTTAACATAATCTCTACTGTCAGACAATGCCTCATTTAATGAATGTCTAAGTGATTCACTTTGGGATTCAATGTTTTTAATTTCTTGTTCTATACCATAAAACTCAGTAGATACTTTGTCTATGTTCAATCCCAAACGATCTTCTGCAACCTTATCGAAGCGCTTTATGTCTTTATAATCATAATGATTTTGTAAATACTCATTCGGATGACCATTAAAATACATCATAGATTTGTTTATTTCATGTCCATTCTCACTACGTATAGCAGTGATTTTTGATGCAAAATAATCAGCAAGTTTATTTAACTCCTCAATCTTTGCTTTCGTTTCTTCTGTCTCTGGTTCAATCTTAAGCTTGTCAATTTCTTTTAATGTATTTTCATAGTTTTCAAGCATCACAAGATTTTGTTGAATTTCATTATCAAATTCTTGAGTAGGAGAAAAAGATGAAGTCAGAATTATGTTATCACTTTGTAATTCATTAAATGCTTCTGATAATTCAATAACTTTTTCTTTTAACGAATCTATGTCTTGTTTTGTCTCGTTGGTTCTATTCTTTAATTCATCTAATTCGTTGTTTATATTATCCAATCCATCTATGTTCCTAGTATTATTAAAAGACTCCATAATACCACTAATTTCTTCTTTTATTGCATTTAACGAATCTACTACATCACTTAATGTCGCCGTCGAAAACCCATACTTTTCAAGAAATTCATTTTTATCTGATGTTTTTTTTAAATTATATGTATGAGTATAGTTTCCTAAAAAATCATTGATTCCAAAACTATTTTCCAACACATAATTATTCAAATGATTGTATATATCTTGTTGTGTAACTTGTCCAAATTTCAATTTTAAAACACTAAATAGCCGTTCTTCTTCAATATCAGATAGATTATTGTCTTTTACTATTTTATTTATAAAATCATCATATTGTTCACTTATATCTTTTTTATTATTATTTTCATCGGTTATTTGCTTTAAAAAATCCTCTGTATATGTCGGAATCTGATCCTTTAATTTATTATAAAGATCATTATGTGTCGATTCTAATAGTGAAATATTGAAAATTCCACCAAGAGATTCGTGTGCATTAAACACTATTTTTTTATATACTGAACTCTTTTTATTTTGTGTTATTTCCTCTAAATCTCTTGCAAATTTCTTATAAAAATCTTCTTTAACTTTTTCTATTTCTCCTTTTGAGTTTTTTCTTTCACTTTCGTAATCAGCTTTTTCAATTTTGTCACGAAAAGCTTCAAAGAATTTTTTTGTAAAAACAACTTGAACGCTTTCGATTCCTCCAATAAGCTGTTCCTCTATGTCAAAGAATTTACTGTCATAATCATTATCTTGTAAAAAAGAGGCAAGATCTCCCTTTTTATATTCACCATTTTCTATTCTTGGAAAACTCATTGCCGCTCTTTTATCACCAGAATGAGAATGATATCCATATTTTATCTTTTCACCACTTCGCACTGCTATACGTTTTGCATCGTCATATACTAAAGATGTATTTACTCCGCTTTTATCCCCATGCAAAAACGGAGTAGTTAATAAACCGTTAGATGTAGCAAACCATCCATGTTCATATAAACCATTATGACCCTTCATTATTTCGTCAGCATGTAATTGATCTAGTATAATGTTAGCCATATCTACGTAATCTTTTCCAATACTATTAGCGGCCGATATAGATATTTGTGGAAGTAATGAATCTATTTTATCTCCAATATCAACAAGTTTTTGTGCTATTGGAGCCAAATCCTCGCATATTGAAGATAATCCCTTATCTACCTCGTCAATTGCATCTATAATTTTATTAATATTTTCTGTAGTTTTTTCATTATCATGTGGCAAATTTATTATTTCTGTTTTTATTCCTTCCAACAATCCTGTTATTTTGGATATATCCTCATTTGAGATTCCAGCTCCAATAGGTACATTTGGATTTTTTGTAACAGCTTCCGCTGTTGTTGCACCAACTCTCTGAGCATTTCCGGCAGATCCATAGTTTTCTGCATTTTGTTGTACAGTGACCTCTTTAAATGCGTCAATTATTGTTTCTTTTAAAGATGTAACCTGTTGGGAATATGTCATTCTCATACCATTCCCTTCAAAGCGTTTCCTCGTTGTTGCATCAAGTTTTAAATCATTTATGTTTCCACCTAAAGAAATGTATCCCTGAATATAACCAACCAAGTCTTTTATTTTTTCAAAATTCTTTTCTGTTACAGCCACTTCTTTTACATCACTATCATTAAGCAGTCTTTCTATATTCTCTTTTGCTTTTTCAATACTCTGATAATATCTCATTACTCCATCGACTGCCTGCTCTATTTTTTCATCTGATTTTTTTTTACCAAATGAACCCAAAGAAATTTTTGTTCTTTTTTTACTTTGTGGTGCATTTTCTTCTTGCATAAGAAATGTTCTTCCGACTTCCATATATCTATCATGAACTGACTCTGCTTTTTTTGCGGCCATGCCAGTTGCCATATAAATCATTTCATCATAAATATCAGCAATATCTTTTTCTAATTTGTCTGTAAGTTTTTTTACAACAGCATCAACGGTATTTGTTAATCCTCTTGTTTCCACTGTACTTGCTTCGTTTGAAATCTGATTTAATACAAAATTTCCTTTTCTTTGTTCAAAGCCATCTTCAAAAGCATCTTTTAAATCTTTTGTAAATTTTTTTGCGAAATCTTTTGTTGTATCAGATTTTCCAAATATATTATTAAAATCGTTTGTAATTGCATTTCTAAATCCACTTAACACAGGATTTTTTGTTTCTATGTCTTTTAACTCTTTCAGAATAGAAATAATTTCGATTTGCTGTGTTACCATTTCCTCAGTACCATTATCATGTTTTTCTTGTGATACTTTTTGGTAAGATGCAATCAAATCGGCATATTTTCTAGCCGCATCTAACATTTCTAATTGCGCACTCTGATCTTTTGGTGCATATTTCGAATCTTGTGCAATACGCTCTGATGTATACCCTTTTACAGTTTCCAATATTTTTTCTCTTTTATCTGATTTATTTCCAATAGATTTTAATGTATCTATATCACGTGCTTTAGATGCCGCATTATTTTGTATAATAAGTTTATTTTCTTTTGCTATAATATCTTTTCTTTGTTGTTCTTTTTGTAATATTTCATCTTGTTTTTTTAGAAGCTTATCAAGATTTTTAATGTTAAGTTCGTTTAATAATCCATTAATACCAGATTTAGTTTCTATTTTTCTTAGGAAATCAGATTTTTGTTCAAGTCTATTCATCGCATCGCTAATCTTATCACTATCACCAGATGCTTCTGAAAACTCCTTAAAAAAATCTGAAAAGATACCGCCAAGTTGCATTACACGCTGTCCGTCTTGTGTAATTTTCTTGAATAAATTTTCCATTCTTTCTGAAATTTCGTTTGAATATGCATCAGAAACGGCTCGTGCAGACTCAACCGCACCTGCCACTAAATCTTTTTTATTTATTCTAAATTTTATTTGTAATGGTTCTTCCATATTGTTAATCGCCTCCTTATCCAACCTCAACTATAAATCTATCTGCTAATTCTTTTCGTAATTCTTTTTTATATCTGTTTATATAGTTCCAAATACTTCCATCTTGTCCTATTGGAGTATTGAAACCACTAATAAATCTTACTGGAATCCCACCATAGTCTTCTGATGGTAATCCATGCCACCCACGCAAAAACGAAGACAACACCATATCATATGTACCATGATAATGTTCTCCAGTCATATATTTTGTAGATATTCTAATTCCACCAATATATGTGTTTTTACTTTTAGATGTAGAAGTAAAACTTTTAAATGTATGTCCTAAACCAGATATCAAAATACTTCTGTCGGAGTATACATAATTAAAGTTTCTATCATAATATCTAGGATAGTTTGTGTATCCACCGCTGTCACTACGAAAAACTTCCTCCATATAAAACTCTTTAATTATCTTCATATATTCTTTTTTGAGAGATTCGCTTGCTTCAATCGAAAGTTCTTTCGCTTTTTTTCTCGCAGCTTCTAAAAGTTTTTTTTCAAACTCTTTTGATAATGATGTAGCCATCGCTTTTACCTCCTTCTTCAAATAATAACAAAATAAAAAGCCCCGTAAGCTGTGACACCTACGAAGCCTAGTGGGAGAGTAGTGCTCCCTAATAAACTATTTTATTCTCAAATATTGTTCATAATATTTGTTATAATCTATCCAACTATATCTATATTTTTTAATATCTATAATTCTACTTATAGGATTACCGAACATTAAAATATGAACGGATGCAAAAATTTCTTCAAAATAATCTTCTATAAATGAAAACAATATTCCTTCGTATATCAATATATTCCATATGTTCCATGCATCATAATTATCTTTTAATATAGAATCAATAGCATTATTAATTTCAAAAAATTTTTCTTTTACCATCAATATTTTTACCTACCATTAAAATTTTCTTTTTATATGTTAATTTTGTCATCTTTAGAAACACAATTATTTGTCCACATAATCAGTTTATTTACCTTGTTAGTATATGCACCATATCTTTCAAATATATCATTAAATGATAAATCATATCCAAAATCATGCTTAATTACATCTAACACAACTTTTTGCGATTCTTCTTCGGTTTCTCCTAATCCAACAATATTCCAATTTTCAGTGGTTAAACTTGTCTGATACATAATTATCCATCCTTTCTAATAAAAGTCTTATTTCATTACGCAGTACCATCCCGGAAGCCCTTCAATTTCTTGAGCATCCTTGCCGATAATAAATTCTTTTTCTAATTTTCTTTCAACAGCACCATCAATTGTAACCCTATGAATACTTGGAATGTCTGCTAAAACTCCGTCTTTGATAATTTTACCAAGACTAATAGGAGTGTAATTACAAACATTCGCAGCAAGATTGATATGTTTGCATCCTTCCTTATAAGGTTCAACTCCATTATGATCATGTCCGTGAATATTCAAACACCACTGTAAGCCATACACTGGTTCATGGGAAAGCAATATTTTCTCCGCAATAAATAAAGGCCCAGTGTATATCTCGTCAAACACGTTAACATATTTTCCACGGGTGTCATGATTACCAAGCAATAAAATCTTTTTCCGGGCTTTAATCATTGGGATATATTTTGGATCACCAACATCTCCAAGACACACAAATGTATCATTTTTGGCAACAGTCTTATTAATAATGTCAATTTGTTCCTCTGGAGTAATCCAGTATGGAGACATCAATTTACAATCTTTATCATCAAAATGCGTGTCCGATAAAATATAAACACTGCCACTGTCAGACCAGTGTCTGAACGGTTCGTATAAAGTAGCAATCATAATTATTTCCTCATATTTCCTAAAGTGTCCATAATCATTTTTACTTTATCTTCATCTAAGTTCTCAAGAGACTTGGAAAGCCCTTCAAGAACTGGAGCAATGGTTGCTCCGGCAAGAGTGCCAAATCTGGTTACCTGACTCTGAATAAATGCCTGCGGAGTCAATTCATTCTGAATTGCATCATTCCATGTCATTTCAATAAACATCTGACACTCGGTGATTTCTTTTTCACCAATGCTGTTAATGATTGTCTCAATCAATCCGTTTGAATTGAGTAAGTCATACTCCGCAAGAAGATTGTTAGTATCAATCTCCAAATCCGTATATAACTCAATCAATCCCATAATATGTAAAACATACTTGCTTACGGAATTAATCTTAAGTCCATTAACATTACCAGCTTCGTCATGACTGTGGATTGATACAGCCGTCACTCTTTCCGCAAGATTAATCTTATCTACGACTCCTACATAGGACTTTGTTTTAAGAAGATCATTAATCTTAGTTGCCCTGATTTTTTCGTTTACAACTTTCGCATTAGTCTCATTAACCGCATCTATAAATTCCTTTATCTTCATTTTATTCCTCCTCGATTTCTTCCGTTTCTTCATTATCCTCATCGTCAGATATTTCTTCTTCAACATCTGACTCATCATTATTTAATTCTCCATTTTCTATCCTAATAAGCTGATTTGACACCTCACATGACATGTTAATCAACTTCGCCAAAGGCTCTTCTTCACCATTCTCAGTTAAAAGGATTAGTTTTCTAAGGTGAGTGAGTATTGATTCCATAAGACATTTATTATTGCTCATGATTTATCACCCCTTAAAATTATTTATGTAAGCCATTCCGATTAAAATAGCATCGGATTGATCGTCATTTTCTACCTCAATATTAAACAGTTCCTTTACTTTGTTTTTTCCCCACTCCTTAAGTTCATCTCTTTTCCTTGGAAGTTTTTCTCCCTTTTCCGAAACAAGTTTACGCCACTCCGTTGGTCTGAACGGATAGTAGAAGATATGTTTATCAACACACTTACCAAGAATTGCACCAACAAGCATTGATAAATCTCGTTGCACCTGTGGGTTGCGAATAACAACTGGGACTTCCCAAGTTACAATGTCTGGCTTATATTTAGATATTGTTTTATATATGCCCAATATCATCTGGTTAAACCGCTCTTTTGAATCTTTTATTTTTGATAAATCAATTGAACCTTTATCAATCAGTTTTCCATTTTCAAAATATGCATACCCAGTTGATTTCGTTGAACTGTCTAAACTCAATAATTTACATATACCCATAATAAAAATAGGAGAGCAGTAGTAGTACCTGCCCTCCGTCTCCTTTATCTAAAATCACCGTTTTTCAGGTGTTCCCTAAATGCATCCTTGATGTAGACAATCGTCTCATCAATAACTCCATTTGTTTTACCTTGTTCTTTAAGGATTTTCTCATATTGGTCATATGTTTTAATAATAAAATCATATGTCTCCCTATTAAATTTTCTGCCATTGGAAATAGCAGAAGCGAAATCTAAAATTCTCCACCTCATATCCTCCGTGGATTTTTCAAAGAACATTTCAGAAAACCTATCTATTTCATCTCTAATCCTTTGATCATGCTTAATAGATTCTTCTCTGTCAGTATCCTGCTGTTTCTTTAACATATCTATCGTTTCCGTCAGTTTCTCAATAGCTTCGTGATCATCGTTTTTATTCTTAATCCATTTAACGGGTTTTCCAATGTATACAGATATCTTTTCAATTACTTGAAAGATTGCAACTAAAGCAAACAAAATAACAAAAATGGAAAAAACTACTGACACTAAATTCAATTGAAGCAATTGTTCAATGTTTGTCATGTCACGCCTCCATTTCTGTTATTTGTCTACCTTTCCGAATAAAGCATAAATAAATGCTTTCACTGTATCATAACCAACCGTACTTCCAATAACGTTAACAATTCCCATGCATACGGCATAAACCGCTACAAGATAATTCATTGCCATATTTCCTTGAAGTGCATAAATGACTACCTCTGCAACTCCAACAAGAAATGCCGTGATTACGGCAACTATAATCGGCTTATAACTCCACTTGAAACTGTCAAACAGTTTCTTGATAATCTCAATGCCGATAGAAGTAGCTGCGGCACTAATAACCAAAATGCCAATAAATGTTTCAACAGACATAGTTCGCTCCTTTCTACAAGAGTTTCAGAAACTCATTGTTATCTATTTTTAATCCGTCATCTCCGAATTTAATCTTCGATGCTTTTGTTAAACCATTACCATAAGACCCCGGATACTCAACTCCATTAGGATCAATGTCATTGAGATACATCAGGATTTCAGCTGCGGTAACCATGAATTGACGCTCACCTCTCTTAACATAATGAGCGCCAAGTTTTGCTTTAGATTTAGGCCCAAAGATACCGTCCTCAGCAATTTGATTGTCTTTATAATCAATGTTCATCGCATGCTGGAGTACTCTTGCTTTAGCCTTTGAAATATCCGTTTCATTGACTCCAGTAAACTCCCTTGCATATGCAAGCCCCTTTGTAACCAATCCAGTTACCGGAGTGGGAGATGGGGTGGGTTCTGGAGTAGGAGTCGGAACAGTACCAAGTAACCACTCTGCAATACACTCAGCTTCAGCCTTTGCAAGCTTATCAAGATTGTCATCATTTAATAACCACATTGTGGCTGCTTTGTTTGTATGGAATGAATGCTCAAGGATAAGTCCAGGAGTGTTAGCCATTCTAGCACCATGGAGAACACCATAGTAATTATCATTAGACAATCCATCTTTGTTTCTGTCGCTCTGTGCATTCCTCGTAAGAACTTTATATCCAACACCCATTATCTTACCAATCACTGGTGCAATCTTATTTGCAAATTCCTTTGACAAATCGTCAACATTAGTGGTAGTGTCATTTGACAAATGATAAATTGCGGCATAATTTACGGACTCAGTACCACATGCATTACTATGAAGTGACAAAAATAAATCACATCCCTTAGATGCCATTCCCCTAGATACCAATGCCATATCCTTATCTTTGTTTGCTCTTGTCGTGATTACCTCAATTCCTAGTTGTTCCAAATAATTCTTCAAAAGAAGATGAAGTTTCCAAACCATGTCGGACTCATAATATTCAGGAACAACGGGAGAACGGTTATATTTTCCGTAATGTCCAGCATCTAAACATACTTTCTTTTTCGCCATAGTCTCATCACCACCTTCCTTTGTTTGTAAAATCTTATCTAAAATATTTATTATCTGATAACCGTAAGAATCTTTTGCTTTGTTTGCATCTTCCAAAGTCTTATACTTTTTTGTGTCATATCCCGGAACAGCCCATGTCCCGGCTAGATCTTCAATGCTCTTTGCACTGCCACCTTTTGCAATTAAAAACCATGCGGTTCTTCGAGGATCAACGCATGGCATTTTTAAATCATCCATTGTGGCATATGTCTTAAGGTGTTGTGCATGTGCTAGAATACCTTCAGAGATGGTATTAAATTCGCATCCATGCACTCCATTCCCTGTTGCACCAAGACCACAAAAATTATTCTGTTTATAAGATACGTCACCATTAAAAGAAAAATTGCCAGTCTCTTTACATGCCTGTGCAAAAGCTAAGTCTCCACGGACTCCTTCTTGTTCACACACATCAAGATATAACTGGCAAAAATCTATAATACTAATGTTAGTTGTAAATTTTGGATTGTCGTTTACGGACGACAAATATTTTGCCATCTGTTGTGCGGTGGCGATGGGTTCACCTAATATATCCATCGGTATCACCCCCTTAAAAACTCAATGCATTCTTTAATGCATTTATATATGTTCTCAATATCAAAATATGTTTCTTGTCCACTAAAAGTAATTCTTATGCAAGAGTTAATGTCTTCAGTGGGTATTCCTATGGCAATAAGTGCAGACGAAGGAACTGAGTCTCCGTTGTTGCAAGCGGAGCCAGTAGAAACATATATGCCTTTTGTTTCAAGCAAAGCAACCAAATCTGATCCGTTAATTCCTTTAAAACAAACATACAAATTAAATGGTAACCTTTTAAACTCCTTATTAGTTCCTACGAGATAACAGTTTGGAATGCCTATTCTAAACATTTCCCATAAGCAATCCCTTTGATAACCCATTACAAAATCATATTTGTAATTCTTTATAGCTTCGCCAAGGGATGCTATGCCTACAACGTTTTCGGTTCCAGCAAACAAACCATTTTCCTGCGAACCGTAAATAATTGGATTTATGTAAATATCTTCCAGTTTATAAAGAACTCCAACTCCTTTAAGAGCATGGAGTTTATGGCCTGAAAACGTTGCAATGTCAACTCCTAAATCAAGAACATTAACCTTAAAATATGGTATGTAACCAGTCAAATCAACAACAACAATACCATGATAATAATGAACTAACTTAGTTATTTCAAGAATCCTTTGAATTGTTCCGAGTTCGGAACTCGCTGCCTCAAAGCAAACAATTGATTGGTCTGGATAACATTTTTCAAGTTGTCTCTCTAAATCTTCAAGATCGATAAAACCATATTTATCAACCTTTAATTCATGATGATAACGATAATCAAGACAACACTTTATCATGGATTTATGAGCAGTAGGAGAGTAGAAAAGACAATATTTATCTACTCCTTTCACTAATCCACTGATTGCTAAACTGTTTGCAGCCGATCCACTTGAAGTAAAAATGATTTCAGAATTTGCTGGAGCATGAATAAATTTACTGACAGACTCACGTGCGTCTTCAATAATGTTTCTCGTTTTTTTGCCAAGGTCATATGAAGAACTTGGATTTCCAAAATCATCTAATACCTCAATAATTTTATTTTTAACTTTGTCGGTAAGTGGCGTTGTCGCCGCATTGTCAAGATAATACATCAATCTTCTTCCTCCAGTAATACATATTTAATGCTCATTGGCAGTATAACCAAATCAAAATCATATTTCTGACAAATTGTTTTATATACTTCTTCAGCAACATATCTCGCTGCAAACTTGGTAGCCATCTGTATGTTATCAATAAACGAATAAGTACAACTTCCGTTACAAACAACATAGTTGGTTGGATTGTCGAAAGTTGCTATGACATATCTTTTTAATTCTTTTTCAATGTGTTCTATCATGGGATCACCTCAATTCATGGTTCTTCCACTTAATATATAATTCTCTAGTTTCTGTTTTATTAAACAGCATTACGAGAACTTCATTGTCAGAATATAAATCCTTTGTAACATACATGTCAACTGGATATGCATTGTGCTTTATATAAAGCTTTTGCTGTTTTGGATCTATAATTCTGATAACGTCATTTAATGAATACTTCTCATTGCTAAGTTTGCTAATTTCCATATTCAATCTTCCTTTGCATTCCTTATAGTGTAGTGTTGTTAAAAGTAAAAAAATGGGGCATACAAAACTCATCCGGTAGTGAGAGTGAACGTATACCCCTTATTAAAATCACTGACACTACTTATAGTTTTTATTGAAATGTTTGTTATTTCCATTAAACTTATTCTCACGCTTGAAATTGTCCTGTTTTTTTGACTCTTCAACAACCTCGGACTTTTCCTCGGTAATAACCTCTTCAACAACTGTAGCAGGTTCAACCACTTCCTCAACTGTTTCCTCAACAGGTTCAACAACCTCAATAACAGGCTCAGTAAACTTCTCATCTTTAGATGCGAGAATTTCCTGAATCTTCTGTCTAGTGCCAACATTAAATTCTTCATCATTAATCTTGGTTAAATCACAATCCTTCAGTTTATTATAAGCTTCATCAATAGTGATAGCACCGTCTCTATAACCAGTAAGAATTTCATAAATGTTATTACAATTCTCCCCGTCAAAGATTGCATACCATGAAGGTTTTTTTCTGTCAGCACCACAGTTAGGACAATAAGAATAAGCAGTACCACAAATAATGCACTTCTTATTATTTTTAGCAATCATCCTTTTGATCTCCTTTTAGAAAATAAGGAGAGGGATATTACTCCCTCTCCTTATGGTCATAAAATCATCGTAATGATTTAGATTACTCCTCGTCATCCTGGCACATAACGATAGTGTACAGTTCCTTATCAGCAGAGCAGTAAGCAACCTGCATGTCGCCGGTGTAGTCAAGAGTACCCTCGGTATTAACCGTAATGGATACTTCAGGGCTAACCTGGAAGGAAGGGATGATGATGTAGCAAGCACGTCGATTTGTTATCTGCTAGTTTTTTATCTAGCATTCTATACCATTACAGCATAGTCCAGCATATCTATTTACCATAATCCTCTGCGGATTATCCTATCTGGTAGAGCGACCTCGTGGAAGGATTATATTCTTTTGTGTCTCAACAAAAGGTTCACCTTCTATGCGTTGCCGTTGACTTTACTTTTAAATAAAGCCTTCACTGTCTGATTATGGTTACAAACCATTTTCCAGTTTATTTTCGCTCTAATAATCCGTAGTTTACTTGATAGGTTCACTACGGACGGCACATTAGTGGCTATGTATTTATTATGCCACTAATACGTTTACCGTATCAGGCTCGCAAGGATCGATAGCAAGAGCCTTAAGCGTAAGCTTAACGGTGCTAGGGAACTTGTCGGAGCTGTTCGTAATCTTAACTGCATTAGGAGACTTTCTCTCGTACTTAACAACGAAACGATCAACGGTCGTGTCAGTAGGAAGAGTAAGAACACCAGTAGAGGTGTTGTAAATGAACTCGGTAGCAGATGCTGCGGTAGTACCAAGCGTATAAGCCTTGCCCATAGCACCGTTGTTACCAAGAGCATTAACTCTGATGGAACCAGCAACCATAAGTTCACCATCTGCAAGCAGGTCAACCGTCTCGGTGTCCTGATTTACGATGATAATCTTAGGAGCCTGGATCTCAGTGCCAGAGCCAGCAACTTCCTTATCCGTACCGGTGGAAGATGCGAGAATGTTCAGGTTAAGCATTGCATTCGTTGCGGTGAAGGTACCAGACTTACCCTGGTAGAACTTCTTAATCAGCGAACCCTCAGCAGAACGAGCTTCCTTGGACTCAGCAGTAGTCTCAATGGTAGCCTCGGAAAGCTGGGTAAGAGTATAGAGCAGAGTGCCATCGGTCTTCTCTGCAACAGCAATTTGAATTCGATCAATTACGATATCATCCAACTTAAATGCCATCTTAGTTTTCCTCCTTAATAGATTTTTAGTACATTTAAAATACAAAAAAGACCTAGAAAACTAAGCCTTTTAATAATGTTTAGATAACTCAAAAATCAGAGTTTTAACAACATCTAATTTTTGTGAGCTTCTGTTATTCATTTAAATCTTTCATCCAATTCAGTTCCTTATCAAGGTTCTTCATCTTGGATGTGTCTATCATGCCAGAGTAAATGCCCTTCATAAGTGCAGTCACGCTTTCGTAAGTTTGGAGTCTGCGAACAGAATCCATAAACTCAACTATGCGAACTTCCTTAAGTTCAGATGTCTTATATTTGAATCCCGGATGATTAACAAGTGCGGAGACTAACGGAAGAAGAAATGACTTCTCAATGTCAGTACCTTTCTTCTTTCGTTTCTCGGCCTCCATGTTCATCTTTTCTTCATCTATAATCCACTGTTTTGTAATCTTGCCTTTGGCATGTTCCGTCTTCGGATGTATGTTAAACATCCATCTGAGATACTCAACTATTTTAATGTAATCCAGTTCATATATGCACGTGAGTTCGTCTAAACTAGATACGTCCATTTGAATTGGTTTACCTTCTTCGTCCCTTGGTATGTAAACCAACACGTCACAATCAGCTTCGTTGTTATGAAATTCCTCAAACCATGAGAGATTTAAGTTACCAAACAAAAGCGACGTTTCATTGGGTGTGTAGTTCTTAATCAGAATTTTAAACAAATCAAAGTCTGCTATGTCATTCCAATCAATTCCCATGTCCCATAACTGAACCCTAAATGACGTTGGATTTGCACATAATGTAGACACCATAGAAAAGAACTTTGAGTCACCGTATTCAAGGATGTCTCCAATCGACGGTTGTGAGATTTTAATTTTCCCATTAACCCAATAATCTTCCCCAAAGTATGCTCTTAGTTCATCAATATTAAGAAGGTTCTTTGTTTCAAGCTGTCCTTGCATAAAATCACATCCTTCCTAATTTATTAATGACATTAGTTGATTGTCTCTTGTCGTTACCATTTCCACGAATGGTTGTCTGAACAATATTGTTCGGCATCGTGCATTGGAATACGAGGGTGCGAACCACGTATTTATAATCCGTCATGGATTCCCTGTCGGATATTATTCTGCACTGCGTACCAAATATATTAGTCCAGTTGAGTTTATCCCTAATGATTGCAGCTATGAGGTCATGACGGGGCAGCCCGGTGTTTAAATCAACCCTATCTCCGGCATGAACAAATATGGTGAAGGTTACGAGGCAATATTTTTCTACGGAATTAAATCTCGGAGTTTCTTCAAAATGCGTCTGATAGCAAACATAGTTCTTAACGTCATCCTGAGTATCAGGAATAAACAGATAAGGTCTGAAGTTTCCGTCATGATATGCATCCGAGAAAAATCTGTCCCATTCTCCATCATAATTAATAGTACCATCCTCATTGAACAACTCGTCCATCAAGGAGTTCTCATTAATTGCATACAATATTTCTGGACAACCCATAAAAGCTTGTTGTATCTTCTGTTTAAAGATAACGTTGTCATCATCTGGACTTTCAGAGAAGAGCCGAAGCTTTTCCAAAAGGTCGTCTTTTGTAATAAGTTCCATAACTCACCCTCCTTATCCTATGATTGACAATGGAGCATCAACTGCTCCGTATGTATATATATTGGTATACAAATCAATAAAGATTGTTTTACCAATGTAATCCCTGTTAGCTGGGAACTTAATTTTAATCACGTTCGGATTTGTCTCCTGTTTAATAATCACGACGTCGTCGATGCGTTCGCCATGAGTATCTCCAATAAAGAATCTCCACTCGTGATTGTATTGTGCCATCTCGTCAGATATGTCATTACCTTCCGAATCCATGTAAGATGCAGTAATGGTTCTGTAACTGCCACCAACTTTAAGGGTAGTGCCAGTAGAAGTAAGCCTACAACTGATGTCTGTGGTAGGAGTAGGTTCAGGATCTGACTCAATAGGAGTTTGCTGGTCTGCCGAATAATAATCTGCAAGCATGGCGACAATGTTACCATTCTCGTCATACTCAATGTAATCGGTGTCGTCATTAAACGGTACTTGTTTAATTGTTACTTTCAGTAAACCAAGCGGTTTTGTGTTTTCAAGTTTTGACACTTGCCAAGTATTAGGATGCGGTACTTTCGCACTGATGATAAGACGTTGTGCATCTCCTAGATGATCATTATAACCGAATGTCTCAGTTATCTTGTTCATCGGAAGAATAAATTTGTCAACGTTATCAAGTGAAGTGAAGTAGCGGTCGATATATACGCCAGAAGTATAACTGTTCTGCGCCCTTGTGCATCCCCACATTCTGCGGATGTATTTCTTCCCATTAATAATCTGAACCCATTCAAAGCGGTAATCGCATGGAAGTATAACATATTTCACAAACTGATTTGCTTCTTCATAATCACAGATTAACCAGCGGTAGTAAATACCTTTGTCATCGGGAATATCAACAAACATACCTATAAAATGTGAACTAGAATACCTTTGTTTATAATCAGTTTCATAATAATATAGTTCGTCACCTTCCTCAAAATCAATCTTTTGACTAGGCTTAAATAACAGATGGTAAGCCACCTGATCTTTGTCTATCGAACCATATGAACTGATTATAAACTTCGCATCTATCATAGTCTTGGTAGTGTTTTCATCATGCTCAATGTGATCTTTAAGAGTTGGCGTATCATCATGAGCATAGTCATAGATAAAACATGTTCTGCTCTGGATGTCGTCAGACCATGTTTCTTCCATGAGAAAATCTGCAAAATCTTTATGATCTTGCCCAATGGTTTTAGCACCATTGGTTTTAACGGAATACATCCGTCTTGCAGTTTCTAGGCTTGGCATGGTTACACCCCCTTAAACATCGATGAGATGAATCCGTGTGCATCTAGAATCAATCTTCTGTACACGAAGTAGTCGAAGTCTTCCTTCTCAACTTCATCATAAGCAGCCTGTAACGTTGACATGAGAGATACCATTTGAACAGGTTCTCCAAGCAACGTGTTAAAACCGCCAAATCTGTACATGAGATTTTGAAAATAATGTAGGAACTGTTCCTCGTCATCGAAGATAGTTCCAGTTACGTTTTTGTCTTTATAAAGAAGAAGTTTATGAATTGCACTATGCATTGATTCGGCATTACACTCAATCTGTTTATCTGAAAATATTCCATACATATATTCCATGTTTACACCTCTTCAATATATGAATTATGGATGTAACCACGGTCACGAATAAGTTTGTGAAGTTGCTTTTCCAATGAATCTAATCTTCCAATCATGTCTTTATGACCATCCAAGATTTTCTTTTCTTCCTTGCCACCGATCATTGGAGCAGTGTAAAGAACTGAATCAACCTTTGGTCTGAGCCACTCAATTACCATGCCTGTAGTGAATAACTGAATGACATACTCGTTGTCGGAGTATTCATCATTCGCATTCTTTAATTCATATTCAATCGTATCTTCCGTAAATTCTTCTTCGTCTTCCTGTTCATCTTCAGATGACTCGTCGGTCTGCGGTGGTTGAACTGGTTCCGTCTCGTCAGTTTCGTCATCTGGCGGTGTCGGAGGTTCCGGCTCAATCTCGTGCAGTACGAGAGTAGTAAACACATTCGAAATTCTTGGATTACCAATAACATTGTGCAAGCGTTCTTTGTATAATGCCATTAAATCTTCTTCTGATAACAAGAGTTCTTTTGGATCATTGATGCGACCGAGAACTCTTGAAAAAATAGTAGAATAGGAGAGTAGCATGTCGCACCTCCATCATTAAAGCATGGATGACAAATCTGTCTTACAAATTTCATCAATAAACTTAATCTTCTGAATAGAATCGAAAGTTCCATTCTCCATCTGTGTGCCAACTTCAACAACCATTGCTTTCTTCAGACCCTCTGGAAGAGTAGGAAAGACTGACTTAAACTTGGCTAAAGGCATATCAATAAGTTCTTGAATGTCATCAAAATAAATCTTATCATATATAGCTTTTACCTCAGCCCACTTCGGATCTTCAAGAAGTTCTTCATCAAGAATGAAAAACATCGTCTTGAATATAAAATCAGACTTTTTTGCTCTTAACCCAAGCAAGTCTTGATATTCTACCTCTGTGATATCACCAAAATCAGACCACTTATAAATCTCTCCAGTTTTATTACCAATATAAATCAATTCACCTCTAGTCATCGATTTACATGGAATTAAATCATCTCCAGAATACTGCTTAATCTTTTTAGGTTGTTCTTTAACAACAGGCGTTTTTTCAACCTTCTTTTCCTGAACAGTTTTCTTTGTAGCATTATCATCCGTTTTCTTAATATATGCCATTTTCCTTTACACTCCTTTTAAATAATAGGGGTGTATAATACACCCCTAGCAAAAAAACACAGATTAGTTCGTAGTGAACGTATAAGCACCAAACTTACGATTAATAATCGTAGCAACGCCAAGTTTCTGCTGATACTCGTATTCAATGGTCTTATCCATATTGGTGTTACCATCGGAAATCTCCTTAATCTGAGCATCACCCTCGTCATAAATCTTAATGAACTTATTATCGGCCATAGGCATAACAAGAAGTACATTATTTGCTACAAGCTTAGTAGTAGTATCATTTGGTGCAAAGGACTGAGGAATCTCAACAAGTCTGATACCTTCCCAGATACCAAGCTTACCAGTAGTATTTCTCTCGTCCTTCATGTTACCGGAATACCAAGTAACAGGAGTAAGATCTGCAACCTTAGAAAGAGCAGTCTTAGTACCCATAATAACAGCTTCTACGCCGTTAGCGGTCTGTACATCCTCAACAAGAGTAACAAGTGTTGCTTTGTCAAGGCTACCAGACTTATTGAACTGTGCAGAAGGAGTAACGCTTGCAGGTGCCGCCATAACAGCCGCATATACCATGTCGTTAATCTTCTTATCAAATGCTTCATAAATCTTCTGTACAAAACCAGCCCAATCAACATGACCAGCCATGAACAGCTCGTACTCTGCATAGATTTTAGCACCGTACCAGGAAGTCTTTACCGAGAAAGTACTTCCAGCACCAAGTCTCTGACGGAACAAATCATGATGATTTCCAGAGAGTTCAGCAACCGTCAAAATACTCTTATCGGGTACATAGAACTCGTTTGTATCACCAATAGCCATAGACTTAATCTCTACATACTCATTGAAGAAAGGATTCTGTCCCCAACCAGAAACAAGCAAGTCCTGAATAGTCTCTTCAATTACTTCGAATACGTCTACCTTGTGTCTGCGAATAGCCTTACGAAGTTCCTGCTTGGAACACTTCTCATCAACGCCAAGAATCTGGAACATTACTTCACGAATCTTAGCATTGGCATCTTCCTTAGACACTTCCTGCTTACCAAGAGCAGTATCAAACATCAGATTATGAAACTCATTATAATCCTTTTCTGCAAATACATTTCTGGTATCTGCATTGCTAAATGTAATCTTCTTCATTTTAATCAATCCTCCTTTCTTCTATAATTAAGATGCAATTGCCAGTTTCTTAGAAGAAACGGATACAGCCTTACCAATAGAAGACGACGTAGGAGTCGTGGTAAAGCACTCAGCGGATACACTAAATACGTCCCCAGGAACCAACTGATATACACGAAGAATATCATCCTTCAAATTGAAGAAGTTAGATTCATCCTGCATGCGAGTCGTATATTCCTCGTAGATAAGAGGTACGGACAGAACCAAACCGTCAGTGTCTGCAGCGGCGGTCACAAGAACCCTCCACATACCATTAGCAGCCTGCTCAATAATCTTTCCAGCAAAAGTATTGGACGCAGCGGCCTCAGCATAAACTTCAGGTCTAACATAATCGCCACGAGCAACAATTGCGCCATTGTCAATATTAGCAGCGGCTTGAATATTCCAAATATTTCCTACGATAGTAGCTTTAAGATTAGTACTCTCAGCAACGCCGTGCTTAGTACTAAAGTCCAAAAAACCAACAGCCATTTGTTTTTCCTCCTTTTTATAAAAATAAAAAATATCTAAATAAAAAATAGAAGATTATTCATCTTCTATTTTCCATTTGAAACCATATGCGGTTTTAAAGTCTCCATTTTTTATTCTGTATATATTTGAAATGCTTTTTAGATTTGATCTTGTTTTTAAATCATGACAACCATAATATTTATCAATTAAATCTCCATTTAAGCTATACTGATAAAAAATTGGAGTACTTTTATAGTTACTGTCTTTTACAATAGTTTTTGGCTTAAAATCAAAATCCAATGGTAAATCTTTATATAAGACAAAATGTTTTCCGTTTGCAACATATCCATGTTTATATGATTGTGTTATTGCAGACACATGAACACCATAATAAGATGATGCATCTTTTATAGAATTAAATGTCATTGCATCCTCATAACAATATACTTTTTTATTGTGATAGTATGACCTATACTGAGAAGAATCTTCTAGCCCATCATACGATTTTTTGTATATTGTTTCTTTTTCAATATGTCCCAATTTCATAGCATTTCTTAAATATGAAATTACGGTACTCTGCGAAACATCTAGTTTTTGTGCTATTTCATATGCATGTTTTGTTTCATTCTTATAACACTCTATTACATCATGATATTTTGATTTCACGGCCATCTCGTTACATAATACCCAATCGATTTTTGATAAATCAAAAATATTACCGATAGATTTAATTATTGAATTTTTAATATAATCAAATCTGTCTCCGTAATAGCAACAATCAATTCTGATTAAAACAAAACCATTGTCAACCGCAAGACTGTCTTTGATTTTATCATTGTCTTTGTTTTTGCAAATTATTCTATGTCCATGTCCTAACCCACCATCTGTTTCAATTAAATATTTTTTTGAATTATAAACAAGACAAAAATCATATCTATATTTATCAATTCTATATTGTCTTATAAATTTTACAGATAGTTGTTTTAAAACATTTGCGAAAAATTTTTCTGGGTATGAAAATCCATCATTGCAGTAAGGACATAAGACATGCTCAGCTTTTGTAAAACTTGCAATAATTGTTTTACAAATACTATTGCAACATGGACAAATTAAATCAACTTTTTTACTTGAATAAATACCATACTTATATGCATCATCTTTGTTTTTAAAATATTTAATCAAATGTGGTTTTTCATTTGCTATTATTTTTTTTACTCCGATTGACATAAACCCTCCAAAACATTTAAAAGAAAATAAGTGTGGTATATTACCACACTTATTAATTCTCCTTTTTTAGATTGGTTGGTAATTATCCAACAAAATCCACATAATCATAATTAATCGAAAAGATTTCCGTAAGGTTTCTTTTCTTCAGCATCCTTAGTTGTTGCATTCACTTTTATTGAAGAAACTTTCTTTTCTGTATTCTTTGCAGTAAAAGAAAATTTCTTACTAATCTTTACAAGTTTTCCAAGAGCTGCATCAGCCTTTTCTGCTAACTCCTCTTTAGAATATTGATCAACAAATTCCTTCTTCATAATATTTTTAAACTCGTCAGTATCAAGATAATCAGAATAAGATGCATCATCAAATACAGTCATTTTGTCAGCATACGATTCTGCATACTTATATCTTTCGAGTTCTTCTTTAATTGAAGAATAATTTGTTCTCATCTCGTCAAGAGATTTCATTTCGTCATCGGTAACATATTCTACATATACCGGAACTCTGTCTCCAGTTAATGTGAATATTCCATCAGACTCGGAATATGATTGCTTATAATACTTATCATTCCATATATCTGCCATAATAACATAATTATCATATGCGATTACAAAATAATAAGTATTGTCAACATCAGAATATGTCGCATTCACAAGATCAGAAACAGCATAAAGCTTATCATTAATAGACATTGAGAATTCAATCTTACCATCATTAATATTAAACTTTCTTGCTTTTTCTTGCTCGTCATCATCGATTACAGTTGGCTCGTCTTGAGTTCCTTGTCCTTCATCAGAACCAGAACCACTGCCTTGCTGACCTCCAGTTCCAGATCCTTGTTCAGAACCTGTACCACTGCCTTGCTCCTGTGTGTCAGTTGTTCCACCACCTTGCTCAGTTCCAGAACCTTGTTCTGCACCAGACCCTTGTTCTTGAGTACCAGTTGTTCCACCACCTTGCTCTTGAGTACCATTTCCTTCAGTTGGAGTTTCCGTAGTAGTATTCTCTGTTTGAGCATTTGGATCTTCCTGGTTCCCATTTTCATTGCCTGGGTCTTCGTTTTCCTCTTCAGACCCATCAAATTCCAAGACCTCTTCAACTTGATTTTCAGCTTTAGTCTTTTTCATATTCTCCAGATTTCCTCCTTCCCTCGAAAAATGTATATCTGAGCAAGCAGACTTAAGTTCGTCAAGTCTTGCCTGTAGCTCACTAATTTTTGAAAACATACTGTTGTTATCAATGCTAAAATCTTCAAGGGTTAATTTACTTCCAAGCATGCCCTCACCTATTGGTGTCCCATCTTTTTCAGAACCTAATAAAGTACATCCTAAAAATTCAAAATCGTCTATAATAAGATATTTATTCTTTGCATCATAAGAACATGAGTTGACTGAGATTTCACAACTAACCTTTGTTTCGCCTTTTGACTGTATGATTTCTGCCGTTCTTGTGTACTCAATCGGAATTGCAACTTTTGCAATTACATATGTTTTGTCCATGTCGGCATCATATTCTAAAAATGGTTCATCATTAGTAAACGTTCCAACCTGATGCTCATCATAAACGATTTCTTCTTCTCCATCTGAATTCTCTTCAACATGAAAATCGTGCGAATGAAAATCCCATGATCCATCATCTAATTGATGAATTGATGCAAGAAGAGGATCATATTTTAATGATGGCATAGCAGCCTTCATTGATTCTTCAGGAATGTAACTTCCATTTCTGTTAAGAAGTGTATGGCATACTTTTACTTTGGCAAATAATTTATTGTTTTCTTCCGCAACTTCAAACTTCGAGGAAAAGTCTTGTACGGATTTTACAATTATTTTTTTGCCAGTCTCTTTTGAAGAAAAATTGTAAATTTTATGAGAATCAAAGAAACTCACCAAATCTTCAATAGTTAAAAAAGATTTATTTCCCATTGTTCCCTCCTTTCTTCAAAAATTTTAATATTTATAAAATGACTAATTGCCATTTATAAACAAAGCATATTAGTATAATGAATTTTTGACATATCAATGTCTTTTGAAAACTTTAAAGACTTATCATTTATAAAAGTATAAAATCCATTTGTATCATCAATCAACTTAAAACCAAGCGATTTTAATATTTCAGATACTTTTATATCTTGCGTTCGGATAAAGTTATATTTCATTTAATCACCTTCCTTATCCATTAGAACGATCGCGTTTATCCCTGCTAGATTCACCATCATCGGTTAATTCGGTATCGCTTTTAGTCTGTCCACCACCTTCATTATTAGAAGTTGTGTGACTTGAATTTAATGGAATAAATGTTTCATGAATATTTAAAACGTCGTTTTGTAAGAAATTCATACTAAGAGTTTCTAATTCGTTATATCCATTAAGAGTATTAATTGCTAATGCATTCGGTATACCAAATTGTGCCTCTTTAAGCATTTGCTCTTTAAGTTCATCTTTTGTGTATGTAGATGTCTCAAGCATTTTTATTTTTGCAGGATTTTTAACATGATAACTTAAAAATCTATTTAAATATCCTTCTGTTTGTGGAAGTAAAGATGCCTGCCCATATCTCTCATCAAACCTAATTGCACCCTTCCATGCGGTTGTTCCGGAAATTGTAGCACTGTTAAGTAATTGCGCTCCACCAGAAGTATTTAATACAGTTTTTGTTGCATTCTCAACTTTATTAACATCGGTAGCTTGATCATGATCAAAAGTGATTGTATCAAGAGGAACTGGAGTAAGTGCAGAACCAATATAATCTGGAAGACTGCTTTCTAACTTTTGATAGTATTTTAATGCAGTATTAATATCTACTGCCCAATCATCTGGATTTTCAGACCCATTAATAAGAGGAATGGTAGCAGTAATTAATTTATATATTTGCTGCTCATCCGCAACACTTTGAATATCTTCAAGGTCTGCCAAAGATATGAGAGCATTAAACAAACCAACAAAAATAGGTAATGGAATTAACAAGTCGTCAACATTAATCTTGAAACAAACACAATATTCATCTGGCATTTGAATCCATCTATTTGTAGTCGTGTCCTTTTGATATTCTTTATACATAGAAGCAAAAGGCTCTCCAATCCAATCTATCATGTCTTTATTCTTATCGAAGTATGTCATATCTAACGCATATGCTAAATCTCCAGTATAATAAGCACCAGTTACTTTGCAATAATCTGGATCCATAGGCATAATAAAATACCCAGTCTCGTCATACCATGCAGTGCCGAAGAAAGCATCTTCTCTCCATGAAATAATATATGCTTTTAACATTTCTGTTTTTAAGTTCATATTATTTATCACGGATAGGGTTTCATAATAACTTTTAAGAACTTTCTTTTTATCTCCACCTTTTACCAAATCAACAATTGGTATTACGGACTTTGCATTTGTATCAATCATTGTGCCAAAATACCATATTAATCTTCTGTAAACATAACTTCTTAAATATAAGTATCTACTAAGATTTCTTAAGTTCTTATAATTGGTAAGAGGATTTTTCATATATTGACGAAGTTTTTCTTTATCGAATATGCTATATGTCCTAGATACCGTTTTTGAAGGGTCTGATAATTGCAAAATTGCATCAGTAGACTTTTTGAAAAGTTCTATTGATTTTTCATTTTTTTCATACCACTCCCTTATTTCAGCAGCCGTTTTCTGCTTAGTGGGTGCATTACCTGCACCAGTTTTAGATTGCGCCATAAGTAAGCACCCCCTTTATCCAAACATAGAAAATCGCTTGCACTGTTTAATTGGCAAGCGATTAATTAAATCATTTTTCTCCGTATATTTCCTTTTTTTGCTAATCCTAATCTGATCAACAACATAAAGATTATATTCCAAGCTACTGTATCTATCCTTCCTCATACCAGACTTTTCTTTAACCTTAATTAATCCATTGGAAATTTCGTGGTCAAGGTTTATAAGTTCATCAATTAAGAACGTAGTCTGATAATGTGGTAACGACAACATAGCCTTTTGTCTGTCCGTTAATTTATTATAATTCTTAATCTTCGTAGACCATTTGTCTTCCATGTCCGTTTCTGATGCAAGAAGATTGATATATCCATTCTGAAATGCTGCTCTAAGAGATAAACACATGTCATTATTTTGTTTACCATTTGGTTTTATAATATAAAGACATTTAGTTGTATCTTTAGATTTACAACGTTCGTTCATTTCAGGATTATTAATTGAACTCATTGCTTTATACATTTGACCATATACTGGATCAAATCTGTCTTGAACCATAATGAAATCGGCAACTCCCTGACCTATCATCGTTGTTATCTTACAAGCTTTTTATCTTGTAATTCTAATAGTTTATTATTCCTATTAGTTCAGCATATTTTTTTATCTTTATTAAAACACTTAATAAACCAAAACAGTTGTATATTTGTATTGTTGCGTTTTCCATACCTTTGATGAAATTTTATATGACAATTTTGACACAAAGTTATACCATTGTGAACATCATACCTTAGTGCTAGATTATCTTTCCAATTAAACATATGATGTGCTTCTAATCTAACAAACTTACCATTTCCGTTTCTTGCACCGCAACATTTACAGGTATATCTATCTTTTAAAAACACAGCTTTTCTCCAGTCTCGATATTCTGGCAATTCTCTGCCGTCACGAATTGTTGTGGCAAAATCACCCTTCCATTTTGGATTATTTTTACCGCGCATTGACTCTCTAAACATTTTTGTTTGAGAATAATTTTCGCAACCATATTTTTCTATACATGTATTTTTATATTTATCTCTGCATTCTTTTATTTGTGAATTTGAAGTTACTCCAAAATTATCAATATAATATTGCTTAATTTTATTTTGTATTTCTTTATTTCCAAATGGATTTTCACAACCATATTTTTCAATATTTGTTTGTTTTATTTTTTCATCTACGCCTGGTATCCTTCTTGTAAAATCAACACCATATAGCATTTTAACAGATTCTTGTGCCTTAATAGTTGTACATTCTTTTTTGCCACAACAGTCTTTATTATTTGTCTTCTTTTTTAATTTTAAGTATGAACGCCAAATAATATCAAAATCATTACCACAATATTCACATTTACACACGACTTTGGCTGTACTTCCGTTTGTTAAATCCTCGACTTTAACTTCAAATTCATCTCCAATATGAGTATATTGATATCCAAGATTAATATAATGTTTACATACTTTTGAATTCCACTTTAATATAACTGTTTTTGTTAATAACATATTTGTTCTCCTTTCTCACAAAAATAGTGCTAGGGGAAATATACATACCCCTAGCACAAGAATAGGAAAACTTTTATCCTTTAGCAGTTAACACAATTTGTTAACCGGTGTTTTAATACAGATAGTGCGACCTCTTGGAAAGATTATATTCTACATATAATATATTCTCTATTTTATGTAGTTTCACTTTCTATGCGTTGCCCCTGACTAGTCTTTTAAAAATAGCCTTCGGTTCGAATTCGCATCTCAGCGTCTTCGCTTTATTTCGCACAGTTTCAATTGCTATTTCTAGCAAAAGCGGCATAAGTCTACCGTTACAATCAATTGCAAAATAATCACAATCATATTGATAAAAATATCTCATTGCAAGAAGTCCTAATTCCTCTGTTACCATACCTTCAGCGGTTTCGACATATGATATATTACTTAAATAGTTTTCCTCATTTGTTTTAATACACTGGTTGATAACAAAACAACTCGCATCGTTCTTGTTTTTTTTAGATGCCATAAGTGCAACATCCAACGAAAGTATTCTTATCTCATTTACTTGTTTCTTTGGAATTTGAGTTCCGGTTTCCCTATAATAATCAAGCGGTCGCAACCCATCTTGCAAAGTTCTGCGATCACTCAGAATATTATAATTAAACAATGCATCTTCATTTGAACCATAAAAAATTCCTTCACGTTCCATCATAAACGTAATGTCAGAAAATGTTTCCTCTGACATTTCGTTCTCTATCTGTTCACGCATAAGAAGTCCTTCTGCTATTGATAATTCATATGGTAAATCACAAATGAAATATTTCTTCGTGTCATCAAGTGAATTTGCAACATAAGCCTTAACTTTGTCATACATTTCGCTTGCTTTATACCATGCGGAAGACATAAACATTTCTTTATTCATTTCCTGAAGATGTTTATATTCAGGTTTTCTTAAATATCCGGGTTGCCTAGGTGAAGCATTCATTGGTCTAATAACTCTTTCAAAAAGTTTCTGAGGAATTAATCGGCATTCATCAACAATAACAATATTACTTCTACCACCCAAGCTTGTTTCTCCAGCAACTCTTACTTGTATAAAAGAACCGTTTTTAAACCACACTCCACAGTCATTAAGACCAGTACTAGCCTTTTTGATTTCATTACATAAAATAGGAGAGTGTTGCATAAAATCATCAGTTATTTTTAATACAACTTCCTTTCCTTGCTTAAATGTATAACTAAATGCCAATATTTTTGTCCCAGGATACAAAATACATCTGACTACCGCGTACAAGGCCACTAAATAAGTTTTGCCAAGCGATTGTTATTATCTGTGAATTTTTTATTTCACACTCTGGAGATTCATTTATCTCATTTTCATCGATCAGTTAATTCTGATCCAGTCTAGCATATATTTTCATCTTTTATAATAATTATATGAAGATGGAGTGGACTCTTGGAGATATTATATTTATTCAATCTCTATGCGTTACGGTGAGCAACAGCCTTTCGCAATCTGTTCTTTACCTCGGTGTTGGCATCTCAGCGTCCACCGATTTTCCACTCTTATTGCCTGCATATTTCTATGCAGCGGAGCCATCTAAATAGGATTTTACTAATTCATATTTTCTATATAAAAAAAGAGCATTTTGATCATGATATAAATGATTGACAAGTTTTTTCATACTATCAATATTAGTACATATTAATCTATGTTTTTTGTCATGCTCTTTGTAAATTGATGTTTTAATATCAAATGTCTGTAAAACATTTTGAATATATAATAAAACTTTATCTGTAGCACAAGTTATGTGCATATAACAATGATTTTTTATTTTCCAAAAACATCCGTCGCCATCTATATAACCACGAAGAAAATCAAAAAAGTATTCCTCATTCACAATAGGGAATACTTCTTTTAATGTTTTATTTGTTTCTATTCCATTCTTCATTAATCCACGAACAATTCTACTAGAATATACTCTTAAACATGCCGATTTCCCAGAATGACAAAGATTTCCACAAATTACAATTTCTTCTGGTTCTTTATAAGATATAACATTTAAACCACCAAGTTCTTCGTTTAGTCTTTCCAAAATATATTTATCTCTATATTGTAGTTCCATTCCAAATTCATGTCCTCTATTATCAGATCTGATATGAATCCATCCGTCTGCAAAAATATAACCAAGAAAATAAGCTTTTAATGGAGTATCTATAGCGTCAAAATATGTATCATTTATTTGACGCAGTTTTGTTAACCCCATGTTATTTATTCTACCGCGTATTTGTCTTTCGGTATAACCAAGTTTATTTGCTATTTCTTTATATGTCATATCTTTGTAATGATCCTTCATAAATTGATTTTCTTCTTTTGAAAATCTAAATGCATGGAACAAATCATTTTTCTTAATATAATATCTTACTGTTGGTATGGTTATATTTAAATATTTTGCAATTTCCATTGCAGACATTTGTGGGAAGTTTTCTAAAACAAATAATTCATTTTTTGTTTTGTTTCTCATAATATTAATCCTCCTTTTTATTTTTTTGACAAAATAAAAAAGAGGTGGCGGGTAATTATCCCGCAAATCCTCTTTAAATAAGTAATCCTATATAGTTTTATTAACCCCTCGCGGCAACAAAAAAGAAGTAGTCATACAGCATCATTGCAAATATCAATATCTTCTGAAACAACTTCAAATGAATTCCAAGAAACTCTTCAACAAACCTATGAGGATTAGCCCTATAATAAGAAGCCCTTTCAGCAATTGTATTCATAAGCCTTTCGGTTTTGTCTTGTTGAATCTCCTTATCGGTTTTCTTTTTACTAGAAGCCCGACTTTGTCTAATTTTGGCAACCCTTTCGTTATGTCTCTTTTCTTTTTCTCCAATTTCCTCTTCAATTACTTTCGGTTCTTCAACCACTTCAATCTTTGGTTTAATCGGAGTTTGTTTCTTTTGAACATCTGGCTTATCAATTCTTTTGAAAGCCATTAGCTTTCTTCTTTTCCGAACAAAGCAGAATAGATAGCATCAGATCTGCCTTCTTCTTCAACTTCAGGTTTCGTCACCTTATACTGTTCAATATATTCGTCGTATTCTTTTGAGTATCCGTTGTCGAAACCCAATGCCCTTGCCAGATGTCCTTTAAACCATACGCGAATATATTTACCAATTCCGTCAACATCCTTAAACTCAGGAGAGGGTTCCGGAATTGGTTTTTCCTCTTCCCACTTTTCAATCAACTGACCAAAAGTAAGAGAGTCGGCTAAACCACTGCCACTGTTTTGTCGTGGCAAAATGTTAATGGATGACAATAAGTCCTGATATGTTTTATCTAAGTCCTTGGTGTTAGCACCAGCTTTCGTTGCTTTGTTTATTTCCCACTTTTTGAAAGCCAGTCTTTCAAAGATTGTCTCTTGTGCCTTTGTATTACATTCATATCTAGACACCCAATCCTGATATTCATTTTCAAGGAACATTAAATCTTCATTACTAAAATCAGTTCCAAATCTTTTCTTTGCAGACTTCAGAGTCTTCTGAACAATCTTAACATCCTCCGAAGAATTCATGTCCTCAGATTCATCAATGTCGAATTCGCTGTCTGCAAATGTTTTGTTTTTATAATTTGGCAACGACTTCACCATTACAAGATACTGCTGAAATGCAGTCTCCCTAATTTTCTCATTTGTCGCATCAGCATTAAATCTTAGCTGTGCCGTGTAGTCCTTCTCTATAAATGGCAAGTCAAGCTTTTTAAATACCTCAATTGTCTTTTCTCTATTGTCTTTTCTGATTTGAGTCTTCTTATCAAAATCAGTAGCCATGTCAAGAATACATGCCTTACAAGCCATGTGTTCCAAACCACTCTTTGTCTTTTTAGAAGAGTAGAATTGCTTTGCAGACAAAAAATTTCCGCAACAAGGGCAATAGATTAAATCGAGATTGACCAGCTTGTTATAGTCTTCTGCTAGATCATTATAGGCTCTCTTAACGCCATTAAGAGTTAAGGCTTTCAATTCTTCAGGTGTTTTTGCCTGTCTCAAATAAGCCATAAAACCATTCCTTTCCATTCCAAAAAATAAAATGTGGCTCCATTTGACACTTCCGTGAGAGGTGTGGAGCCTTCTGTTCCTAAAAATGTTCGTTTTATTAATCCTGTTGGCACGAACGAGAAAGAGCCGCAGGCGTACCGTCCTCCCTGTGTGTCGGATATACCATGTCAATTCATGGATTAATCGCCTAGAAATCGGAGTGGCGAGACTCGGACTCACGACGTCTGGTTCCCAAAACCAGCGGTCTACCAACTGACCTACACCCCGGAAACTGGGATAATAAGAATCGGACTTATATATGTCGGTTAACAGCCGACTGTTCTGCCATTGAACTATATCCCAATGTGGTGGAGCAAAACCGCCCCACCGTTATTAATTCCCTTCTCATCCCGAAAAGAGTTTTTGTCTTCAAAAGAAGAGGAGAGGGAAGCACTCCCTCCCCCCTTAAAAGATAGTTACTATTTCATTCTCTTGATAAACTCATCAAACTCACGTCTCATGGATTCACTTGAAGCCTTATCCTTTAAGTCTTCAAGCATTTCGATCTTGAACATAATGCATATTTGCATTATTCCTAGTCAATATTCCTAACGGAACAAGTTTACCTAGGCTATCCCCGCAGTTCCTGCGGTTCTTATATATCACTTAACAATTATTTAGTCCTTCATTTAGAATGTTAATTGCGGCATTTATATCTCTATCTAATTCATTACCGCAAATTGGACACACCCATTTCCTTATTGCTTCATCCTTTTTACAATCTCTATGCCCGCAGATGTGACATATTTGTGATGATGGATAGTATCTGTCAATAACTTTTAGCTCTTTACCATACCACTGACATTTGTATTGTAATTGTCTTCTAAATTCATATAAAGAAACATCAGAAATCCTTTTGTTTCTTATAGTAGAGTCGGTTTCTCTTAACGATGAAACATCTAAATCCTCAATACAAATTGTGTCATATTCACGAACGAGATTAGTTGTAAGCTTTTGTAAAAAATCCATCCTTTGGTTTGCAATATGTTTATACAGTTTTGCAAGTTTGATTCTCACTTTATTACGATTAGAACTACCAATTGTTTTTCTTGATAATTCTTTACATAATTTAGCAAGTTTCTTTTCCGATTTTTCAAAAAATTTAGGATTATCTATTTTGATACCATCGGAGTATGTCGCAAAATTTACAATTCCCAAATCTATTCCAATATTATTACCAGTTTTTGGAAATTGATTGTTTTCTATGTTTGTGCAACATAAAGAAACATAATAATGACCTATAGCATTTTGGGATACTGTAGCATGTAATATACGACCAGATGGTACTAATTTTCCTCTAATTTTTATATTACCAAGCTTTGGTAATTGAATATGATTTTTAAGGAATTTAATATTGTTATTATTAAATTGTGTCCTATATGATTGTTTTTTGTTTTTCTTTGATTTATACTTTGGAAAACTTTGATGATTATTAAAAAATAATTCAAAGGCACGATCCAAATGTTTTAATGAATTTTGTAATGCCCATTTATCAGGTTCTTGTAACCATATGTAATTATTTTTTAATACAGTTAATTCTCTGCTAAAATCGCAATATCTAATATTTTTATTATTTTCATTATGTTCATTAATTTTTCTGTCAAGAAAATAATTATATACAAATCTGCAACATCCAAATGTTTTTTGAATTAATTCCTTTTGTTTTTTATTTGGATATATCCTATATTTATAATACTTTTCCATATGCTCTCCTTTACAAAAATAGGAGAGGGCAATAAATACCCTCTCCATGAAAAATTACTTCTTCATTCTTTTTATAAATTCGTCAAATTCACGTCTCATATTTTCGTTAGTAGACCTGTCACGCAGTTCTTCTAACATACTTAACATCCAATCTGATTCACCCGAGTAACCGCCGTCGTCATAACGACTATAGCGACCACCGTTTCTGAACGAACGACCGTCATCATATCTGGACATGCGACCGTAATAGCGGTCACCGTAACTATATCCAGACTCATTTTCACACATCTCAATCAACTTGCAGAGGTTCTTAGCAGTATGAGCCAACATGTCAATAGTAGGAAGTTCAGAGGATTTAACCTCATTTCTCATTCCATACTCTTCAAGTTCTTCGATGATTTTCTTTTTAAGTTCATAAACACCGTGCATATTCCATTCCTCCTTCCTAAGCTATTCTTTCAACTCTAATTGACGCATTGCGTCTAACCTGAATCGAAGGGGTAGGAGTTACGGCAGCATCGTCCTCAGTTCCGTCGATATATCTTGCAGATACAGTCATGCAACATCCTCTTGGTACGGTAATAATAACACTGGTACTAATGTGACCATATTCGCTTACCGCTTGAGGAGTGTATATTGCAATGCTTTCCGGGAGTGTTACTCCATCAAGACTGATACCTAAAGCCACTGCCGTGACTTCACCACCTTCAGGCACGAGTACGTTACCTTCTAATGAAACAACGTATCTCGCAAATCTGTTGGAAGTATTGCCTTTTAGAATAAGAACTCCAGGAGCAACGGGAACTACATTGCCGTTATTACAAGGAATAGAAACAGTATTAAAAGGTATAGTATTGTTTAATGCCACAAGAACGTCGGCATTTGTTATATATTCAGCCATGGCAAACACCTCCTAGTTAGTTATAGAAGCCGTTGCCACAACCAACTGTCTGATTGCAACAATAAGGGGACTGCACAATATAAGAGGGGATGGGCCTGGGGGCTACGTATTGTTCCACCTCATTCGCCAAAGCCCTCTGTCCAGCCTGAATTGCAGCCGTCTGAACGTCCTGACTAGCCTGTCCACGAGCATACAAAATCTCGCTTCTAAGCTGTGCAATGGTGTCATTCTTTGCATCAAGCTTATCCTGATACATCTGATCCTTAATGGACTGGAGTCCAGCATTAAAGGAATTAATGATGCTCTGAGTGTTCTGAGTGTCAACGGTTCTGTTAGCACAAGCCTCACGAGCGAGGTCAGCACTAAGCCCAGCAATCGCATATCTGTTGTCACAGCCAACCTGTGCAACTTGTGCGGTTACTCCGTTAAAACCTTGAGCCATTGCGGTCTGATTTGCAAAAGACTGTTGCATGTTAGCCATCTGTCTTGCATTCGCTGCAACCTCTGCAGCAGAAAAACCGCCATTAACCGCCTGAACAATCTGTCCAGTAGAACTACAAATGTTCTGATTAATACCAGCAATACCAAGCTGAGTATCACCAAAACCACTTGTCACTGCACTCTGAAGTGCGGAGATAGAATTCTGAGTAGCTAAATTGTCAAAGCTACTCTGAGTGGAATTCTGGTTGTTCGCATTAGATGCAAGAAGCCATGGGAAGTCATAACCGCCCATGTAACCGCCACCAAAACCACCCATACCGCCCCAGCCGCCAAAGCCACCGAAAGCGAAGAGTACGAGAAGGATGATCCATACGTCAGATCCCCAACCGCCAAAGCCGTTACCGCCAAAGCCACCCGTAGGAGCGACTGGCATAATCATGTTGTTACCATCTGTTGTCATAACCAAGTTGTCCTTTCTACCGTGGTAACACGGATTTAACTAGTAATATGTACTTAAATGACTCGTTGCCGGCGATGAGCCACAAATACCAAGATTAGTTCTGTCCCATGGAGTTTCTGATAGGAAGAGCGGAAGAGTTATATACTTCTTCAGCTTGTTCTTTGGTAAAAGCACCATGGTTCATCAAGTAATTTCCAATAGCTTCGGGATTGCCATTAATCCCCATCTGTTGGATTTCATCTAGCTGTTGTTTGTTTATTATTTTTCTGTCATAAAGAAAAGAACCCAACTGACTTGGGTTCTGTCTGAGCATGTTAATGTTCTGCATTATCTGTTGCATGTTCTGAAAAGGTGACATGCCACCCATTCTCTGAAAAGGAATATTCATGACTTATCCCCCTTCTTGAGAAATTTATTGTCAGATGCCGTAGGCTTAAATGATATCTCGGACAATCGTCTTTCTACTTCAGTCTGAACCGCTTCAGACACAATGTCTAAAATGTCATCAACCTTGACATAATCTTTCAAATTCACTTCGGAAGGTTTTACGTCTTCTTCCGTTACGAGCCTGCATTTTTCCAACGGAGTAATCTTTCCGTTAGCATCTCTTGATTTTCTGTAGACTCTGTTCGGATCGTCCATGTCAAGAAGAAATACTTCCTGGTTATAAGCAACTGGGTATATGGTTGCCGCAAGTTCTCCTTGTACATAATCCACAACCTTTGGAGGGATTACCGGAGCCTGCTGTTGATAATTGCTCTGCTGATTTTGCGGAGCATATGACTGCTGATAATTTGCAGTCGGCTGTTGATAATAAGAGTAACCTAAGCTGTTGTTCATGATGTCATTCTCCTTATAAGATTAGTATAGTATGATTAGTTGTCGGAGTCTTTCTTGTACCAGTAGCAAATTGGTGATTCCAATCTACTGTCCCAAGAATCAAAAATAGTTCCGTCCTTCACACAACACACGTGATCTCCGAAACTAAGTATGTAAGTACCTCTAAAATGTTCATTACAAAAATCTTCTGCCGTATAGCAGTCAGGACAAGTATTGTCTATTGCCCCTCTATAGAAACCATGTTGTCGCAGTACGGCAGCCAATACTTCGTTACTGCACTCCACAGTGCCCATTTTAATCGCCGCATTGCATAACAGAACGCTTGCGGTGTCCCAGTCAATGTCAAGAGCCTTTGACAATGCCCTCGGCATGCAGTCCTTGACAAATCTCCCCACTGGGTTGGGATTGTAAAATACATATGCCATTGCTCATCATCTCCTTTGATTAGTCTAGTTGATTAGTAATAAGTAGATATTCTGGTTCCGTTAGTTCTCGCTTAAAACATTCATATCCTCGGAAAGTTTGATATCCGTCAAGTGAATGATACTCGACTTCATAAATATCCTTTCTTTGAATATAAGTTCCGTTGTCAGTTCTCGTAAATTCCTCCGGTCGTTCTTCAAGTAATTCCAATGTCCATTCGTTTTTTGGCATTCACGTTTTCTCCTTTGCTATTTTATAAAATGGAATGGGAGAGTGATTTAAATGCAATGGCACAGCATTTACATTTAAACCATTCTCCCAGTAGGTATATTTATAAAAATAGCGTAATAATTATTTTATTTTAAAAGCGGAATTTAAACGCTGAACATTTGTTCTAATTTATCACAATTGATCAAATCAATTATTTCAATGTGTTCATGTATTATATGTGCCGTAAATCACGCCATGCAAGTGGTTTCCGTTTGAAAATACTCTTGAAGGCCAGTTACCGATTGCCGCCATTGTGTTTTCGTAATATCGACCAAATTTCCAAAGATTGCCGCTTGCTTGAAAAGCGGGAGCAATTTGCGTCAATGTCGAATTGTACCCATAGAAATCCCAAAAGCCACCGTTTACAGGTGTTATATTAGGTACTAATGGGTTTAATGCTTTTAACAAATCTCTTGATATACCCCAATCAAATTCGTCACCAGTAGCGGATGATGAAGTAAATTGTAAAGCGAAATCAATCGTTGCAACACCATTGTTTAGTGTAATAGTAGCGCAACCAATTCCCGATATATGGTTATTTCCATCATATATCAAGCTTCCTTTTACATGGATAACTCGTGCGACACTGTTATTTGTTTGTAATTTACTGCCAAAACGAATGCCATAGACTTTGTAAAGTCTTGGTTCTTCAACATCGCTTGTCCTATTCGCAAGTGTTGTTATGTGTGAAGAATCTGAAAACTTAAAACATAAACGTCTATTTCCACTTGCAATAGAACCATTTAATAAAAATACCCAGTTACTACTATCAGCCGTTACATAGTATTCCGCTTTATTTACAAGCATTGACATTAACTGGTTTTGTGCGTTTTCCCTTGCGTTCATATAAGCGTATACAAGAACAGCGTCATAATTGTCGATTGAGGCTGAAAGCGTATATGCCCTTGTTACATCGCTTGTTCCGCTCGTTGGTGTAAAGTTTGTGTTCTCTAAAAGCAAGTCACAAGCGTAAAAGGCACTATTTCCAAAATATTCAATTCCGTTAAGTATCTGTTTTGCCATGTTACACCCCCATCCAGTTACAGCCCCAAATCAAAATTCCGTTTTTCTCAATGTATGTATTAAACAGGTCAATCATAATTCTGTCTTTACAGTAATGCGATGTTTTGTCATAGTCTGAAAACTGTAAAAATCTGTAATATGCGTTGCTGTCATTTGCGGCGGGTCTTGTTGTTTGATTTCCCGACCATTCCTCAACCAAAGTTCCGCTTGCGTCAAGCAATCTGCAATATATCTTTGTTCCCGTCCACTCAAACTGTCCTGTATAGGAAGTGTTTTGACTAACCACCGTGTTTAGCGTTTTCCAACCTTGCCATGACGTGCCTGAACTAAAACCCCAACCAAAGCCTAGCTTATTTTCGTTTAAGACTTCAAATGCGGGCAATGCCGTATAGTTGTATGCACCATTTCCCGCAAACGCTCTTGAATTTCCGCTTTGCAATCTCTGAAATCTTACGGACACCTTGAACGATGTTGCGTTGCCGACAGGATTATAAAAAACAGTATTAGTGGTTATGCCACTACTAGGATTTGCGCTTTGTATGCCTGTGTAGCCACTTGTTCCCGATGTTATCCACCGACCATTCATGATAGTAACATAGTCATTGTTACAAACCCATTTGAGCTTCGATGTGTCCAAAGCCTTTTGCATCACGCTAATCTTAGGCGGCATTTCACTAGGCAGATACAAACCACTTTCACCATTCACGAAACGGATTGCGTCACCTATGTCAGTTAAAGTTTGTCCGTCTATTCTGTAAATGCTCATGCTATCACCACCTTAGAACTTCCGCATTTGGCACTAACGCTACCCATGCACCGTTGACCTTGTAATACATTGTCAGAATTTCCGTTCCCCCCGCATTCAACATGGCATATTGGTTTCCGTTAACGCCGTCAAGATTATTAGGTTCACCAGTTCCATGTAAAAATGTTACGGGCGTTATGTTAGCGTCCTTAATGCAATACAAAATTCCATCAGAATACTTTTCGTCGCCTAAAGCGTCATATTCCGCTTTCGTGACTTCCTTGTACGATGTGATTTCAGCAATTTTGTTTTCGACAACAGACTGTCCATTTACCTGTACGTCATCAATCGCACCAGCATAACCCCACGTTCCGTCACCCCTAACCGCCTTGTCAAGATCGAAAGAAGTTGGAGCGGGCATAAGACCATGCACACCGTCATTTTCGGAAGTAGCACCAACCACATCATTGTAAGTCGTGTCAATTGCTGAAATCACGTCACCGCTGATTGTAACGTTAGTCCCGGCAGTCAGCACGTTCTGTTTACCGCTAAGGTCAATGTTTGCAACTCCTTCGGTAACGACGCTGACTCCGTTAACCTCAACGTCCGTAATCGTTCCAGTACCGCCTCCTTCAGGAGCATACAGTTCGGACGTTTCTCCGTTAACAGTAATGTCAGCAATGTGGACACCTTCGTGCAGAAGAGGAGTAACTTCAACATCACTTCCACCACCGCCACCAGATTCCTCTAAGTCACGGATTCGTTTTTCAACCGTATCCGTTTTATTATTGCCTTGCCCCATCAGAACGTTAGATGCTATGATTTTATCCTTAGAGGCATTGTTTCTGTGAATTAAATCACCCATTCCCATACCTCCTAAAATCCAAACATCTCGTTAATGGTGTCATCAGAGTGATCTTTAAGATATCCCTGGGTGGTGCTTACGTCAGAGTGATGAGCAAACACCTGTATCTGTTCCAATGGGAACTTGCGAGGATTACCATCCTTGTCAAGTAACCTTTTGTCAGTACCCTGTGCAAGACACTCAAGTCTGCTGTGTCTCATTGTATGAGGAAAAATGTTGCATTCTTCCCCACGAACCTCTGACAGTATTCTTGAAATTGAAAGAATGCGGTCATAGATTGTCTCGGATTGGATTGGAGTTCTTACTCCGTTCACTTCCTTATACCATAATGAGTCAATCTCGTCCTCACCGCGTTCCTCAAGATATTTTCGAATGAGTTCCTTTGTGTCGTCAAGATATACGAGGTTAAACTTTTTGCCACGCTTACCAACAACGACGTTCGTTTTGTTGCTTTCAGTCAGTCCGTGTTTCTCTATCTGTAGGAGTTCGTTGCGTCTCCCGGCAGAATCGAATCCAACAGACCAAAGCACCGCAAGCTGCAACTTGCCTTGCTCAACCAATATGTCACGAACCTTTATGAACTCATCAAAAGTAAAGAAAAAGTCGTCGTCATCATCCTTAACCCTTTCATTAGGAATGCCTTTGACCTTCTTTGCATAATTTACGTCATAGTCATAATCATCATCTTCCTCGCAAAAAGTCAGCATGCTGTTAACTGAACTCTTAAGTCTGTTCGTCCTTGCCGGAGACAAACCAAAGTCTTCAGTAAAGATAATGCTGAGGTCACGAAAGTTTTTCTTCGTCATCTCAAGCACCGACTTATTGTCAAACTTCTGAAGGATGATAATAAATATAAATTTAAGATCTGACTCGTAAGCAGAAAGAGTGGCTTTGGATTTCTTCCTCTGTCTGTATTCTGCTAAAAAGTCATTCATGATTTCCTTGTTAATCGGATTTACCTGATCCCACAGTTCGGGAGTGAAAATCTGATTATATACTTTGCCACGAGCCATGGTATCACCTACTTTCCTTTATTTTCCTAGAAATCAAAAATCCCTGCTTCGGTTTTGCACCACGCCTAAAGCGAGCAGGGGGAGGGGGTATTACTCTATAAACGTCTCACCATGGTACGCATTAATAAGAGGCGTGGTGAGTTCTGTTCTTACTTAATTTCCTTGACGGTGGAAGTTACCTTAAACTTCAGTTCGTCCCATGCGGGCTTGTCCCAGTTCTTTCCGTCGAAGTTCGTTACTCCGCTTCTTGCGGGATGCTTCTTTACAAAGAACTTGCCAATGCCGGGAAGTGCAACCGTCTCAGTGGGAGAGCTAGTCAGAGTCTCCCTTACAAAATCTGCATACACTTCAAGTACCGTCTTTACGTCACCCTGAGTGCATCCGTCAATTCTTCTTGCCACATACTTATAAACGTCATTAATTCCCATATCTTTTTCCTTCCTTTTCCTATGAAATCTAAATTTTAATGCTGACTGCAATAATGGTTGCAGTCAAGCATACAACTCGTAACCGCAAGATTTGCATCGGCCTCCACTACAAGATCACCAAGACCAATGTTTTCACTTGCATTATTATGATACCCATACTGAATTACAAGGGTATTTGTACCGTCACCGCTGATAAGAGTACCTTTAGACTCCTTATATGCCACGGGAACGTTAAAAGAAATCGTCAGCATCTGCTGAGTGGAATGATGACCGTCACCAGCGGAATGAACCGCATCAAGCTGAATTCTAAAATCACCTCTGCCAATTTCTGGCTTCTGGTGTATCCTCGCACCAATGGAATAACAAGCATCTCCTGATGCCATATATACTGGCTCTGCATAGCCATCATTCTTTATTACAATAGGTTTTACGTAGTTGTTCATAATCTTTCTCCCTTAAGAAAGGGAGAAGAATGAACTTCTCCCTAATACAATTCAATCGGACAGAATGCCTTAATGCCATTCTCATCCATTACACATACTACCTGTTCAGGTTTACCAGTAATTCTCTTTGACATTGTGTAGTCATCACCGCATCCGCAGAAACTTCCGCTTCGAATGATTTTAACTCCGGCAATGCTGTCATAAGAATTATGATGAAGATGACCAAAGAAAATTCCAGCCGGGATTGTCTGAGTCATCAGCACTAATTTCGAAATACCGCTTTCGGAATAAGAATCAACGTCTCCATGTACAATTAGGTATTCCTTTCCGTTAACAAAACAAGTTGCGATTGTCGGATCGTAATTACATCCGTCATCAAACTCAACATTATCAAGATGCTCAAGTTTTGCTTTCATGTACCAAGGGATAAGATCATCAAGCCTTTCACCCCTAAGCACCTGATCCTTAAGACCAATTCTTGAATGATTACCAGCAACTGAATTAATATATATGTTGCTAAAGTGTTTACTTAACTCATATACAAATGCAGAGATGAGTTCAGAAACCTTTTGTACCTGCTCAATAACGTTCTCACGGTTCTCAAGTTGCGTCGTGACGTGAATGTTTCCACTGCAAAGATCTCCGATTAAACTCACGTATGCAGTGTCTGCATGATACAGTTCGTTAATCTTAAGTACTTCCTGAAGATACTGAACCATTCTGTTCTTCGCAATGTCTGAATCATATCTTCCAAACTGATTGCAGAATGTTAAACCCATGTGAACATCTGATAAACAAATAAACAAAACATTGTTGTTCTCGTTATACTTGATAGGCGCGATGGGTGGGAGAGTGGTTTTTCCGTTTTCACGGATGAGTTCTTCCAACTTATCAAAGTTTACCTCACCACGAGCATCTTCCCTCAAAAGTTTTCTAAGTGCAGTTCTTTCATCCCAAAGCTTTTGCTTTTCCTTTTGGAGTTCTTGTTTCTGCAGGCGAATTTCCTGAGCATAAGTACCTTCTGACTCATACTGCTTAATTGCCTTTGACTCCAAAAACTTAGCAACTACCTGATACTGTTTTCTGTAAGCAGACTCAGTTCTGTATTCAGACTCGTCTGCACGAAACTCTCTGTTAATCACGTCGGCAATTTCATCCCATGACATGTCAAGCTGCCCTAAATCCTTTGCCTGACCGAGACGGAATATAAATTGCTCTTCGTTTTCATTTTCCAATCTGTCTAAGTTAATCAAAAGATCACCTGCCTTACTCTTCAAGGGAGATACTGATGTTAAAATTAACAGTATCAACTCCTTCAGGCAGTGCCTTTAACAACTCCTTAGTAACGTCTCCTTCGTCTTCGGTAACAAACTTCGAATCCTGTACGGACACGCCAGTAAGCTTAATAGTCCTTTTTTTGCTTGCCTTCGGCTCGCTATCCTTTACTTGAAACATTGGTCGTTTCCTCCTTTATGTTCCTATTCAAATAACACCGATAAGTCAGTAATAAGTTCATCTGCAATGCTATACTTAATCAGTTCCTCTCCAGAAAGATACCAGTCCTTCTTGGAGTTCTTTTGAAACAGTTTCTCGTCAATTGCGGTGTTTTCCAAAGTAAGCTTTTTCATGCTTTCCTGCTGTCTCTTATAATTATTCTGAGCTTCCTCAATCTGCTCGGCAGTACCGCTGAGAGTTGCGGAGCCGCTGTGGATGAGAAGTACGCTGTGAGGAAAAGCATATCTCTTGTGACCTGATACAAAGATTAAAAACCCGGCAGACATTGTTACTCCCATTGCAACGGTAACAATTGGAATTCTGCTTGATTTGATAAGGTCACAAAAATAGAATGCCTGTTCGAGGTCACCCCCATAGGAATGACAAAAAATATAGATAGGCTTAAGCTGTTCCTTTGGAAGGTCTTTCTCTTCGAAATTTAATCTTACGATTGTTTTGGACAACTCAATGAGAGAGTAGTCCTCATCAATTTCATAATCAACGTAATAAACTCTTTGATCTGCTGCCCTCCAATATTCATACTCTTCAGGAGTTGGAATTTCGGAAGACTTGCCAATAGGTGGCAGTTGAATCTGAAGTTGTTCCAAATGTTTTCCCTTCTTTCCTATATATTTTCCAGAATGTCTCTGGAATGTAATTCTCCGTTTTTACATCTGTTCCGCTAGTTTCGCAATGCGACCACGGTAGATGTTGTTTAGACGGACTTCGCCATAGAAGTCCTGTCCACGAAAGACCTCAGACAGTCTTCTCATGCCATTGTTAAATCCGGCATACTGATTAAGGTCAACTTGCTGATTGTAATCACCGTCAACAATGCATATTGAGTCTTCACCAATTCTCTGCAATGCCAACTTCATGAGTGATATGTCAAGGTTCTGCGCTTCAGTAATGTATACCGCACAGTTTAATCCAGTAGTGTCAAAGCCTCTAATGTCACACATGGGAAGAATGTCAAGTTTGTTTTCGGAAACAAGCCTTTCCATCTCCATCTTGTCACCAAGTTTTGCACCAAGCATGTTGCCTAAAGAACTGTCCGTAAGTTTTTCAAGCTGAGTACCGGGAAGAAATCCAAGCTTTGCAGCATTGGCGGTGGGAGTGGGATTTGCAAATATTACGATGCGATCAATCTTATGTTTTTCCAATAGCCATAACATATAACCGATTGCAAGATAACTTTTCCCAGTTCCAGCCGGGCCTTTCAGCATTGTGATTTTATTGTTGTTTAACGAGTCAAGAGCTAACTGCTGATACTCGTCACCGTTATATGGCTTTACCTGTCCAAATAAAGTAGACTTAATGGTTGGAAATTTTACGTGCTGAAATTCATTTCCGTCCCACCTAAGTTTATCCTTGATTTCACCGTCCTCACCTTTAATGATGAGATACTGATTAACTAAAAGATTAAGTTTATTTGACTTCATGTCTTGATACAGATTAGCCATCATTTCATCGGTCATTGTCACTTCAACGTACCCAGTATATGAGTCATCAACGTCCGTACAAACTGACGAAACATTTAAATCAAAAACGTTAAATGCTATTTGTTTACATGACAAATCATTTGTCACAAACACAATTCCGTTGTCAATCTGTTCAGGTACTACAATCCAAGAAGTACCGTCAAATCTTAAATGGTCATTCGCAAATCTTGCACATGCGCATATGCGAACGTCAGGAGTGTCAAGCACTCCGAAAGCAGTCTTTACGTCGAACGGATCCATGAGCTTCTCATAAACCACGACGTGATATTTGTTTTGATTGTCATTGAGAAGACGCAATAGTTTTCTAGAATTATACTTTACCTGTTCGTCTTTTGTTCTGCTCGTCTTGATGTCCTCAAGTTCAAGCAGCGTGGTTGACGCAATAAAGAAAAATTCCTCGAATGCCTTGTCCTGTAATTCAAGTAATGCATTTGTGTCATAGAACTTCATTCCGTTCACCTCACTCAAAAGTTTCCACTAACTGTTTTCTTCTAATCTTCTCAAGCTTATTCATGTTTTTGTCGCTTTCACATAAATAATAATGTCTGTTCTTCGCCCACGTGTGCGAGATTCCGTTTTCACCAAACGGCACATTATGTTCCTTATACAGGATTTTAGCTTCTTCCTTTGAAATTCTAAGCAATTTCATTCCTTCTTTCCATAGTGTATTCCCTATTTAATAGGGTGATAGCGGGAGCAGGATTTGAACGCTGCGACCTCCAGGGCATGAACCTGGCATTCTACCGGACTGAACTATCCCGCGCTAATAGAAGTGGCGGCCAAACAAAGGAAATTCCCAGTCCGACCGCCAACAGAACCACTGTATAGCCAGTAGTAAGCTTAACATGTATACATCCATATTTGTTATCCGCATCGGATTCAAGCGGAAGGGAGTACTTTTGAACCACAATTTCTTTCCCTCATAAGGGGATTTGTGTTGAGTCATGAAACGATTTAAAATAGTGTTTTAAAAATTCCTAAAATTTAGGTATTTAGAAATACACAAAATTATGCCACAAAAGTATTCGGTGTCCATCATTTTTCATCCTAAGTTTTAGAGATTTTTAGAAAACACCTTGAAAAGTGAGTTTCTGTTAACGTGATAAAGCACGCTGATAAGCAGTGATTTGTTCTTATTTACGGTACTTTTTACGTGTCCCTTGTTGCTCCGCATTGCTGGAGTGATGCAGAATGCCCGGTCAATCAGCCAACTCATAAGTCCGAGATAATTTTTGGAGATGTTAATCTGACTTATGTCCTTGATAAGCTGGTCAAAGTCACTCCTCAAAAGAAGATAATCTTCAGAACCGTTTGCATTTGCATTATATAAATCAAATGAATACTTGTTTATTAAGTCTTCAACCTTCTTGCTTGTCTTTCTGTTGACGTCAAGTTCGTGTCTCTTAAAGAAATAATCCATGGGTAAGGTCGGTGACGCTCCGCTGACTTTTTTGAATTGAAGATTATATAAATAATTCATTGGACAATGAATTAGGTCGTTCAGATTGTTTTTATTAAATCCCGGTCGAATGACTGACCAGAACATTGGATATTTGTTTGTCTTTACGTTCATTTGCTGTTTGATTAGTTTGATTTCTTTTGGTATGTCAATGTCGAAAGTGCGCTTTGAACTGTCTATGGCTGCCTGAGCAACTACGGAAAGTATTGCACAGTAGTCGTCAAACCTTGGATCACTGTACGTGTAAGAGTAACTTTGTGCTATCTGTGCAAGATTACTGGACTCGCCTATGTCCGTCTGAGAAGCGGAGAGGAGATTGTCCACCTTTGCAAAGTCATTTAATGAATTTGTATATATGTTCTTGTCTTTTGGAATGTTGTTAACGATTGTAGGATAGTTTTCATAGCACCACCTTGCATGAGACACTATGTCCGGCTGGTTTGTGGTATATCCGAAGTCGGAATCTTGATCAAGACCGTTTCCCCTGTCTTGCGTATCCGTTCCGTTCATGTTAACTGCTATGACATTAGTTTCCAAAGTAAAATACTTTTTCATGTTCTCTGAATAACGGTTGTGAAAATACAAGAGATTGTTTTTTGAATTAAACGGTGACCTAAAGAATGCGAGGTACTCACCGTCTTCAAACCTCTCGGTGTAGCACTGGATAGTCCCTTCCTCAACCTCGAAAGTGTCATCTTTGTCCACGTCGTCCTTGTTACCGCTTGCTGCATAAAGAAGCATTGCATAAGGAGATCCGACGATTGTAAGATTGTCACCGTTCTGTATCAATTCACCGTTCTTAATTCCGAGAACGTAGTTTTCGATTATCTTTCTCTTGCGATCTCTGAAGTAACTGCTCCTGACAAATTCGGGATTGTACTCGCACATGTCCACGAGAAAGTCAAAATCATTTGAGAAGTTTTGGTTCTTCCTTAAAAACTTCATGAACTCTTCGTCGTCTGACTTTAATTTATACACGTATTCAACGGATTCACGGCACACGGACTCCATCGTTTCCTCGGACAGTGAGTTTACCATCTGATAAGACATCCTCTGATACTTTCCAAGTTTCGAAGGATGGGCGGTCTTTACGATTCCGAAGGTGCAACCGTTTTCCTCGACCTTCCTGCACCAGTGTTCATAGGAAACGTTAAATGCCTTGTTTCTCCATTTGCATGCATTGTCGGTGGTAATCATCTCCACGTCCTTTACGAAGTGTTCCACTCCGAACATGTCAGTAACCTTTGCGGTTTCATATTCATCTCCGAAGTAATCCTTAAAGAACTGCCGTATGTTTGCGTTAAATGCCGCAGCCTTAAAGAAGTGATGTCTTAATAATATATAACCGCTGCCCCATTTAGGAAACAGTGACGAGTCAATCAGAGCCTGACCGTCAAACATCGTGTTCTTCAGTCTGTAGTTGTCAAGGTGCTTTGCAATGCAGTGTCTGTCTTTGTCCGTTTCAATTGATATGACGTTGGTCGTGAAGAACCTGTCCACGTCCTCTAAGATCAAAACGTTTCTCGGATTAATCTTTATCCGTCCGACAATGCCGGAGGAGATGAGGGGAACGTATGCAGACGCTTCAACTATGGGTGCATTCTTCTCCGGGAGTTCAATTCCCATATAAAGGAAGTTCCTTGCGACGTCGTACAGTTCATCACGGATGAACATGCAAGAACCCTTCTTTGCCTTGCCCGTGGAACGGTACAGCATCTTGTAATGGATGACTTCCGTCTTTTTGATCGTGCCGTCCCTTGCTCTGGTAACGTACGGAACGCTTACTCCTTCGTTATAAAACAAAGTTCTTATTTCTTCTTTGGAAAGTTTTTTATATTTTTGTTTATTTTTTATGGAAATTTTAATTAAACCTGAGAGTTTTTCACGTTTTTTCTGCGTTTTTTCTAATAAAAATTTATCTTTTTTTGAGTGATTTTTTCTGTAATCCTTACGTGCGGAGAGCAACACTCCCCTTAAGTGTTCCATTTCTTCCTCAAAAGAACGCGATCCGTAGTTAAATTCAAGACAGATGATGTCCCTGGTTGACTCGCCTTTCCAGTTTTCAAGGCCGTTTGCGTCAAGAAAATCCTTAAACAGACTGTTTACGAACATTGCATCCTTGTATTCGTAATGGTCACGCACCCCGTTATTATATTCAAACAGGGTGCTTGCCTCGATGTTCTTAATCTTTAAGCCAAATTCGCTCAAGGAAACCACCTGCCTTTAATTATGTCTGTTTTTAATGACGTCCACATATATTTCAAACAAAAATCCGTAAAACAAAGCGGTATCTTTATCATCAATAACCCCAAATTTTGAAAGACACCTTAAATATCCCTTGATAAATGCATCCCAGTATGCACCACCTTCAGTATTTACCATGTCTTCATAGTGACGGATTGCATCCTTTAACCCGCTTACGACATCTTCATTTCCATGATTTGCTATTTTTTCAAATACTTCGTTAATTTTGCCTGTCTCAATCAAGAAAGCCACCTGCCTTATTTACTTTTTACGTACCTTACGATTTCTTCGTATGCACTGTCATAGGTTTCTTCGTCAATCATCTTAAAGTCCATCAGACAGTTGCAGTAGCCGAGTACGACCGCAGCCCATATGCTGGGATGGTCTTTTTGGTCGTCACGGTTGAATGCCAAGTCCTTAAACGACCTGGCTATGTTGTGCCTGCCTTTGTCGTGAAGGGTCTTTCCTATAAGACTTAAAGTAGGAAAAGGATTAGCCATTGTCGGTCGCCTCCAGTTCTTCCGTAAGTTTTTTGTCTATGAGGTACTTGAAAATTTCTTCCATCGCAGCGGAGTAGTCGTCATCCGAAATCAGCTTCGCCGCCGCAAGACATCCGAGAGTACCCTGAAGATACATGGAGTCAAGATGCAGAAGATGAAAAGTTTCGTGGTCTTCAAGCACGTCCTCACATGCCGCCCTTACCTCTCCGGCAAGGTCAAGGTTTCCAGCTTCCTCAAATCTTTCATAAATGTCCTTAATTTTTTCCATCTTCCGTCACTCCTTCGTCTCTAGTAAGAAAGTCATACAGACTCTCGGCACACGAAAAGTCCTCGTTGATTTCCTTGCCGTTTTTTACCGTGGTCACGTCCCCCGGCTTAAACTTCCTTCCAAAGTCGAGTTCCCAGCAGAAGTACGCAAGGTCTGAACCAATCTCGTCGTCAATCGGCAATCCCATTGACTCCTCAATTACCCTGATCAAAGTCTCGGAGCAGTCGGGCTGGTAAACGTAACCGTCCACTCCGTTGTTTGAAAAATATTCGTTCAGGCCTTCCTGATAGTCCCACGCCCTCTGGAGTTCCCTTACGGCGTCACAAAAAGTTTCCTTACTCAGCATCCTTTTTATTTTCTCCTTCCATTGACATTTTCTTTATAATTTCATTTAACACGTCACGACGGAACTGTTTTGCCTTTTCATATGCATATAATTCCTTCGCAAGGTCAATGATTGCCGGAGCAAAAACCACGTACCAGCTTAAGTCCGTTATTCCGTTCGCATTCAGTATTGTCAGTATCACTGACAGCAAAGACAAATATCCAACCTTTATCATTTTTAACATTCTCCTTATAATAGGTAATTTTTGTATTTAAAAATTAATTTTGGCAGTTTGGTCGATTATCTTACCGTAACCACCTTTTAAAATTTCAAATTAATCATTATTTTCATTTCTAATAAATAAGTTTTAATCATTCTTTTTGCCAGACCTGAGCCTGTTCGCAATCTCTGCCCTCTCTTCGTCGGTATAGTTCGTCTCCCTGGGGGCGGTAATCTTTAACCACTTTAACGGTATCCTCGCATAGACAGATCCGTCCTCGTTCAGAACAAACTTCTCAAACTTCTCCGAGTGCTTCTCATACAGTTTCTTCATTCTGTTACATAACCTTAAGTTCGTGAACGTTACCGTACACGTCCTGTCTCCGTTATAAAACTCAACGGCATTCTCATTGTTCTTTTCCATTTTTTAACCTCTCCTTCCTCTCAGACTTCTTCCTTAACTGGTTCATCCAGTAAAAGTCATTCCTTATTTCCCTTGCCGCGTCCGGGATCGTCTGATAATAATCCGACCACTTGACAATGGGGGAGGGGAGGAGTTTATGCATTTCTTCCTTTGACTGAAATGGGATCGTATACTTATAATACTTACAGTCCGGAAGTTCCTTCTTTATGACGCTACATTTTTTAGGTTGCAGTTCCTCCTTTGTTCCTTGTGATAAATTGTCCATAATCAACTAGTTCCTTTCCGAAATTCAAAACAAATTTCTTTTTCATGATTTCTCCTCATACTAAAATTACAAAAGTAAACCAAAATGGTTTACGATTTTAAAACAATAACGTCCGATTACAATATTTAATTCTCCAAAACAAATTTTATTTTTTCGTTTTTGGAGCATACAAGTCCTGCATCCTGTACGTCACCTTGTTCTTGACCGTCTTCTTTTTTAACAGCCCCGCCTTCGTTAATGCCGTAAGACATTCCGACGAAGTGCCGTTCTTTACGTGCAGTTCCTCGTCCATCCGTCTCTTGCTTAAGTAACACCAGCCGTCAGACAAAAGGTTCTTTAACACGTGAACGTAAACCGCAACCGCTACGTCCCCCGGAACCTCTCCGACGGTTTCACTGATCACTTTATAACTTTCCAGCGGCAACTGGATGAATTTCCACTTTCCTTTAAAGAAGAGTTCCTTCAGTTCCACCTTTACGAAATCTCCCATGCCAATCTCACTTAAGTCTTCCTTATAGTCTATCAGTCCGTCATACCTGAACCTCTCCATTGCCATGATGAAGTCGTTCCTTAATTCCTTTTTTCTTTTTGACGGATCTGCTCCGACTAAACGGAACAGTTCGTTAAACGTAATCCATGAGTCTCCGTTTCTGGAACCGTTATAAAATAAATGACACCACAATAACAATGCCCTGAAATTCAGTCCATTGTCACTTAACCATCCATGTTCAGTTAACCTCTCGGGTACTCTTATGAAAAAAGGGGTCATTTTGCCAATTCCGTTCTAAAAATTAGGAAGTCCCAGGGGGGGTCTGTCCCCAAATTGCACGTTTTTGTACAAATTGGGGACTCTACTATATATAAGATTATTAATATATATATTTATATATATAAGATATATTTATTAATTATCTTTAGTTAAATTCATTCCAGACCTTTTGCTTTGATTTCCCATTACCATATTCTCCGTTTTTTGATGATCATTGGGTTAATCTGCTTTATGAGACTTTTGGGTCGCAGTTTAACAAGTCGGCTGTGGAAGTGAATAATGGCTGCTTCGCAGCATTTTTATTTTTTTGCCTTTAGAGAAAAAATATTTATTTGTCTATTCCTCACCTTTGCTTCATATACACATAACTGATTACCCGTGTGTATGATTACTAAAGGCTCCGGCTCGTCATACGTGAGATGAATTTATTATTTTTATCCCATTTATGTAATTTATGTATCCATTATTCATTTATACGTAATGGTTATTTATGGCTTTATTAGTTTATCCATACGTTCTAGATGTCTCTGTTAAAGTTTAAAATAAGATTTTTTCCTTTAAGAAAAAATCTTTTATTATCTCTGTTTATATGTGTTCCCTAAACGTAAGTATGTTTATGGTTATGGTTTATATATTATATATATTATATATATTATATTATTAATGGTTATCCACAGACGTTGTGCATAAAATTGTGGATAACTACGTGGATATCTTTTTGCGTTCGATGGTACTCCCTAAATTTTACTGAACTGCATCTGCCCGGCATTGTGGATAGTTCATTTTCGTTGGTTTTATATCATGGTGATATCATTTTGATATCACTTTTTTTATTGGCTGGTTTTGTCTGGATTTCTCGATATTGGCGGTGAAAACATTCCGGGATGTGGGTCGTGATAATTTTAGAAAGTTTGAGATGATTTTAAAACGGTGATTTTAGTGGAATTTTAGGTGCGGTTTTGGGGTGATTCTTTAGGGTGGGGTGTGGATGAAGGTGCTAGTCCCCACGCAAGAAAAATAAGGGCGATCTAGCGTTTTTGCTACCCCCCAATTATATATAAAATCACAATTTTATCTATTATTAAAATGCAATAATTGTTTATTGTAACACGATAAAAAATTAAAGTAAAAATTTAATTTTTGCTGCCTTGACATTTTATTTGTATATGTTATCTTACAGTCAAGCCGAGGGGATAGCAAGCCGAGGCGAAAGAAGTTAGTACCTTGATAATTTCATATCGAAAAGGCTGTCACTGTGTACGGGCGTAGTATGTCCGTATCACATACCGCACACCTATACGGTTGGGATTCCGCATGGCATAGCGTGGTTATGCATATGGGTGTGAATTAGGCCTACCACGTAGAGAAGTCTGCATATGGTTGCAAGGGCGTACACTAATAGGAGGATACTACAATGTTAAACCTTAATGCAAAAGAACTTAAGCCCCTTAGAGACGCACTTGCGCTCTATCACATCGCTGATTTCAACAAGGCTGATGCCGACATTTCCAAGTCGAAGTATATCCGTCAGCGTGAGATCATCATCGCAAGCAACCTTGAGTCCATCGCTAAGATTGACAGGGGCGAGTGCAAGACCGTAGGCGGCAAGACTAAGGCTCAGATTGAGGCTCAGAACGTGGAGCTTCAGAATGAGATTAATGCTAAGCGTGAGGAGATCATGGCAAAAAAGGCTGAGTTTGACAAGAACATCGCGGTTGCAATCGGTTTTCTTACTGAGGATCTCCGAGTAGCCGGCAAGGCGTACCTCGCCAATCCGTACAAGGAAGAGCTTGAAAATGCATTCGCCGAGGCATTTGCGAAGTGGTTCAATGACAATGGTGCGAAGTCTGCATCTGCACTTGATTGCAAAAAGTTCGTTCGCCCTATGGGCGTAATGATTGGAAGCAGTCGCACTAAGTGCATGACAAACAACCACACTCGTGCCGTCAGTGGTAAGAGTTTTGATCAGCTTCTGCTTGACGTAATCTGCGACGAGCCGACCGTAAAGGCACTGTTGCCGATTAAGAAGTGGGAGAACGTGATCGAGAGAAAGACGAAAAAGTCTGCCGAGTAATACCGACCATATGACAACTAAATATTGGGGCCCACAAAGTGGGACGTAACCGTTAATTAACCACAAGGCCCTTGCAACGATATGTGGACTTCTCCATTGACGAACATTCCCTTGATTTTTGAGGGTTGCCGTCATTGACGTGGCATAAGGGCATATATGGTGGCAAGAATGTCGCATGAGTGCTTAGCACAAGAGCATGGTCTGTATTCGTATGCCGTTAAACCGTCACTGTGCCGACTAAGTCATTCGACCGTCATATTGAGATGACGTGATTTTGGCGAGGTCACTTGCTAACGTGCCACAAGCGATCAATGGTGGATTTATGGGAGTTGATGGGGCGAGTTCGTGTACTTTGACAAACATTCATAGCGTGAGGCATGACCGATAAGGGGGTGCTTCTGACATCATGGGTCGAACTGCGTGCTTTTTTAGGCGTGGGGTTCGCTCCGTGGAGGCCACGTGTTTTTTTTGCGTGGGTGAAGTGGGGCGTTCCAGATGATTACCTTTGGGGTAATTGGGCGCATTCTGCGTGATTTTTGCGCACGTTTGCGTTCAGCGATGAGGATAGGTCTGTCTTATAGCAGCGACGGGTAGAGTACCGTCGTGCGAAGCCAACGTATGCGATTGCGTTGCAAGCGCGTCGTATGCGTTAAGATGCTCAACGGCTTTTACTAGTGGTGCGCCGTCTTTGACGCGCATTATGTGGCAGGGTGGCTATTACCATGCGATTGTACGAGACAGTTGCGTCCATTTGTGGGCGTAGTCTGCATGGGTAGGGCGAATCATAGCAGAACGTTGTGAATACCGTGGTCAGGGACGAAGTCCGACCCTAGCTAAGCGTGTGTCTAACGGTGCGTGGCAGTGCATGCATTTTATGCATTGGTACGTACTTCTCTGTGGGCTTATTAGGTGCGTAAGAAGAACCTTGCGCGTCGAAACGTCGCTAAAGATTGCCGTGCGAGTAATTGCACGCTAAGAAGACTGTAAATCGGATTGTGCGCACATGGTGCGCTTATGGGTCAGCCACGTGATAACGATCTACGCATGGGCATGAAATAAGGCCCCGTCAGCGAATAAAGCGAGTAGGTAACCGCGTCGGAAATGCGGCTTAAGGAATAAACAGCGTTATCATGCACGAGGGGAATACTGTCAGTGTACCCTTATGAGTCATGCTTAGAAAGGTGTGACGAACGGGGATAAAATACCCACGGTGAAAGTCCGTCTTTACGTTATACCCATGTCCTCAAGGGGGTGCGTAAATATAAAGGTTGCCGTTGGCTACGCGATAAAGGCGGTTCCCATAAGGGAATACAACGAATGTTGAGGCAAGTGGGCATTATCATGGGATTGGGAGACGAACGGCAAGGTTCGTCTTTTTTTGCGGATTAAACGCAATTAACCAGACGGTTCGAGTCCGTCAATGCCCTTTTAATGGTGCTACGGAAGAAGAAGGAGGTATTTATGGATAAGGCAAGCGCATGGTATCATTACAGAAACGAAAAGCTTGGAGTTAGTTCGCTGACGTGTCATCAAAGGGAAGACATGTCTTGGACTATCAAGCACTTTGGTCTTGACCAATGTAAAAAGGCATATTATACAAAATTAGAAGATGCCAAAGATAAGACAGAAACATCTTTTAAGTTTGATCAGACTGAAATGGAATGTTTAAATGCCCTTTCCATAGGATTATAAAGAGAAAGAGAGGTAAAAAATATGATTACTTATACAGTCCGTTATTATGACGGAAACGAGAAGTGGTTTGATGCGCCAAATATTATGGAGCTTATGATGCATCTGTGCGAAACGGAAGACGTAAATGAAATTTGTCAAATTATGTCACATGATCACCGCAACGGAATTACATTGGAATCAATTTGCAGAAAAAACTAGTTTGTGTTATCCTTTAAAAAAACGGAAGGACGGTGACTTAAATGGAAAAATTGGTTCTTTATGTAGTAAAATGGATGGAAGACACTTATTATTTTTCCACATACGAAAAAGCCGTGGAATTTCTAAAAAAGGAGTCTTTCATTACTTACACAAAAGAAAATGAAGAGAAATGGCTCAAATCAATGATAAGAGAAGAAACATTGACAGTATATTAAAAAATTGAACCCTAACAAGGGTTCTTTTTTTATACCCAAAATTAACAACGGAAAGGAGAATTAAAATGATTGGCAGACGCTTTATCAACGGTCACACCGTGACCACGTACAAGGTCGGCAACGTATATGAGACGACCGTATTTGACAAGTACGGAATTATCATTCGTTCAAGGGTAGATTTTACCCCTGAACAGGCACGAGCAACGAACGACAAGTTTTGTAATTTGTGTTAGGGGGGTGGTAACGGAAAATGAAAGGATACCCAACGCAAACCGGTTACATGGGATACGTTCCATGGAAACGCAGATATATTCTGTTTTCCACGGAAACGGAATATCTTGAGTACATAACGGAAACGTAAAGCTAAAGCCCACGATCCAGGGCTTTATTTTTATGCAAAAAAACGGAAAGGAAGTGATAGTATGACGTTCATCTACTACACGGCAAACGGAGGCCGGTATTACGTGAACGGAACGTGGCTAGGCAACTTCTATGTTGACGGCTACGGAAACAAAAGGGATATGCAGACGCAATCCCTGATCTAACGGAAAGTGAGGATAAAAATGGATAACAAAAAGGAACGATGCCGAGACTGTATCTGTCTCGTGCAAGGTGATAATGGAGAATGGATATGTGACGAAAAGCAAATGGAAATCAACTCCGTGGAAAGATGCCCGGAAGGAATGGACGACGAAAGCGAAAGCGAGGTGGAGTAGATGCACACAACGGAAACTGTAATGACGCCTCAAGATAGGGCGATTGACATTGTAAAGTGCCTTTATGCGGGAAGTACGTACCGAGATCTCAGACGGAAAACAATCAGCCTGTTAAAACAGGCAAAAACGGAGAATGAAATAACTAGAATTCTCCGCAATGCAAGGTTAGAAAGTTGAACGGAAAATCAAGGGAGCGCTCCCACAGGCTCCCATGCGGTAATGCAGCTTGTCAATGGCAGAACAGACAACACAACCGCCTACTTTTACGTATTGAGTGGGGGTGGGCGGTGGTTGTCGCCAAAGGCAAACGGTCACAAGCCCGTGTAAATGCAGAGTGGAGCAATAAAAATACCTCGCACCCAATGGGGTTAAGGGACGGAAAGGAACGAAAATGGGAAAGAAGTGTATGTTGGTAAACTCTTCCATGAATGGTGGTGGAGTTGAGTGTGTTTTCGATCCAGAGCAAGAGACGCTCGCTTTAGACGGACTCGCTCACGGATACATCAAAGAGGGGTGGGAGAATGGAGACATTCTCTTTGAAGAGACGGCAAGGGAACTTTTTGGTGATGAATATGAGGAGTTTTGTGCAATTGCACAAGAAGTAAACCGAGGAGAAGAACACCCAATCGTTCTAGCCCTTGTTAAGGACACCGTATATGGATACTATGATGTTCACATTGAATGTGGCAGCCTTTCTTGGGGTTGTGATATTTATGAGGAAATGTAACGGAAAAGAAAAGGGGAAATAAATATGAGATATTGGCACGTATCTGAGGTGTTTGCAGATGATGCAGACTACCTTGAAAGAGGCATTAAAAATGCCCTAGGTATCAACGGTGTATACGAGCGAAACGATCTAGGACGCATCGTGCAATTTGAAATCCTATGTAACGACACGGAAAAGAGGTTAATCAACTCTTCCGTGTACAGTATTTTAGGCAGAAAGGCAGTCCTTTACAATGGGCCTATCAAAGAAAATGTCTTGTTGCATCGCAAATTTTGGGAGAAAGCGAGGTAAATTATGGCACTTCAGCAAGTTCATTATTTCGTCCGAGGTGACGAGAACTCCCTTACTGGCTCAAGGCAAGTGTGGGAGCATGATGACGGTACGTACCGCATCTGGACGGAAACCGGGTTAGGCAAACTCCACAAGAACGTTGAGGAGTACCTAACGGAAATCAAGGAAAAGGGCTGGACTGAGGTAAGCCACGTGGCATATCTCCGTTCAAGAGCCTACGGAAAGGTGGTGTTATAATGAGAAACTACTTAGATTGGGTTGCAAAATGTAGTCCTAAAAGGGACGGACTTGAAATGCGAGATTTCTTCGATTTTAGCGACGAAAGGAGTGATAACAATAATGTGCCTTGACCGTAAATCCATGACCAAAAAGGCATGGAAAGAGAAGATGAAAAGGCAACGAGTCATGAGTGACATGAATACTGGCACTCGTGACATGAAGTCTGCCAAATATCCGAACCGTCAAGAACGGAAACGGATAAGAGAGGAGTAGCTATGATAGACAAACACGAAATTGAGGCATTTGAGTGGTACTATACCACTCGCAGACGCAAGGAAAAGGCAAAGGTAGTGTACTTCCTTGTGCAGAAACTGTTGGGACTGTTAATGATCGGCTGTGCCGTTGTATGTTGGGTATATCTTCAGGAGTACACGGCAAGCACGATCTTTTTCGTTCCATTGGGACTTTGCCTTGTGTTCACAAGGGAACGTATTATCAAGTGAGGGGGTGAAGTTATGGGAATTTCATACGGAAAGACGCTCTTTGGAGACAAATGGTACATCGAGGGTTGTGGTTTTTATTGGCAGTATGACACCGAGGAAGAAATGCAAGCCAATCTTGAAAAGGCAAAGCAAAAGCATTTTCGTAACTTAGAGGCACGCAACATCGTGATCAATATGCTTTTAGCATACAGATATTAGAATGGAAAATAGGTAGTCAACAATTAACGGGACGAAAGTACCCGTTATTTTTATACAAGAAAGGAGAATAAAACCATGAGAGAGAAACAAGTTTTGTTACAAGTTGGTCGCTACGCACTCGTAGTAATGGAAGGCACTTTCATTACTGACTACGTCGTAGCTTGTGGGTACAACCCCGAAACGCAGAGTTGGGGACAGGGATTGTATTACTCCGCAGATGCAAACGATGCCGAGGACAAGGCATATTGCCTTAAGAATGCAGCGGAATGTCTCTACCGAAAGGTAGATGAAAATTACATTCCTCGTGCAAGACTTGAAGAGTTGGCAACGAATTTCAAGGACAACATCGTCGAAGCCCTTGAATATAATGCAGAGGATTTTGAGATGATGTTTGACATGGATGCAAACGAGATTGAGTACTTCGGGCTAAACGAAATAGCATTTCAATAGGGAAAGGAGAACATATGGTAAAGATAAAGATTAACCACGAGGGAATTGTTGATTGGGCAGAACTTGAGGACGTTGTTGACTTAAACAACGTCGTAATAACCGGCAATAGGCAATTCATTCCACGAGAGGACGCTCCTTGGTGGACGGAAGCCAAAGAGTACATCCGTGACATGGATTGCTACGGAACTGACGAAGAAGATTTTGTTTGGTATGACAACAACTGGAATAAGTTGACGGACGAACAGAGAAAGGCAATTATCAAGGAATATGACGAGTGCAGTTCGTCTGAAAATATTTATTTCATCGCATCTATTGCAAGGATCATCCACCCTGAACTCCCGTTAAGGGAACGAGTAATCCGTGGTTACTGTCAGTCCGATTGGAACGACGTAATCTATGAAGAGGACAAGGTGAACATTGACCTCTTAGAAGCCGTGTACTTTGGCAATATTACAGAACTCATCATCGAGGACGACGAGGAAGACGGTTATTATGATTGGATTCCCGACTACGAACTGTGGGAAATCGAAAGGAACGGAAACCTCACGGAGTTTTTCCGCAAGAGATATGGATATGGTGACGGAGAGGAAATAGAAATCTACGAAAGCAACGGAGTTATTAAAACCGTCGCATGGAAAAAGGTAGGGTAGAAAGGAGAAAGGCATGAAAGATTATTTTGAAGTAAACGGCATTAAGGTGTGGAGATTTGACGAAAGCGAAATCGTCGGCAACATGAACTCCGTAACTTGCCACGGTTGCATTATGATGTTTGCCATTTGGCTGTTTGAACACCAATGGTACGTTGAAGATTACATTGTCGAAGAGGCTCTCGGAACGATTATGAATGACGTGTATGGAAACACGTCTGGAATTCGTTACGGAAACAGAGTTGACTTCATGGAGAATTACAAGTTTGCTAACGGATTATACGGAAACCTTGAGTTTTCCAATCTGTACTACCACAAGAACGGCATCTGTTATGCAAGGGTATACGACAAGGACACGGATACTTTCGTAGGATTCGTTGAAATCAACTGTTAAGGGGGTGATTAAAATGAAGAACCTTTTTGTAGGCTCAAAGCCTTGGCAGCAAGGCGGTTTTAGGGAACGGTATGCAATCGAACATTCCGTAAGGCCTGAAGTATGGCAAGACCACAGAGGGCATCAGATGTGGACGTTCTCTTACGGAACGGAAGATGAGTACCAAGATGCAAACGGAGCAACCTATGACGTAACGGAAGAGAGGTGGGTAAATTGACAAAGACGGAAAGAAACGTCATTCACGACAATCTCCGAGCCTTTGAGCAGAACTTCGGAGAGGTTCGGATAGAAAAAGAGGACTACGGAAAAGGGTTTTACGTGTTCTATCCGACTGATGCAACTTCATGGATACAGTTCTGCTACGACGTTGACTACCTTAACGGTTGGTTATACGGAGTTGTACAGGGCGTTGTCCGTGGAGAGTTTAAGAAAGCGAGGGAAAATCATGACTAAGGAACAGGCGGTACGAGACTTCGAGGAAATCTACGTTGACCTTTACTTGCAAAAGGCAGACTACTGGACTGCACAGCAAGCATGGTCGGCATACGTAGACAATCTGTGCAAGAACGGAGAGATAACGCAAAAGCAATACTCCACGTGGTCTACTCCGTTTGAGTACGGAAAGCACTTAAAGCCAACTAGAAAACAGTTGGAAAAACAACTTGCATTAAGCAAATTATATGGCTGGAGGTGATTGAATGAGGTGGTCAGACGAAAAATGGAAAGGCAAATGGGGCAGCCGTGAGTGGCTCATGGCTTGTCTGCAAGAGAACCTTGAGTTCTTAAAGGGGCAAGATCCCGAAAACGGTTACACTACGATAGCCCACTGTGGTCGTTACGGAAACGATAATTGGGCAATCGTAATGGCATGGTGTGACATGGCAGATTGGTACGGAAAAGCTGACGTGGAGAACGGAGTTGTTCCCGCATGGGCATTGTGTGCAAAGGTTGCAAAACAGCCAATCAATTCTATCATGCAAGAATATGACATTGATTGGGATATGCCAATGAACAAGGACGGTGAGATTGACGACACGGAAGTTACCTTTGTTGACGAAACCGATTTCGGTTGGCTGATTGACCAATGGGAACGGTACAAGAGAGAGTTAGAGGAGGCATGGGCATGACATACGTAAACTACGGAGATTACAATTTTCTCGATTATGGCGGTTGTCTTGTTGACAGCGATCATTCTGACACGGAGTTTAGAGTTCTTTATCTTCGTCCGTATGATGACGAAGAAGACTTTTATCAGTGTGCTGAACTGTACGTAGACATTGAGGACAAGTGGATTAACAAAAAAAGCGTCATGAGTTTCATCGGAATGACGGAAGAGAATTTCGATCCAATTTGGTATGCAATCGGATGTATTGACTATTATGGGCCTGAAAATTTTGGAGCAGACGGAAGTTGGGGCTATCAAAAGGATTGGGAAAATATGACAAGAGAAGAAGTAAAGGATGCGCTACGGCACAGATGTATTGCAACTGACAACATTAACATTGAATGGTAAATGAAAGGAGAACAAAACTATGATGAGAGCAAGCGATTATGTAATGGGACACGAAATGGAAATCAACGGAGAGGCGTTGGCACTGCAAGAGTTAAAGGACGATGCATTTGATGACGTACGAGCATGGTTGGAAGACTTGGATGAATACACCTTGTATTGGTTACTCCACGAAATCAACGATGAGTTCTATCAAATGGATGATTTGAACGATGTGTATGACTGTCTCACTCCAAAGGAAATCATCAACGACATCGCTGTTTGGATTGATACTTCCGATGAGTATTTCAATGCAAGTACGGAACGGAGCGGTGACGATCCTTGGAGTGTTTCTGGGCTTCAGATTGACAGAGTGGCAGAGGGTATCCTTAACGGAAAGTACACCTGCAATGACGAAGAACTTGAGAGTATTCTTGACGAGTACAACGAACTCAGAATTGCAATCAATCAGAAGTTCCGCTACTACCGTCAGGCAAAGACTCTCTTCGACATGGCTATGGAAACTAATCCTGAAGAAACGATTACCATCTTATGGAACATGAACAACTAAGAAAGGAGAATAAAGAATGAACGACAAGCTGAGATTTAATGTAATGAGCGACAAATTGGATTGGCTCAAAGATGCGGTCAATGAATTACAAAACGAATTGGAAATAAAAAATGCAGAAGTGGAAATCCTTGAAGCACGACTCAAAGAGGACAGAGAAATTCTGTGCGGAACTGTCCGAGCAAACGGTTGGAAAAAGGAACGTGGAGATTGTTGGGACATCAACACCTCTAGCATTCTCACGAAGTTAATTCAAGAAACTGGACGTCTTGTTGAGCATTATGCAAGCGACTTATTTGTTGATTGGGGAATATTTGAACGAGAACTCAAGGACGGAACAGTCGAGGACGGAGATCGATTCGTATTTGCATTAAGAGACATGGGTGTTGACCATGCTCCTTACTACGAACTTCGCAAAGATGACCGCAATTATTACAGAGCCGTATGGTTTTTGGACGTAAGCATTCACGGAAACATTATTGAACTTGTACTGCACAAGTAGGGGGTGAACAAATGGAAATCTGCAATAAGAGAGATTTGCGATTGGCATATGAAATGCTGTTTTTAATGCAGAGTCTTGTTAATCAAGGCATCAACATTGATTATAACTTGACTGGACTTAAGGTGATTGAACTAAAGAAGTCAATCCGTAAGTACCATAAAAGGAAACCGCAAATACAGAGCCACATTGTTAAAAACTACGGAATGGACGGATACGTTGAATTAGTTGAAATCCCGGACGTAAGCGATCCATATGCATGGTTTGATGACAACATGGTAATGAAATACATACCGTCACCGTATGATTGTACGGGACAAAGTTTCACTTATTGGTACAAGATTTTCAAACGAAACGGCAAATGGATTGCATATCACAGAGTTGCGGTAGATTGTTGAGAAAGGAGAAGACAATGGACGATTTAAGCAGAATTGAACGGAGTTATGGTTCGGTTGCGGAATACAATCGGTCAAGGCAAGAGGACGAGGAACACGAGTGGGAGATGCAACACGAGATTAACCTCAGTTGTGAAGAGAACAAGATGAAGTTGGAAGAGAACGAAGAGATTTCCGTATGGTTCTCTGACGATTGTTTTGAATGTGAACACTACGAAGACGTTGGGCCTCGGTTCTATTACGACGACGGTTTTTATTGCAACGTAGACGACGTTCCGCATGGCTTGTGTCACAACTGTAACAGAATGGAATGTGAGATATGGAAAGAGAGGAATGGCTTATGAAAAAGTACTTCATTGATCCATGTAACACGACAATCGAAAAGACACTAGTCCGAGAGGACATACCTTACAAACTGAAAGGGAACACGGCTGTAATTACCGATGAGAAACAGTTTGTAAGAGCTGCTTTTCACTTGATGTTACCTTTTCTTCCTACGGAAAAGGACTTTGTAAAGGGGGTGTTGTTATGAGTGATCCTTTGGCAGAGTGCAGAAGATGTTGTTATTTTGCAGTAACGGAAAATCCTGAATGGAACGGCAAGGAACACTGTTGTTTCCGTGAATGGGGTCATGGTGATTGGGAACAAGCGCCATGTGATGAAAGAGAAGAAACTGAAAATGAAGAATATTAGAGAGACGGAATATTAACCGTCTCTTTTATATTGGACACACGGTCAATGAAAATCGTCCTAAAACAAGAGCCGTGGAAACATATACAAGTAAAGGAGAATAAAAAATGGAAATGACTAAGAGAGAGTATGCACAGGAAATCGCAAACCGAGTTGGTGGTGAGGTTAAGGAAGTTGAAAAGGTAAAAGGACACGTACTCACCGGTATTAGTATCATGAACGGAAATGTTGCACCGACGTTTTACATTGACGAGATGTATGATGACGGAGTTGATCTTGACAGAGCAACGGGAATTGTTGACAGGTCGTTTAAGAATGCAGACACCAACATTAACATTGATTGGGTAATGGATTGGGATCAGGTAAAGGAAAATCTGTACCTTGCACTGTACGGTTGGAATGTCAATGCAGAGGTAATTCGTTCTGCTGCAGAGTACGGATTTGATGACCTCGTTCTTGTGCCGTACATCTTGTGTGACAAGATTGGCGGTACTATCAAGGTGAGAAAGGAACTCATTGAAAAGTGGGGAGTAACGGAAGACACCGTTTACAAGGTTGCAATGGGCAACACCAAGTTCCAAATGGGCTATTCCATTGGTTACATGGAAGACACTTTGGGTGGACTTATTGATCCTAGTATGTTACCCGAGGGATTTGATTTGGGAATAGGTGGCATGGTAAGCGACGTGGAAGACCTCAGAGATTATAACGGAGATTTTGAAATGCTCGTCATTACCAATAAGGATAAGGTTTTTGGAGCGATCGGAGTAATCCTTGCACTTGACGGCTTAAAGAAAAAGTATCCTAACGGTTTCATAGTAGTACCTAGTTCCATTCACGAGGTCATCATCGCTCCAAAGGGAAGAAAGGAAGACCTCGATGCATTTGCAGTCATGGTGGGAGAGGTCAACGATCAGGAAGTAGCACCTGAACAGAGACTGTCTGACCATGCATACTTCATCAGATAACAACCAACACGAGGGGGTGGCGAAAGTCACTCCCTCATTTAATGAACGGAGAATTTTTAAACGAAAAGAGGTGAGAATATGCAGAACATGGACGTAAGAAATTTTCAAAAGTTACTAAGCGAGTTTGGGTATAAGAAAGTTCGACAAAATGGTGGAAGTCACGTGGTCTATGAAAGAGAGGTGACCGTAAAGGATACGATTTCTATCCCGGAAAATAGCAAGACGGTCAATGGGCCTATGGCAAGCAGACTTACAAAGCAGATGCAAGACTTTGAAGATTGGGTGTGCCGAAACACGAGAGGAGTAAAGCGATGAAGTTGAAAATGAAAGGAGAACGAGATGAAGATTTATTTTAACGAAGTAACAAGCGGTTACTTAACGGAAACCGAATTTGACACAATGGTTGAGGGGCTTGTTAATGGAGTTGAAGATAAAAAACCAACTCCAGACGATGAGGTCAATGTAAAATTATGGGCAGATGCAAGAAAGTTTCTGTCTACATTCATTCATGAAATTTTCAACACATTAAAAGACAGTGATGCTTTTGTTTCTTACAACGAGGGATATTCCTACAGAGATCAGTTCATCAAAGAACGTTACGGAGAGGAGAAATAACCATGAGCGGAAACTACACCACCATAAATTCAAAGTGCTACAGAACACGAATTAACATGGACGTTAAGTTCAATGCACCGTGTCTCGGATGTGGGCAAAGAACGCTCGGTTGCCATGCCACTTGTCGATGGTATGCAAAAGCAAAGGCAGAGTATGAGGAACGTAAACAGATAGTTGCTCAAGGACGAGAGAAGTACCGCAGATTTAACCACTAACAACTGAATATGGAACTGTAAACCATGATTGTAAAGGAGAGAACAGAATGGAAAAGAGAAACGAAGAAAGATTAAAAAGAGCAATAGCTGATTTTATCAAACAGTATAAGGAATACAATGTACGAGTAGAAACATTTATGAAAGAGTTTTGGACTCCTGAAGTGAATAATATGTATGAAACAATAGTGGATGCTTTTAAACGTCGCAATACATTCTACGGAGATAAGTATCATAACAAAAATATCAATGTAAATGGTTGTGAATTTCGTCCGTTCACAAATTCCTACAGCATATTCTATGTAGAAAATCAGCCAGTTGGTTATACTCATTCGACTTGTGCCGAAAATCTTATTATTCACTATACCCACAATTGCCTTGAAAATGAAGACATCAATAATCTTTCTATCAGTATCCATGATTTGCATAGCTGTATGGAAATGTTTAAGATTTTGCAAGACAATGCAGAAGACATTATCAACATAATCACTTCTCTATACAAGGAAGTAACGGAGAAACAGTCTGATGAACTTGACAAGGTCTTTGAAGAACTCGGTATTGAAGAACCGAAGACAAGGCACATCAAGGTAACTGTTGAGTGGGTATAACAGATAAAATGCAAATTTTAGAGGAAAAAGATATGAATGATTACAAGATTCGTGAAAAAATTATTGATTCAGTGAAACAAGCAAAATGTGTAAACATCTTTGCCCATGTTACATCTGGAACATTATACGATCCCATACAGAATTTTAGTGTTACCATTTCCCAAGATTATCCATTAGACAAGGATGGTTGGGACGAGGTAAAGGCATTACTTAGAAAGGATTTGGGTGCTAAGAAGTTTCGCAAGGTTGGGAATACCTTGTGTATGTACATTGAAAAGGAGAAAAAGAATGAGAGTTGAATATGTTGCATTTGACGGTACTGTATTTTCTACAAAGATAGCATGTGAGGAGTATGAGGAAGTCAAGAAAAAATCAATTACACATAGTTTTATTAAAAACTGTGTAAAAAGTGTCCACGAGGGCGTGGATATAACAAATGACGGAAGTGCTTTTGTTGAGGCTAGTATTGGAGAGGGTGATTATTATGCGATTGTCAGATTTAACAACGAAGAGGAATTAAAAATTGCTCAGGAGTATCAGAGAATGACGAAAAAATCTTACTATACGGACGACGGTTATACAGATGAAAGAGTAAGAGAGTTTGAGAGAAAAGACATTGGAAGGGACTTGATTGTTTATATTGGGAATTTAGATTATGGGGATAATTTAATATGTTGGGATTATTGTTGTATACACGGAACTCTTGATGAGGTAATTGATGAGTACCGCAATGCAATGTTAAAAATGTTTCAGGCAACCAATGAAAAAGATGTAAACAGAATAAAATTTTAATTAAAAAGGAGAAAAAGAATGGAAATTAAGAAGATTACTAAGACTATTGAGGAAGTTGTTGGTTATGTAGCATTTGACGGAAAGGAATTCAAGGTAAAGGAAGAGTGTGAGAAGTATGAGGGAACCGCACACGCAGTAATCAAGAGGGAGTTTATTGAGAAGTGCGTGAGATATGAAGTTGAGGAAGCTGTTGCAAGTGATTGCGGAAATGGATATTACTGTGCTGGATGTGGCGAGGATTACTATGATGCGGTTGTTCACATTCATAATGAAGATGAACTCAGAATTGCACAGATGTTTCAGGAAATTGTCAGGCCAACCGTAAAGAGAAGATTTACTACGGAAGATATTGGAAAGGATTTAATCGTAGTAATTGGCGAAAGAGATTATAAGACGAAGCAATTCAATTATGACAACTGTTACATCTATGGAACGATTGATGAAATGGTTGAAGAATTTAGGAAGTCAATAGGTATCTTGTTTGTCGAAAGCAACAAGACACCAAGGGAATGAAATCAGAGTTTGATATGGAGGGATGAATATGAAAAATACGTACAAAATTACAGTAACAGATACTGCTACTTACTATATTAAAGCAGAAAACGAGGATGATGCGATTGACCGTGCAATTGATTGGTTTGGAGAAAGGGAACCGGATGTATATGTAGAAGTAACAACAGAAGAAGAGGATTATGAAATTAAATAACACAGTTTCATTAAGCGAAGGGAGAATAAAATATGAAAAAGTATATAGGTGAGTTTGAACTTGGTAATACTGTAGACATTACTGATCCTTGCTATGACAAAAATGTTTGGTGCAGAATAACAACGGAATGTAAACCCGGAACTTACAAATGTTATATTGACATTGACGATGATTCAGAACGTGTTGCATCAATATGGATTTATAACGACGACAAATATGTTTCCGTTGACGAGATTAGTGATTGCATCGGAACTATCGGTGTTGATGCTGGACTTGCTGGATTTTTCAATAACAAGCCAGACTATGATGACTATGAATGGGATGCTTTTCTTCGTCAGACAGGAGTTCTTGAAGGGAAAGATTGGGCGACAGTCGATTATGGAGTATTTTCAGAGTCTGGATGGGGAGATGGTTCATATGATGTATTTGCATCAAGAAACAGAGATGCATTTATGATTGTGTTTATGGAAGATGATGAAGACGAAGATGATGATTACTACGAGGATGAGGAATACGATTACTAATTACAAACATAGGCGGCTTGGGTAACTGAGCCGCCTTTTGAGAAAGGAGAATAATATGGAAAAGATTATAAGACATTCTAAAGACGGTAGTGAGGGTGCAATACTTACAATCGAAGAAGGCAATATCATGGTTGCCTTTGAGAATTGTTGTGAAGGATATTGCGGAGATTATGATCCAGATAATCCTGAAGACGAAGAATTGATTAGGTTCACTGTATGGGCAAACTATGGTGAAGATGATTGGCAAGAAGTTGATGATGCGAGTTATTGTACAACCATTCCTGTTAATAGTCCTTGGAAAGTTTTGGAAAAGAAAATCAAAACAATCTTTAGGGAATATAAGGAATTAGAAAATCATATCTTGAGTGGTGGTTCTGTAAAGAAACTTGGTGAAACGCTTAGTTGGATTTAAGAAAGGAGAACAGCATGACACGAAAAAATATTCTGAGATTCTTAGAACGAGAAAAATGCAAAGTCATAGACAATGACTTGATTGACTACGCAATCGATCTTTCACAAGGAATAGGAGACTTCAATATATATGATAGGATGTTACATGCAAAAGCATTTATGCATAATGATGACTATTTGTACTATAACATTGGATTGGTGGCACTCTATGGATTAGATGCTTATGGAAATGATGAGGAAGACATTGATTTCTTTAGGATTTTGGTTGAGGATGAACAGAATCAACCTTCTCTTTCCGAGTCTGATGTGGCAGATGCTATTGTAGAAATGATTAAGAATAACTCAGATGTTGGTGGAAATGATGATGACAGTTTAATGATGACAGGAGTTGATTATGTATGGTTGTTTAACAGCAACACCATTTGCGTGAATATGGAAGATGGTTCAACATATACCATTAAGGTATATAAACAATAAAAGTGCCGCCTATTTTGAAAGGAGACTAACCATGAAACAGTTAACGAACAAAGAATATGATGAGTGGCAGAAGTACAAAACGGAAAGGTCGAAAGGTCGTATCATAACATCGGACACAATTAGGTTCATCTGTGAAGCAAATGATATGAACCCTACAAAGATTGGGGAATATTTCCTTGAGGCACTTACAAAAATGGAAAGGAGAACACAATGAGACTAATTGATGCAGAGACACTGCAACTTGATTATGACTGGAGCGAATATGACGTTGACGGACAGTTGGTGGTGAATGGTTATCAAGCATATTCGGAAAGTCAGATTGAGAATGCACCAACAATCAATGCGATTGTCATTCCAAAAGATGCAACCAACGGAGATGTAATGCAACTAATTTTTCCAAATGCGGTAGTTACTCAATCTTCAGGATTACATCATGGATTTATCTTTGCACCTGATATTTATATGACTTTTGACAAAGACACAGAGGACGAGGAGACATTTGAGTTTGGGTACTTTTGGTGGAACGAGAAGTATTTTAAGGGAAATGAAGAGCCAAAACCTATGACACGAGAAGAAATGCTAAATACAATTGAGGATTTTTGCGAAGAGAGACAAGATTGTAAGGGATGTGTATTGGAAAAAATATGTGACAGTTATTGTGGTTATTCAAAACTATCAGATAACGAATTAAAACAAACAATCACAAAGATGAAAGGAGAATAAACCATGGCAAAAATCACTGATGAAATGATTGAACGGAAAATGGAAGAGGTCTACAAAAGTGTTGATGAACTGATTAAGTTGGTTGGGCTTGATTACGACATTGACGAGGAAGAGTACAGATGCAAGAGATACTTCGACGAAGATGATGATAATGACTTCTTAGAGGCATTGAGCTGCGTACACGGAGACTTGGGGTATTACCTCGGTCACTAATTAAAATGGGCATTTGAAAGGAGAACAAATGGAAAAGATTACAAAGTGTTGGAATTCTATTGGAAAGATTGGAAAGAAATATGGGTATAACGAGTTGGTACACAATGGTTTTAGTTTAAGCCATGGAAGCACATTTTACAAAGCAGACAAGGACAAATTTGCTCCAATTATCACATTTAATATATGGGGTAATGAAGTTAGTATACATGTGCAAGATAGAAACGGAAATACAATACTTACTGGAGAAACGGTTGCAATTCATATATTAAAAAATTGTAAGGACTTTGAAAAAAAGTTTAATCAAATGTGTGGATATGTTTTTGATAAGTATTCAAAATATTCCAAACAAAATAGATTAGACTTTGCATTTAATGAGTTGCAAGAAGAAAGAATTTTATGGAATGAAAAATAAGGAGAACAACTATGAAAACATTCAGAAGATGTAGAAGATGTGGCACATACGTGCAAAAAGAAACACACAAGGGACTTAGGAAAGAGTATCCGTTCTATTGCCCTGAGTGTTACGAAAACATGTATAGATTTGAAACTGTAAAGATGAGGAGACGAAAATGAAATGGTACGAGTTTAGAAACACGGAAGTATTTAAGAATGCAGACATTGTTTACACGGTAAATAAAGACGGAGAAGAGATTGAAGTTCCGTCGGATAAGCTACAGAGAATGAAAGTTGTTGGCTGGAGAAAGATTGGTTATTCCAATATGTTTCCAAGAGAGATTGAAGTCACGGTAGAGTGAAAGGAGAAAGTGATTATGGGTAAAATGGTATTTGATGAACGAAATGGTTACAGTTATATTTCTGAAAACGGAATTAAGTATGATCTCCTTGAGGGTATGTCATACCAAGGAAAGTCAACATCCGACATCCTTTTTATTATGTTGGCATACGAAACAGATTTCTTTGAGACAATGGACATTTGTGCTGGCGATGAACTTGTTGGTTGGTTCATGGGAGCAAGCACATATATGCCAGAGAGCGAAGAAATTGTATCTTCTGTCGATGAAATAGTTCGTGAATACGAGAAAAAACATCCGGAGTATGTTGAGTATTACAAAAACAAAAAGCAAAACAAAGTTGACAGAATACTTGATTTTGTAAATTATTATAGCTTCACAAGCATAGCAGGTTCTGTAGTAACTGTAGAAGATGTTAAGAAAATACTAATTGATACATTAGTAAAAGGCGAATAGGGTGGTAATTAAAATAACATTTTGAAAGGAGAATACAAAAATGATTTATAAAGGGTTTCGTCTTATTTCTCTAGAAAAACCAGATTTCAATACTATCATTGATTGTTGTGATAAATTACTCCCAGAAGAAAAATTGGAAGTACATGGTTTTGGAAAAAATATGGATTTAGTTTTACATATCTACAAAGATGAAGATTTTAATCCAGATGTTGATAAAGACTATTCAAACCTAGTAGATATTGTAACAACAGACAAACATGGAGATGCGATTGATGATATTTGTGGTGTATATGTAACCGACGGAGAGTTATGGGAAGAACTTGAAAGGATTAACGAATATAGGGATTTCCAAACATTGTAAGAAAGGAGAACACAAATGAACAATGTATTTGGATTTGTTGTAAAACATGGCCAAACATATGATAACCTACGATGGACAATGGACTTCTTAGTGATTGCAGAAGATGAAGACCAGGCGCTGAAAACAGTACTGAATGCTGTCTTGGAAGAGGTTGAGGACGACAAAGCCCCGGACGAATACGGCAACTTAGTAAACCACGAATGGAAGAACTACACCGTAAACAATGTTGATCCAAAGACATTTGTCAGTGCAAATATCTTGTGGGCAAAGTAAATTTGAAAGGAGAAAAAATATGGCAGATATAACAGTAAGAGAATTTTTCAAAGCACTCGAACCTATTCTTCCACTTTACAGAGGAAACGACAGCATGAACCCAAAGAAAATGTTAATAGAAATTGTAGGTTCTAGTTCTAGTAAATTCAATACACATGGAGAATACAAAATGGATGGTCGTTTCTCCTTATATTTATTGGAAAGGGAATTTGAAAATGCTTTCTTAGGCAAAAAGGTTGATGACGAGATTAAAACAGTTATGGCATTAGACCTCAAGATTAAGAACTGGATTATAACAGAAAGTCAAAAAGATGAGTATCGGTTTCTGCTAAGAATTGAAATTGATGACAGAATTGAAAAACAATGGTATTAAGAAAGGAGAACAAAATTATTATGACAGTAAGAGAACTTATTAATGAACTTGAGGGTTATGATGATGATACAAGAGTTGTATTTTTGCCAATCAACTCATACTATTATGTTGAAGACATAAGCAGTTATTTAAGTAAAAGAAAAATAAGTAGTTTTTGGAGTGACAAGGAATTTGATGCATTGGTTATTCGTGGTGGGCAGCAGTGTGGAAGTATTTAAGAGAGGAGAGATGCTATGAATAAGATGGAAGAAATTGATGCATGGATGAATTTTAGATCAGATTGTATTGAGTTTGTTAAAAATTTGCACGAAAACGCATTAAAGAAATATCTGGATAAGGCAGGAATTAAAGATGTATTCGCCTATGAATATAGTTATAGCGAAAATAAATTTACAATTTATACCAGAAGACCTGGTGTTTGGATCGGCAAAGGCGGGCAAGGAGTTTCTCTTTTGAAACAGATTCTTTCTGAAGATGTAAGAGAAAATTGTGATGTTTGTTTTAAAGAGATAAAAGGATACTTTGTTTCTCATCAATAAAGATTTGATCAGAAAGGAGAGAAGAGTATGGAACATAAGATTGAGTTTATTAGTATCAACTGCAATGGTGAGGAAAGAGAATGGCACATGACACCTACGGAAATGTATGAGGAATACAATGGCGAATGTGATCTGCCTGATCTTGGAGATACGATTGTATCTTGTGTGTTTGCTGGAACACAATTATATTTTGAAACATTCAGTGAGATGGTTTATACATTCTTTGGTGAACAATAAGAGAGGAGAGATGAATATGGCAAAAGTTGGAGATAAGTTTATTCTGCATTCGGAAAATGGAATGGATTACAAAATTGAAATTGTTAATGTAAATTACTGCCGGGAACCGTCTATGTTTTATGCTTGTGATGTAACGGACGGAAACGGAATTACTAGTGATGATGTAATATTCTGCGGTGACGATTTAATTGCAAAGTGTGAAAAGGTTGATGGTATGACAGAACAGGAAATAAAAGAGTTTGTATCAAAAGAATTTCTAAAGGGAATTCCAGACTATGCAATTCAAACTGTGTTGCGAAGAGTATTGTATGACAAAGAGAACCGCATAGATTGGCAAGATTTCTATGAGCAAATTTTAAATCTGATGCCAGAATATACAAACAAATCATATAAAGAAAGAAAAATTGAATTTGAAGATTAGAGAGGAGAGATAAAATGGAATTTAAGTCTGCAATCGTGGATGAGTGTGGTGATGTGGTTTATTGGTGTGAAGAACTATCAAGCGATGAAATAGAAACTATATTAGCTAATCATCCTGAATGGAGAACACGATGTGTACAAATGTAAATGAAATAATCTTTTTAAGTGAGGTGAGCATATGAGATTAAACGAAAAAGGAAAACAGTTATATGATAAGTTCGAGAACTTTTATGTAACAGAGTTGGAACGATTAAGAAAAGAAAAGAATGATCCTGAATATATTGAGGGCTGGTGTATTATTGATAATAATAATTATGTCCAAGATATTGAAGATGAGATTGGTCTTTTGATTTATGGATATGACGAATTTGTTTTTGATGTTTTAAGTGATTGGGAAAATGTTGAATATGCTTTTGGTTTGACTGGGAAAGAAATTAAACAGAAACTTGAAGAATATTATGTATAAACAATAAAAGAATACTTTTAAGTGAAAAGGAGATTGACAAATGATAATTGACAATAGATTATTTGGAGAAAGTTGGTGTCCTACAAACGGAATTGGCAGAGTTTGTTTAAATGGAATTCCAGAACTTATTCCACAAGAACTTACAGATATTGGATTGAAAGAGGATGGAAAAGATAACTACGATCCAGGATGTTTTTCAATAGACATCATAATTAAGAATGGCAATGCAGTTGCTGGAATGATTAACTATATGGGGGAAGATAGATTTATAGATTGCTATGTCTGCGACAACTATAAAGAAGCATGGGACTATTATTTGAAGCATGCAACAAAAGAAGATATAGTAGATGCAATGAAAGGAGATTAACATGCCAAAGCTGAAAGATTTTGCAGAGACAAAGAATTTTAACAGATTAAGTGACCACGACCGATGGCTTCTCGAAAGAGAAGTCAATTTTAATTTATACCACAATATGGAACAAATGGCGCGAGATCAGTGTAACCTGCTTGAAGACGATCAAGTCTTCAGTGAGTGTGAATGGAACTTGTTCCACTTGTGGTATAGACAGTATGGTTTTACGGAAGATGATTGGGAATATGTAAAAGCTTGTGGATATGACGAATGTCAATTTTAATTTGAAAGGAGAATAATATGGGAAGTTTTAGTTTTATTAGAGCAGACAAGACGACGAAAAGAAAGAATTTAACCTATGGAGACAGCTACAAAATCCTTGTTCCAAAGGAGTTTGGCGGTGGTTTCATTAAGGATAAGTATTATGATTACGGCTATGTGTTTTATGACACTGACCATGAAGCAGATTTATATGGCATCCTTGCTTATTGGAACGGTTGTAAAGGAATGAGGTATGACGGAGACGAGTATCCAAAGACAATGGAAGACATTCTTAAGAGAGGGAGAACTCACGAACATGAAAACCGGTGTAAGGGAATTAACATTGGTTGCTATGACAAGCAAGTTGACCAGCTTAAGTATCCGTTAAAATTAGTATCCGCATCTTATAAGGGAACATACGAGGATTGTGTCGGAAAGAGTTATAGTGATCCTGAACAGGGATTTAGAAAAACATATTGGGATGATTGAAAGGAGAAAAGACTATGAACGAAAGAGTACAAGAGAGATTGAACAAAATTGAGAACTATGCAAGAGAGTTACAGAGCATGTGTAAATCAATCATCATGGATGTCGATGATGTGAGAGATAGCAATGATTCATCAGATCTTATGGTTGTGGAAAGTAACTTCGCAAGAATTATGAGAACTGCTGAGGACGCTTATGATTATGTGCAAGATACCTATGATGAGTTTTAATGGAAAGGAGAATGAAGAATGAAACTATTCACGAAAGAAGTAGCGAATGACATTGTAAATGTTTTTGAAGATGTACTAGATGAAAACGACATTTCAATTCCTGATCGGTTTAGAGAGGGAGATGATGGTGAAGCAAGGATTTATGGTGAAACTTGGGATTTTATAATGGAAAAGATTGAATGCATCATCATTGAACTTGCTGAGAATTTTGGTAACGACGGAATGCCATATGTTGAAACGGAAGTTGATCAGTGGAACGGTGGTAATTGGTTCAGAAAGGAGTAAGCGAAAATGTATTATAAAGTAGATATGATGGGAAAAGATTGGGATGGAACAAATTATCCGTATTACATACTTACAACTGCATATGATGCCGATGAAGCTCGTGAAACCGCACTTGAAGAAAGATATCAATCTGAAAAAGAGGACGGAGATTATGTCACCGATGTAACAAAAATGTCAGAAGAAGAATTTATGAAAATAACCCATGGTTATAGTTATTGGAGAGAGGGGATGTTGTAATGCAGCCAACAATTATTGAAGTTTTTGACCCTGATTATACAAAGCTTTGTGCAGTAGCGAAAGTGCTAGAAGCATTTAGCCAAAACAATGCACAATATCTAGTTGATAATGTGTATTTTGATTATGGTCAAGATTGGTTTTGGACTACGATTTGCAGAAGAGGCAGAAGAGGCGGTAAACATGTGAGCGATTGTCAGATTCTAAGTCCTAGACAATGGGAAAACATTTTAATGTCTGAAAGCCCGGAAGAATTATTTAAGTGTATTGAAGACATTCGTAATGACAAATATTTTAATGACAAGTGAAAGGAGACGGTATGAAACATTATTGTATAGTCTATATGTCATACGGTGGAATGCATTGGCGGTACAGATGTATCGCCAAAACTGTTTCTCAGGCCAAAAGTATTTGTAAAAAGCAACTCGGTATTAAACGGAAAGACATTATTGAAGTGTATGAAGAAAGGGGATTTTAATTATGAAGAGTAGAGAGGATAAGATTTCTACAGCAAAACGACTTAGCGGAAAGGAACTGTTAGATGCATACAACAATCATATAAAGGATTTTAATCCATTTGATGATTATTTTTATGAGTCATTTCAAATCATCAAAGAAGAGATTCTTTACCGATTAGACAACGGAAAAAGAAAAGTAGACGCACGACACATCATTGATTTGATTGAAGAAATGTCCCATGCGGTTCCGGGAGATGAGGATTTGGAACTTGAACACTTGTATAAAGGTGGAATTGGCAGTGGAATTACGGTGTCTGGCTGGTATGCATACAGATACAGTGAAAAACGTGGAAGTGCAGTTCCGTTGTTTGACAGTATTGAGAAGTGTTTGATTGTAACTGATGAGGATCTCGTAAGAAACAAGATTGACATGGATGTTGATGTGCTAATGGGAATTGGCGTTTCGGTTTATGTTGGCGACTCTAATAGATATTATAAAGATTGAGAGGAGCAAAGTATATGACAGTTAAAATGTTAAAGGAAATGTTGGCTGATTTACCTGATGATGCGAGGATTTATGCAGATGACGGAACGAATGGTTCTTTTGAGGGAAACTCTGAATTTGTAGAGATGTGCTATAGTCCACAGTTTCCAAAGATAGTTATTTTCCAAACAAGATATGATTTTGATTATGTAGAAGAACTCGCAGCAAAACTTGAACATTATTCGGAAGAATGTTGGGATGAAAAAGATGTAGTTAATAATCTATCTGAACATGGATATGTTGCAGAAGATTTTGATGACGATGATGATATACGGGAATGGGCATATGCCGCTGCTGATACTTATGGATGGGATACATATATTAGTTAGAGAGGAGAAAATAATATGAAAAAAGAACTTAGCACGCAAGAGATTGTGGATATTTTTAAAGAACTTGACGAAAATTGCGACGAATTTGATGATGACTTGGATGCACTTGATTATCTATATGAAAGTGGTATTACATTGAATGACATTAAGATGTTAGGAAAACATGATCTGTATGTTTGGGTATGTATCACAATTGTTGAGAACTCGTATAACCCTTGGGAAGAATAGAAAGGAGAATAACATTATGATGAGGCAAGAAAGAGAAGGTGAAAGATATTTATATCAAGCTTGGTATAATGACGGAAGCGAACATGGTTTCCCTTATTGTGATTTCGAATCCGCACATCAAGAAGCACTTGAAAATAATGGAGACGAGGTTGAACAGTTAGTTTGGTACAACAGAGATGATTACAATGACGGAAAAGAAGCTGATGAATGGAACATTGTATGGAAGAGAGGAGAATGAATATGAAAAAGATGTTAGCGATTTATGAAGACCTTTATAATGATATAGTAAAAACACTAATGGATTTTGAGGGTGCGACCGATGATGACACGGATCCAGAATGGTTATCGGATGGTGAGTGGTTAGATGTATTTTATAAACTTCTCATTAGGGTAGAGGAAGAGGCTGATGGCATTGTCATGTAAATAACAGCACATTCAAACAAAACAGTACATTCAAAAGAGGACTTTCAAACGAGAGTCCTCTTTTAGTTTTAAAAAATCGGAGAATTTCATAGCAGCGTAAAGCAAAGGAGATAAAGATTATGAGAGTTTTAGTAGCATGTGAAGAGTCACAAGAAGTATGTAAGGCATTTAGAGCAAAAGGACACGAGGCATACAGTTGTGACATTATTGATTGTTCCGGCGGTCATCCAGAGTGGCACATCAAACATGATGTATTGGATTTGCTTGACGGTTATGTGGCATTTCAAACGGAAGACGGAGTTCTTCATATGATGGATAGCAGATGGGATATGATTATTGCATTTCCACCTTGCACTCATTTAGCAGTCAGCGGTGCTGCATGGTTTGAGCAGAAGCGAGCAGACGGAAGACAGCGAGACGGTATTGAATTCTTCTGTCAGTTTCTTAATGCAGATTGTGACAAGATTGTCGTTGAGAACCCTGTCGGTATCATCAGTGGAGACTATGTAAAGCAGTGGTTTCCTGATCTTGCAGAAAAGTATGGACTTCCTAAGAAACCAACGCAAATCATTAGTCCTTGGATGTTCGGTGACAACCATGAGAAACACACTTGTTTGTGGATGAAAGGTGTTAATCCGTTAGTTCCTGAAGTAACAGAAAAGCCTGAACTTGAGTATTTTGAGTGGACGGACAGCAAGACTGGCAAGGTTAAGAGACAGCCTAAGTGGTATGCAGAAGCTTTTAAGTTGTCACCTGAAGAGAGGGCTAAGGTTAGAAGTAAGACTTTTCCTGGGATTGCAAGATCAATGGCCGAACAGTGGGGTTAGAAAGGAGACAGAGCATGACAATTATTGAAGCTAGGTTGGAAGCAAAAATTGAAGAGATGAATGAATACATTAAAGAGTTGGAACACAGGATTGAAGAACTTGAATACAAAATGGAACTCATAAACGAAAAAAGTAATCTCCTCCAGTCGGATGAGGAAAGGTACTACAACTAACAACTGAATACAGGCACTTTTTCACCACAAAATGCAATAAAACTGTAGTTAATGGTGAATTTGGCACAGAGGTCTTTCAGATGAAAGATCTCTTTTATTTTAAACAAAACAAAGGAGAGAAAAATTATGAAAGCAAAAGAAGTTAAGCGAGAATTACATCTTACCACTAAGCACGAGGGGAAAATGAAAGGTATGGTGTCTCTTAGTACTTGTTGTAAGAGCAATCCTTGGTGTCAGAAACATTGTCAGGTTCCTGGTGCTATTTGTGAAAAGTGCTTTGCAATGAGAACTATGGAGTACAGAACTAGTATGGAGCAGTGTTTTGAACGGAATGCAGAAATTCTTACTGCATCTGTAATTCCAATGGAAGACCTTCCATTATTAAATGTTCTGTATTTTAGATTTGAGAGTTTTGGAGATTTAATTAATGAAACTCAACTCATTAATTATTTTAATATTTGTAAGAAAAATTCCGGAACTCATTTTGCATTATGGACGAAGAACCCTCACATCGTCAAGAACGTTGTTGAGAAACTCAATATTAAAAAGCCAAAGAATTTGCAGATTATCTTATCTAGTTTGTTTATCAACATTGAAACGGATATCAGTAAAATGCCTTACATTGACAAAGTGTTCACCGTATATGATCAAAAAACAATCACGGAAGAAGGAATTGAAATAAACTGTGGTGCTAAGAGTTGTTTGAAGTGTCACCAGTGTTATCTTCCGAGTGGGGCGAAGGTTATTAATGAGAAGTTAAAGTAAAGGGGAACAATTTTATGAAGACTTACACTATTCACTACAGAATTAAGAAAACTGAATATACGACAAAAATCATGGCAGTGTCCATGAGAGTAGCACGACACAAACTGTCGATTGCACACAAGTGTGTTATCCAGGCGGTTAAGGTTATTGATTATACGGAAGAGCAAGGAGTCTGAACAAGACTCCTTTTTAATTGAAAGGAGAACAAATGGATAAAGTGTTAGACGGTTACAGATTAACTGGTGGTGGCAATAAAGAAAATAGAATTGAAAATGACTTTTATGCGACATCACCACAAGCAGTAAAGATGTTACTTGATAACTATGAACTCAAAGCAGACACGGTTCTTGAACCTTGTGTTGGTGAAGGACATATTGCAAACACTGTCCAGGATTATTACGGAAATAAAAAGATTGTAGGACTTGACATAGTTGACAGAGGTTATCCAGGAACAATGGTTTGCGATTTCCTTAAATGGAAACCAGACACCAAGTACATGGGCATCATCACTAATCCACCATACTCATTAGCACAGGAATTTGTTGAGAAATGTATGGAAGTTTTAGACGATGGCGGTCAGCTTTGTATGTTTCTCAGAATACAATTTTTGGAAACCGTTAGGAGAAAAGAGTTATTCAAAAAGTATCCACCTAAATATGTATATGTATTCTCTAAGCGCATGCCAGTGTTTAGCAACGGAAGAGAAATTGATCCGTCAACTGGAAAGCCTTGGGCAACAACGCTTTGTAATGCATGGTTTGTCTGGGAAAAAGGAAGTAAAACAGAGCCAATCATCAGATGGTTATAATGAAAGGAGAACAATATGAAAGCTTATAAGTTATTTAGAACCAAGAATGGAAAACTGTATCCGTTGTACATCTATGCAAACGAGGAATTACCGATGAATGAAGTACTTCATGCCAAGTGTGGAGAGGTAGCAAAAGACGGAAAGCATGTAAAGAGCAAACTTGGTGATCTTGCACTGCGACCTGGATTTCACTCATGTGACTGTCCTTATGCTGGGCATATTGGTAAGAAAATGCCGGACGGAAGCTTAGTCCAAGCAAAAGATACGGTGTGGGCAGAGATTGAAGTAAGTGATGAAGTTGATTACAATGTATTAGCAAGACAGAGAGGTACTAATGCAAATGGTAAAGTCATTCCAGTGAAATGTTGTTTAGACATCATTCCAGAGAATGGCTTTTATTATTTCCAGACAAGTCCGTTGGCTAAGGCAAAATGGATCATCAGTGGTGAAATCACAATCAACCGTATTCTTTCCAATGAAGAAGTCGCAGCAATTTGTAGGGAGCATGGGTTAGAACCACAACCGCTAGAGGTTGCATGATGGTTTGAAGTACGCTATACTACAGATAAGGAGAATTTTATATAGTAATAAAAAAAGGAGATGACTATCATGAAAGAATTTAAGGTTGGCGACGAATTTGTGTACTGCCCTGATGAGAGAACTTGTTTCTGTAAGATTACGGAAATCAAAAGATGGGACGATGAAGAGCAAGGCGGTAAGTGTGGAATGATATCTTATGAGAGATATATCTACAAACACAATTCATGCGATGCAATTAAACATGAAGAGAGTGCAGCTGAAATCTTTCGTGATGAAGTTGAAGATAAAGAATATGTGCAGATTGATCATTGGATGACACATCGGTACTGTATTCGACACGTTGTGTATGTGGAATAGAAAGGAGAAAACTATGAATAAACAAAGAAGAGAACAAATCAAAAAGGTTGCACAAAAACTTGATGAAATTAAAGATGAATTGAATATGATATATGGAGATGAACAAGATTATTATGACAACATGCCAGAGAATTTACAAGGATCTGAAAGAGGAATGGCAGCAGAAGAAGCGATTGAAACATTAGAAGAGGCAGTGAATTCAATCGATGAAGTTATGGAGACATTGAATTATATTATTTAATTATTTGTACAATGGAAAGGTGGTGATTATGTGTTTGGTATATTCTATGCAATATTTGTAGGATTAAATATGCTAAGAGAAACTATTGAAGATGGATTATTTACTCAAGAAAAAAGAAATGAAGCAATAAATGAAGGGAAAGAAACATATTTTGATGCAAATGCCAATATGCATTACATAAAAAATGGGAATGACATAGCATGTTATAAAACACATAATTTAAAAAATTGGCACGAAATACTTGTTGAGTTTAAAAAAGATAACATTATAAAAGACTATACTCAAGAAGCATTAAGTCAAATGGATATTGATTTTAAAAACAAATACAGAAAAGCGAAAGAAGATGCATATAAATTAGGGAAAAAATATGTCGAAGTGTCTGGCATTTACTTTCCAAAAGATTATGTATATATAAACGGAAAAACAGAAAGAGTTATGGGAGGAATGACAGATAGAAGATGTAAAGTAAGATATAAAATTGAAAACGATGCACCATATTTTTTAAAGTGTTATTCAACCAAAAAAAATGGAAGAATAAGATATTTTGGATGGTCGATTTTCTATTGTGATGTAGACAAATTTGAAATTAAAATTAATGAATCTCATGGAATAACAGAAATGGAATACAAAATGCTTGGTGGATGGATGCCAGAAACAAATTCTTATTCTTACTAAGGAGGATAGAATATGAGTGGAATAAATGAGATGGAATTGACATATAGAAACAAAATTAATAATGTTATAAATGGAAACGAAACATTAAAACATTATTCAAACTTTATTGATTCTCTATCTTGCAGAACACAATATACATATACATGTATCGTTTCTGCATTTCTAAAAAAGATTAATAAAAAAGAAACGGATTTAACTTTTGATGATTTTAATGATTATATGTCTGATATTAAATATTTAGACAACAAACATACAAAAACATCATCGTATTTAATTACTGTTTATTCTGCATTAAAGAAATTTAGTGAATATTTATATGCATCTAAACGAATACCTGAAAATTTCATGCAGAACATTAAAAGACCGAAATCTGTCGAGATGCAAAAAACAATTCAAAAAAGAGAAAATGGGTTTTTGACAGAAACAGAAATCAAACAAATTGTAAACAATATTTATCTTGATCCTTCTGAAAAAAGAGAATTATCTGATGTATGGAAATCAAGAAATTGTGCAATTATACATTTGTTTTTATTTACTGGTATGAGATGCTCTGCATTAGCTTCAATTGATTTGTCCGATGTCGATTTTGAAAGAAAAGTATTGTTTGTTACTGATAAAGGATCTAAAGTTCGGAAATTTGATTTGCCGGATAAGTTGTTATATGTTTTGTCTGATTGGATTACGGAAAGAAATTCCATTCCAGGAATAGAAAATGAAGCATTATTCATTTCAAACAGAAAACAAAGAATATCTAATCAGGCAATTGCATTAATGGTAAAAACATACTCTAAGAAGTGTGGAATACAAGACAAAAACATAACTCCTCATAAACTCAGAGCAACATATGGCACACAATTATATAATGTAACAAAAGATATAGAGTTTGTTCGTGATTGCATGGGACATAATAGTGCAAATACAACAAAACTTTATATAAGAGGAGACAGGAAGAACACAAAGAAAGCGGCAGACATTATTAGTTCTATAATATAAAAAGTGGGGGACAAAAGTCCCCCTCTTTTTTTATTTCTTTTTATTCATATGACAATTTTCACATCTGTTAAGAAACTGATCAAACAGTTTATCAAATCTTTGATCCTTCTGATCCATTCTTTTATCTTTCAAGTCAATCTGATGCATCAGAAAATCAATCCTATCGTTAAATTGTTTCCGTTCTTTTTCTAGTTTCTCGTGATACTTTTGTTTCTCACTTGCTAATTGATTTTCAAGCCGGGATATCTGCTCTTTATACTGCAACGCAGCCTTACCATGTTGTTCTTCTAGCGTTGCAATCTTCTCGGCCTTATACTTAAGTATCATTTTCATTGTTCGAATGTCGGCAGTGTCATCATCCTCGATTGTTTCAATGTCTAACAGAGCCTTGGCAATCGGACGGATTGTGTCATTGTAACGAAAGTTGTCATTTTCAGAACCATCTTTGAACACTCGTGAAATTGTGGTTTTGGACAGATGGTCACCATTTCGTTCCATCATGTCATGGATGTTTTGAATGGAAAACTTCTTCTCGTCTTTTACTGCTTTGAGTTGCAAAATAATGTCTTTTTGTTCTGCCATAATTATTGTCTCCGGTTTTGTACAGTATCGTACCAGCAAATGGTATGAAATGGTACAAACTAATACTTTAATGAGGTAAAGCAATGATGTTACAATTATATAGGACGAGACGGAAACTTGTCAACATCAAAAAAATAAACGAACTTTTGTTCGAACATTTGTTCGATATTAACAATGACGGGAGGTGATTCCATTGGTATAATTAGAACTGTAATAAGAAAGGACTTCCATCAACGGTGCGCCAACACCTACGGAAGTCCCCGGTTATGAGACGCAACCAATATGATTACGTCTAATCTCATTTTATCATTTAAATCTGATTAGTCAACAATCTTTGGTTCGCATCTCCACAAAATCACAAAAACAATTTCAAAAACGGAGAATACCACATTAGGAAATTTCTAAAACTTCCTAATGGCGTGTTTCTTATTTTAAAAAATTGGAGGATTCGGTATGCGAGACGAAGAAGTAAAAGCTGTATTGGACAAATATTGTGGGAAGGAAATGATCCTTTTAAAGAAAATGTGTGATCCGATGATCGTAAAGTTTGGCGGCATTACGGAAGCGGATTATGATGACTTTTACTCAATTGCAAATGAAACCGTTTGGGTTGCAGCTGTACAGTTTGACAGTTCTGCACACGATTCGTTCGACACATTCCTTAAGGGATGTCTAATGAATAAGTTCAAGACTGTAATGACAAGAAGGAACAGAAAAAAGAGAATTCCGGCAAGCGTCATTTGCAGTATTTATGCAAAAGTGTCAGATGATTCTGATAAAACCTTAGCTGACGTGTTGGATTCAGGTTACAGAATTTCTGATGAAATTGAAGAACTTCAGGAAGGTGACGGATTTGATGAGTTCATGTCCGGGCTTTCAAAGAAACAGCTACAGATTGTTGAGATGATTATCCAGGGATATGAGAAGGATGACATTAAGAGAATCCTCAACATGACTGACAAGAGATATGAAACATGCATCGGAAGACTTAAGACTTTCGACAACAGACTTTTACTTACTGGAAAAACTAAATAATGAATATTGACAACTGAATATGGAACAGTAATGGAGAATTTAATTTTGGAGGTTTAAGGTATGAACATGATTAAGAAGTCTGAGAACAAAATGGAGCGTTACAATGTTGAAGCTATCTGCAAGAAGATTGATAAGCACGTAATCAGATTTGATCATCCGTCACAGAGATGTTCGGATCAATGGACTAATAAGATGAAGGGGAATCTTATGTCCGACATTATGCAGGGCAATCCTATTCCGTCCATCATTCTCGCAGAGCAGATTATCAACGGAATCTCGATTGTGTGGGATCTTGACGGAAAGCAGAGATGCACAACCGTTTATTCCTACATTCATGACGGATTTAAGATTTCTAAGCAGGTAAGAAGAACTGAGATTGAGTATCAGACAATCAAACTTGACAAGAACGGAAAGCCGATGTTGGACGAACAGAAGGTTCCGGTAATGGAAGTCAAGACTTGCAATATTGCAAATAAGACTTTCTCTCAGTTGCCTGAAGAACTTCAGGATAGGATTAAGGAATATTGTTTCGATGCAGTATTATATCTTGATTGCTCGGCTGATGATATTGTGTATCACATCGCAAGATATAATGACGGCAGACCGATGAACAAGACTCAGAAGGGCATCATCAATCTTGGTGAAGAGTATGCAACGGAAGTGAAGAACATTGCAAAGCATTCGTTCTTTATCGATTGCGGAGACTTCGGTAAGAATGGTCAGACTAACGGAAACATCGACAGATGCATTTGCGAAACCATTATGGCAACGAATCACATGGATAACTGGGGTGGCAACAACCTTGAGGATATGTGTAAGTATCTTAAGGAGAATGCAACCATCGACGAATTCGATGATGTTGCTGACACCTTGGACAGATTGGAAGACATCGTGGATGGAACAAGCGAAAGCCTGTTCACTAACAAGGAGTCATTCATTTGGTTCACCGTTTTCAACAAGTTTAAGGCATTTGGTCTGGACGACGAGAAGTTTGGTGAGTTCATCAGTGACTTCGTTGAAAATGACATGGCAAGTCAGAAGATCGGCAATTACACCTATGCAGAACTTGAGGGAAATAAGTCCACTAAGGACAAGAACCTCATCATCAAGAAGATTAATCATCTTGTAACGATGATGAAGAACTACTTTGAGATTAGCGA